ACACAACAATTCTCACTCTCAACTAAACTCACGCACACAATACATACAACAAATAAAAAGCCCTCAGTGTACGCTGGGGGCTTTCTTTGCAAACGTTTGCAGATCACTCGTCGGGGTTGGCCCCGAGCATCGTGAAGTCATCGGGCAAGGGCGGTAGAAACTTCTCAGCCTCAGTAGCAATACGCTCAGCTTCAAGCATCGGGCTATTCATATACCTATCAGCCCGACGCTTACACAGAGCACGCTCGTTCTGAAGCTCCGCAATGTTAGCATCAATCCGACGAATTCTGGTCATCGCGGCTTCGTACACAGTCGGACCTTGAACAGGCTCAGACATCTCATACCCCTCTCTGGGGGGTTGCGATCAATCTCTCCAGCTACATACTTGGAGATCACACAGCTAAACGTAAATGCCCCACATCAAATGCTTGCCCGGATGGTCTTCAGACAACGTACCATCCTTGTCGTTCACCACAATCTCCTCCAGAGTGTACACAACTCCGATCAGCTCAACCTCGGGTGGAAACTCAGAGACGATCACCTTGGAGCCCAGCCGAATCGAGCCATCAGGCTGTCTGTACCCTACCAGATCAAATCCGGCAAGGTCGTACTTCTGAGGTTTATACGGAGTACTCATCACACATTCCTACGGAGGGTCTTCTAAAGGAGGGTCCTCAAAAGGAGGGTGACCTGTCAGTGAGGGATTCTGGAGATCACATGCCGAAGGTAGTCACAAAGATCACTCTTATCAGGAAAATCCTCTTCAGACTCCGCCAGATCAAGGAGGGTCTTAGACAACTCATATATGCCCATGTCTGAATAATCGTACCCGAGACTATCAGCATGCCCCTCAACAAGACACTCAGTCCCCTCGTCCCAGAGTCTTAAAGCTGCCCAGATTTTGTCTGGATCATCGAGAGGGCTAGTCTCCCGAAGCTTCTTACCCCAAGCACTCTCCCACCACGATTTGAGCAGATTTAGGTCTTCAAAGGTCAGATACAGATACCTACAATCTGCTCCAAAGTTTGCTCTCTCGTGATAGTCAGGGGCAACACTTCCGCAGAGTCTCCCAGTTGGCCCGACGACAGCAATCACCTGACAATCTTCAGGAGTCTCAAATTTCTCAGCATACTTTATATCAGTCATCACATCTTCTCAGAGATCAGGGTACAGGATTGCCAACTCTTCCTCGTTGGGATCGAACACGCAGTCCCAACTACACTCAGGCCCCGGCTCCTTCTGGAATCCCGGAGAGCCTTTGTGCCCACACATGATCCAGCCCGTTATGGAGTGGTTCGGGTACAGCTTACACCCGCACTCGGGACATACACCTTTTGCTAGGATCGGCACCAGCTCCCGAAGTCGTGCGAGACGTTTCTCTTTATACTGCTTCTTGCTCAGTCCCATCGCTTACTCCTTACTGCCCGGTTTGCATGTTTCCGATAGGAGTAATATCGCACAAAGCACTACCGAAGTCAAGAGAAATTTGCCCGATTTTTGCAAACGTTTGCAAATTGCTTTCCTACTCTAGCAAAGGTTTATCTGGGTGAGCATGATATTTCATCGCCAATATGACACAAGCTCGGAGACGACCACAGACATTACTTGCTCTGCTAGAATTGCTCTCATACTCGTCAATCACGTTGAGCAAAACCTGCGAACACTCGGCCTTTGTGAACAGGTCACCTCGCTGGTTTCCAATTCCCAACTCTCGAATCCTCTCTATCGCCACTGAGAGCATCGACTCTCGAATCGAGACAGCATCTCGTGCTGTTTGCTGCCCCCGAGAGTTGTTGCACTTGTAGCATGCAAGAACAGTAACGCATTTGGGCGTCTCTCCCCGTACATACCCTTGGCGTCGAGAGTCATACTTGTCGTACAGGTGATCGATTGTTGCCATATGGTCCGGTGGAGGCATTGTAACATCTCCACGGATAATCTCAACTTTGCGAAAGCACCAATAGCACCTGCCGTCTTGAAGGGCCATCAAGGTGTTACGACGGCGTTTCCACCATGCCATAGTCACTTACTCCTTACTATCCGGCCCTTACCATGCAGGGGTTGATACGTCTTGTGCTAGAAGACAGGATTCTCACTAAGAAACTTCACTAAGTCTTCAGCGAATGCAAAACCATGATGACGGGCGACAGCATCTGCCTCCGGGGCGTCCAACGACTTACCGTTTACCCACAGTAACCCACGATCAGCCGTGACACCTGAGCTTTGAATCGCAGTACGACTCTCAGTCAACAAACTGTAGACACCATCGCACACGTCATTCAGCATGTCAGGGTCAGGAACGTACTCCTGAAGATCGTCCAATAAGCCGCAAGCACTTGCTGCGGTGAGCACCTCATGCAGTCGTTTCAACACCTTCAACTTGACAGTCATCACTGCTCCTACTTGTCGGGCCACTTCTTGACATGATCGGCGATCAACTTCGCCAATCTCTTAGCATGCTGCTGAGTAGCATAAAGCAGAGCCGCTCCTATCGACTCGTGGCCCGCAGCTTTCAAATCCTCGCCAGTAAAGCAAAGATAAGTACGGGCATTGTGGCTGAAGTTCTCATACTCCTTCGTTTGAGCCTCATGCAATGCTTGGAGGTCATGCTCTTCCGGGGTCATCATTCTCTCCGTGAGTTTGTATTACCGAAACGTTAGGAATAGTATCGCACACCCGAGTCTGAAAGTCAAGAGAAATCGGCCCGGAATTTCGGATTCCCACTGAAACAAGAAAAGCCCCCAGCTTTACACTGGAGGCTTCTCAACTCGCCGTAGGTTTTCACGCCATCAGTCCGATACGTGTCAACTTCGCTTGCAACTCCTCGAACTCCCGCCCACTCAACTGACTGAGGTTCAGACTTTGAACCACCTCAGAGGAAACTTGCACTCCGAGGTTCTCCAGCAGCTTATAGATCACCGTCACCTCGTTGGCCGAAAGCTGCATCGAGTTCAGACAGTAATCCTCGAACGCCCCCCATGTAACCGGACACAGTTGCTTGACAATCTGGTTCCCGATTGCGTTCGCAAACTCCCGAATCTCCTGCTGAGCATGCGAATCCATACGCAGGCGGAGGAAATTCAGCAGATTGTGCAAGTCGATCTTCCAATACGCCTCGGTGTAGTTCGAGAGGGGCAGGTCCTTTCGGGCCAGCTCATTCGCCACCCCAAACTTCAACCGCTCTTTGTAAACTTCGGTGATCTCATTTTGGAGCCACTCCTCACGAGTACTCAACCACTGCTGAGGTGTAGGCAAAGCAGAGTCACGATCCCACTGGAGAACTTGATGCAGCACATCACCGATGTACACATGCAGAAAATCTTCACCCTTGGGATCACGCAGGAACCTCCAATTCTCAGGGAAGGTCTCAACCAGTCCGGAGCTTCCCTGCTTATTGTTCTTTGACTGAGCCCGCCACTGCTCCGCATCAACCGTATTCATACTGTCGATTGCAGGCTTGTAGCGAGTAGAGTACTCGTTGACGCTAGCCGTTCGATGCCGAATCCACTGACGCCAGACATCCATCGGACAGCGGATCAGGAACTTAAACTCCACCATCTCCAGCGGAGTAGTGTGATGATGCCTGAGCAAGTACCGCAAGAGAGTCTGGTCAGAGGGAGTCATCTCAAAGGCATCTCGGTTTGCCCGGACATCCTGTCCAAAGCTAACGCGGGCAGCCTGAATGACATCGTGATCTGTGCCCATCGTATCGACGAGGCACACATACCCGTCACTCCCACACTCAAACTTTTTCCACCGGAGGTCTTCCAGCACGCTCTTGGGCGTTAGGATTTCCTGACCTTTTTGCAGGCTTTCGGGCTGAGGTGGGTTTTCGTCTTGCCGCAGACTTTCGGATGGTAGCATTCTTCACCTTCTTTACTTTGGGGAACTCACAGAACGTGGCTCCGGTACTACTCTCAATGAGGTTCTCAATTATTTTGAGTCTTTCCTCATTTGGAACTTGATACATATCCCACATCTGCTCAACCCCTTTAGCAGTTATCCCCTTGAGGTAAGGTGGCACGTCCATCAACTCAGGCCGCAGTACCTCAAAGTGCATCAGGGTGAATATATTCCATGCGGCGTGGCCGAGGTGATCTTGGCCTCGGTCTCCAAACAACCACATCATCAAATGACGGATTGCATGGCAGAGCAGCCCACTTGCCTTGAAACCTTTCAAGTAGTTGTGAGGCTTGTACTTCTTAGCTCCCTCACCGTAAGTCTTAGCCAGTCTAGCAAGGCCGATAGGACTAATGAGATCAAATCTCATCCCATCGGCATCTGAGCTTCTCTTGGCCCCGGTATCACTCGTCGTCTGTGTCTTCTTCATTGTCGTCAGGCTCGTCAAAGAAGTCTCGGTTGGGAATCAAGCACACGCAGAGCATACCTTCCTCGGTGTGCCCCATTGCTTGCCGAACTCGATTCTGCTGGACAAGCTGATCGACGGCCTTCAAGAACTCAACGTCATGGCGGTCAACCCCAAAAGTCTTAGCAATATCGTACAGGGCAGTCTTATTATCCTTGCGGATAATCTTCCAGATTTTTGCCCAATGGACTCGGCTGGCGTTGTGCTTGGTCATAATTGCAAACGTTTGCAAGTTAGGGTTATTCGGCAGTATCAGTCCTTGTTGACAGCTTCGAGCGAAGGCTTCCCATCCTTCACTATCCGAATATCCCTAAGCTTCTCAGCCAACTCGCGTTCGTGATCGTCGTAGTCACCACGCTCCAAGAATTTTTCAATCTTGGACCCACTCTCCTCAATGTCAACTCGAATCATGTCTTCAAGTTCAGGAAAGTCTTGAGCGAGCAGCCTTAACGGATGGACGGCACCCCGCTCTCGGGGATAGGATGCACTCTGCTTAAACACCACTTTCAGTTGGGTGACAACTCCTTCGAGTTTCACAGAGCCCCGCACAGTGTCGGGACTTGCCTCCTTTGCAGCATTTACGGCTACCGCGAGGATAGCTGCCTTACTTTGATCCAGTTGGTACTGCTGAATTTGCAGGTCTTGCCAACTCTTAGTCAGGGAGTCAATATACTCCCCGAAACTCTTAAACTCCGCATCAGTTACCGGGTTCTTTAACTGCTCCGTCATCAGAGGAACTTTCTGGTGATTGTGACATCACCGACATCCAAGTCTTCTCAAGGGTTTCAAGGGTATTCCCATCAGAGGAGCACACCTTGAAAGCAGCTCCATGCTGACTTCCGGCAGGCACCCGCAGAGTAACTAAGCAGTCGCCAATCATGGTTCTGGCGTACTCCCCGGTTCTCGTTACTGCTGCATGGACTATCCAATCACAGCCCAGCACAACAGTCATAACGTTACAGAAATGGGACAACAGGTCAAGGTTTATCAGCACTGGAATCACTCAGGATTGATCGGTCAAGATCGGAGCCCGTTACGGTACGGGTTAATGCGTTACGAACTAGACGCACTACTTCGTAGCTAAAGCTGGTGGATATTCCGGAGAGCGTTTTCATCTGGACGATCCGATCCAGTTTAGCAAGTACCTCGGCGAATTCCTTGCGGAACACAATCATCCGCTTGTTCCCCTTGGGAGCAGGCGGAGTCTTGCTCTTACTTTCATACTCTGCAACATCACCATCTGAAGCTTTGGGCAGCAGGTACTCCTCCAACGCCAATCTTACCAACTCTCCCTCAGTGACAGGGATACCAGCTTCCTCGGCAGACTTGCGAAGGCGGTCCATAGTCCGCAACATCCACTCGTCTGCCTTTGGAATCCACACACTCAGTCGATGTCCATCACGCTTGGTCATTCGAGCGACGAATTCTGCTTAATCACCTGAACCACCAGCCGCCTCATGCGGTTGATAAGGTCAGACAGGTCAAGGAACTTCAGTGTATTCTTCCCGTAGATCGCGGATGCGTTGTAATCGTGGATGGCTACTCCCATCACCTTGACCCCACGCTTCTCCAGATTCTGAACGGCCTGTCGAGTCTGCCGGTTGGCAACTGCCCCACCGTACATGTAGCCGCAAGGTGATCCGTCGGACAAGACAATCATCAGTCTGCTGGTGTTCTGAGTGTTAGCGATGAACAGGTCGCCAGCAGTCTTCAGGGCCATATGATCGTAATTCTGAGCCCCAGACTCGAAGCCCGCTATAGCCTGCAACTTGGGATTATTCTTACCGTACAGATACTTGACCTGACAGTCCATGTCAGAGTCACCGCAACTTGCATGGCTGTACACCTCAAGCTCAACACCCGGAAGTCCCTTAAGAGCCTCGGAGATCAGGATAGCTACTTCGAGAGCAATCTGGGCTCGGTTGGGGCTGCGACTGGGGTGCGGCCCGGCATTACCCATCGACCCTGACTCATCGAGCAGCAAACAGATGGCCAACCCGTGAGCATGCTTCTCATTACGCTGGAAGAACACTCGATCGGTACTCATAATCTGACTGAGTTTCCGACGATGGAGACGGCCCTCGATCCGCTCATTCTCTTGGTAGAGACGCTTACCCAATCTCAGACGGAAAACACCCCGCATCCGCATGACCTGACCTCGAACTTTGTCGAGATAGGCATTATACTTATCTTTCTCATACTGAGTCACTTGCGGATGGATGATAACAGTTCTGCGGTCAAGCTTCTCGGCGTGAGATCGACTACCTTCGGACTTTCGACGCTCATCAGCAGACCACTCGTCCCCGAATTCGATCCGCTCTTTCGTCACCTTCTCAAGCTCGGTACTTTCTTCAGCATCAAGCGAGTCAGTAACTACGTCCAATACCTCCATCATGTGCCGAATATCTTCGATGGAGAATCTACCCTCATCCTCGCGGTCAGAGAAGGCTCTCTCCAAGGCTTCTCGGGCATCGCCACCTACCCCTACTTCGGGGAAGAGGTCTTTAAGGGTTTTGCCGCCCTTCATGGCCTCCGTTAAATCCATAGAAGCTCGACGTGCAGCTCGATCCCCAGCCGTCTTGATGATCGAATGCAACTCACCAGCAAGGCGAGAGAATTCAGCGTCCCGCTCATCGGCATCGAGTTGCATTCTCAACCGCTCAAGCTCATCGTCTACTTCACCATCTTCTTCATCCGACGGGCTGCCTTCGAGAGTTTCCTCGAACTCTCCCGCTTCAGTCTCGCCTTCTTCGCCAAGCGATCCTTCCGGTTCTCTCTCCCCTGTGTCGCCAACGTCACTTCCGGCTGTCTCACAGCCTTCGCGTACTCCGCCTCGATCAACTCTCTCGGCCGCTCGTTCAGAGGTCTCGTCTGCATCATCTTCGCCCTCTCCAACACTATCTCCAAGTTCTTCTGATTCGTCGGAATCAGATGAGGCTCCCCGTTCACTGTCGTCACCACTAGAACTTCCGTCTCCGGAGTCAGCTCCCGAACTGTCGCCTTTGATCCCACCATCCGAATCGCTGACTCGTCCATCAGCAGTCTCCCCTGTGTCAGTAGGTACTAGGGTGCCTTCAGCAGACTCCCCGGATTTGTCATCCTTCGCAGGCTTGTCCTTCCCCCGAAGCTTATCGAGTTCCTCCTTACGGGCCTTAGCCAGCTCCTTGTATTCAGCTTGGAGGCGAGTCCAGAATTTCTCCAGTCGCTCACCGTAAATCTCCACGATCCTTTCGGATTCGGGGATCGTCGGGAACAACTTCTTTAGACTCTCGAAAACACACTCACCTTTGAGAGTCCGCCATTCCTTCATCTCAGGGCTGAGCAGGTAGGGACACCGAATGAGGCCGAAGATCAGCAAACACACTCGGTCAAGGTCAGTCATCTTGTTATGCCATTTACGCATGGCACAACCAAACGCCTTCTTCTCAAACAAGGCCCGACGCATGATCTGGAGATACCCAGCATAACCGGGCGATTCCTGTCGAACCAACTCCTCAATCCGCTCGTCCTCGAACAAGCCTTCCCACATTGCACGGCGGGTAGTACTGTCCAACTTTCCGGACTTTAACCGCTCATACATTGTTCGGGTATGCTTGATATGGCTGGCCTCATGCAGCCCGATCCCGCAGTACACATCGTACACTTCGCGGGCATCGCAAGAGTCGTACACCTTCGTGTCAAGGAAGATGAACGGCCTTCGCCAAGTCCCAATGTCATGGAATCCGGCCATGCCGCTGGCACCTGCCGTAATGTTGGCAAGCTCCAACTTGAGGTTCTTCGGGACGCCGTGAGCCCGCAACAGACTGCGGACACCGTTCTTGATCTTAATGAGATCAAGAACGATACCTCGCGGCTCCTTCTTCTTAGACCTGCCCCGAGTCCACGCAGAGGACAAGGTTTTAGTATCGCTGCCCTCGTACTTTGACAGCCGACCCAACAGATCGCCAATGTACCCTGTCTCCTCGTCAGACTCGGAGATCACAGCGTACTCTTCGGTCAACTCGCTGATAAGTTTCGCTTCGTCCTCAACGAGAACTTCTTCCGACATGAACAGCTTGTGAGCCGCATCGTACGGAGAGTAACCCTCAGATCGAAGCTTGGCGAGATAAGCCCGCTCCTTCGTGGCAAGCTTGTCCCACTTCAGATGATAATCATCCAGCAGGACTGCTCGAACCTCAGTGAACCACGACGACATAATACCTGCTCCTGCGGGGTTGCGGGAATCGACTACCGATATATTATCGCAAGCTGTACTCTGATTGTCAATAGAAGTTGCGAGCGTTTTTTAGAGTTTTCTGATCCGCACTCCAAGAACTGCCCACAATCCTGCAAGCACAATCATTCCAATCAGATATGCGATCACGAACATTTGCAAACGTTTGCAAACGTAGCCGATCAGCCGCCCTTCTGAACAAGCTGCTTGACCTTGGTTCGCTCCGAGTCGTCATCACCCTCGTTGGAGAAGTGATTCTCGACACAGAACCTACAGGCCAACTTGAAGTCCATTCCCCGCGAAATCTGCTCACCAGCCTCAATGAGCATTCGGGTGCTGATCGCCGTTTGCATGTCTCCTGAACGCCACAGTTGCCGCTGGCTCTCGGCCAAGTCCACCAACCGCTTCGCGAGCAAGTTGGAGAGACCGTGACATCGACCCAGCAAGACCTGCACTTCGCTGGCGGCAGGCGGAAACTGCATGTCAATCACGATGGCATTGCGATCCAGCACCGCCTTGTCCATCGCTTCAGTGCCAGTGTACTCCATACCGATATTCGCAGTAACGAGGAAGCACACACCCTCAGCCTTGCGAATCACTGTCGCATCCTCGGATTCATCGAGAGCCAAATAGCCCTGACGGTCCAGCAGCGGCAGCAGAATGTTGAACGCTCCACGATCAGAGCGGGTCATCTCGTCCAACAAGATTACTCCGTTAGGCGTCTGCACACCTCGGGCAAACCGGGACATAGCAAACCATGTCCCCTTCTCTCGGTCGAAGTGAGTGTTACCGATCAGGCTGGTGCGAGGCTCACTCATGGCCCCCATGTTGAACGCTTCCAGCTTGCGACCGCAGGCAGCAGCCACCTGATAACACAACTCAGATTTTCCAGACCCCGACGGTCCGGTCAGCAGAATGTTCTTGCCGTTCAACATACCGTAGACCATCTGGGTCCACGTATCCCGATCAACGTAGAACGTACTGGGATCAGGACGCTTGATGTCGTTCCACGGCTTAGCTTTGCTCGGGGCCTTGCTGGCCGGAGGCTCGGGCTCAGAGGACTCACCCATCGGAATCCCTCCCGAGACGTGAGCAAATCCTTTGAACTCAGACAACCCGAACTCCGTAATGATGTGCTTAACGTCATCCTCGGACTGAGTCGCCGTACAGGCTTTACCTTTGGCGGTCACCTCAGCATGCTCGAACGTAAAGCCCTTCTCAACAGACAGCACGCTCTCGTCAAACAACCGCTGAGGCCGTAGGGTGCCAGTCTGGGCTCGAATGCCCTCAGTCACAGCGTTCGACATCAACCAGCCAAAGTTCACCAAGTTCAGATCGGGCAGCGACGGGTGAACAACAGCCAGCACTCCGAGACCGTGAACATCGTCAGCGATCAGGGCAGTTCGCTTGAGGGTGGCCCGCATCGTGCCGACAGTCTCAATCTCACTCCACCCATCGTGAGACGTGGCCGCATAAGACACACCTCCGATCAGGGCAGCAGAGTGATCGCACTTACTTTCGGCCTTGAACTTCACACATGAGCAGGAGACCTTTGTGACCTTGTCTCCGTCAACAGACAAGACCTCCAAGTCGGCAGATGCCCGGCACTTCCATGCGATCAGGCGGAAGGCTTTGAACGTTCTCTCTCCCGTCCGGATATAAAGCTCCACCACCTTGTTCATCTTAATTGGGGTTGCAGCCATCTACTCCTAATCCTTTCTTACGAAAATCGTTTCCGAACCCGACGTTTGTAGGAGTATTATCGCACATCGGCGACAAAAAGTCAAGAGAGATTTACGAAGAAATGAGGCACACCCAATACGAACTGCCCGACTCAGCTTCAGCTCGATAGATCAACCTGTCGAAGTCTTTAGCTTGCGAGGCAATCCGGACAAAAATAGCCTCAACGATGTCAGGGACATTTATCTCAGCCATCTCTCCGTCAATAGTCTGTACCAAATCGGGGTGCTCTCCCCGCAATCCCGCAATCAACTTTGTCCACTCGTCGATGGCTTCAACTCGACTGATGCCCAGCACGTCCGGAAACTTCCCGGTCAACAGTTGCAAGTGCAAGCAGGTTCGGGTAGTATTGAAGTTCTCCGCGAACTGCTGGCACATGCAGGACACATTGCCGGTCAAAGCATACCGACTTCGCAGAACCTTACCATCTTCGTCCAAGGTGAGCCGGTCACACCAGTGCTGCAACTTATCCTTGGTGTACAGGTAAGCGGGGAACTTGACGAACTTCTTCATCGCTTGGAGAGTTAGCACTCTCATTAGATTTCTCCAAATTTGCAAACGTTTGCAAAACAGGAATGGGGAGCAGGGAACGAATCCCCACTCCCCATCTTCCTGCAACCCCTTGCAAGGAATGTTCCTCACTCAGGCCCGGAGACTACGCACCGGGAGTGAGCACTTCGCCCTCGGCGGGGACTTCGGGAGCCGCAGCCGTCTTGTAGTGATCGGCATCGACACTGGTGATCTCCAGCTTGACGTGGAACGTCCGCTCGATGTTCTTGATGATGACATCGAGCTTGGAGAGAGCACCATCGGTGCCCATGCCGCTGGAAGAGGCCGTAAAGTCGGAGCAGATGAAATCGAGCTGACTTCCCGGATCAGCGGACCCGGACAGGCTTTCGGCCAGAGCGAGTGCCGCACGGATCGTCTCGGCCTTCTCCTTCGGGACCGTGAAAGCGATCTTCTCCTTCACCTCGGCGGGCTCGGACGCTCCGGTCGCAGCACCGGCAGTGCCGGTCTTCGCCGCGGCCTTCATCGACTTCGCCAGTTCCTGCACCTGCTTGAAGGTCATGTGGCTGGCCTTGTCGAGCAGGTCTGCCGCATTCTCCTTCGTGATGACCGGCACCAGTTCCTTGGCCTTCGACCAGTCGAGACCTCCGAGCACGTCGATGGGCAGGTCCAGCTCGACGATGAACTTCTCGTACATCGAGATCAGGTACATGGCCTTCCGGTAGCCGAGCGAGAACTCGTGATCGCAGTACTCCTCGAACTTGGCGTACTTGCGGGTCTCGCCCTTCTCGTCGGTGAACTCCCACTCCTTCCAGTAGGCGTTCTTGGCACACTCGAACAGCAGCTCGCCGGCCACGAGGTTCAGCCGATCGCTGACCTGAGCCGCCTGCTTGATGTACTGGCGGGTCATCTCCTGACGCTGGGCCAAATCGGTCACGCCCTTCAGGGCCGACGGGAGAAACACCCCACCACCTTCGGCGAGCAGATCGGTCGCCTTGCCGGTCGTGATGATCTTCGTTTCAGCTTCCGGAGTCAGCACTTCGGCCTCGCCGGCCACTTCGGGAGCAGGGGTAGTGGTCACTTCGTCACTCATCTTCGTACTCGCTTCCTTCGTTTCGCCCGTTGCGGGCAGGGTCTTGTCAGCCGGCACCACGCCGGACGAACTTTTCGTTTTCTTGGCCATGACACACTCTCCTAACAGCTACAGTTGGTTGAAAGTACGACTTGCAAACGTTTGCAAATCCCTTAGCACAGATCGGACGGCATCGGCACCCCAGCGACCGTGTAGATCGACTCCAGCACCTGATGCAACCCATGAGCAGCAATCGCCTCAACGATCTTCGCGGCCTTCCCCTTCTGGAATTGGAAGGGGAACTTGTCGTCAGCCGGTCCGAAGACTACCATAGGCTGACCCTTGTAAGTTCCGATTCGCAAGTTGTCGGCTGGCATGTTTTCCTTCCTTTCTGGGGTTGCGATACATTACGTTTGATAAGTTAAGTATCGCATTTCCGGGTCAGAAAGTCAAGGAATTTCGCCCCGATTTATAACGAATTTTGCAAACCGTTTGCACTCACACCAATTGCACCAAGCATCTTCAACACTCTCTCTGAAAAACTATCTGGTAGGCGTGTCCGGCTACGAGGTTCAACCTGAGACCTCGAACAATGATCCGATAGTAGCATACGCACAAATCGTTGTCAAGAGGAATCCGACAAAATTCCATAAAATTTGTCGAAATTCTCTGGGATCACGCTAGCAGCACGACTAAGTTTGGCGATACGTGAGTCGGAAATTTTGAACGCACGCTCTGGAGGGCACTTTACAGAGGTCTTCCTAACCTAGCTGAATTGCTCTATTTGCCATAACTTCCTCGACTTTGACTAGAATTCCGACATCCTCGGACCTAATCTTCTGCACCCGAATTGACACTACTTGAGAGTCATTCTTCAAGCATATCTCCTGCAAGCTATCAGCAACAGGCTTGTAGAGATTATCAACATCAGGCGATTCTTCCATTAACGCCCACAGCAAACTCTTACAATCGGTCTCTCGCCAAGGAAACGAAAGCAGGACAGTCAGACGAACGAGCCCACATACCTTCATTTGAGTGGGGTAACTTTCTGCCAACTTCTTACCCAAATTCTTCAAGTAGGCCCGCTTTTTGGGTGGAGTAAACCCATGCCCTTTCCCAAACGCCACTGACTGCTTAGCTTGAGGTTTAATGCTGGCGTAGAGATAAAACGACCGCAACACCTTAACGGTGTCTTCTATCTGATCGATTATATCACGCAGGCGTTTCAAAACTAATCCCTCGCAAATCGAGCAACTTTCGACCTTCCTTAGCAGCTCTCTCCTTACCCGACTCAACGTACTTCTTAAAGTCCAACTTCCCGAAGCACACTGGACAGTGCACACATTCCTTAGCACGCTTATCAGTTGGAGAGTGACAGGGCATCAATGCCTCCGGCAGGACTTCATCTCTAATACTCTCCCAAATGATCCTAGCCTTTCTTGTAGCATCCCGCCACCAGCCAGCATCGTAAGCGTACAACAACAACTTGGACGCCGCAGTATCTCGATTCACATACCAGAACAGAGTATGAGACACGCCCATCAATCTCTGGTAGATACACGCCTGCATCTGGTAGTAGTCAGCAATGTCTTTGGGTGCTACCAACTTGTCAAAGACAAAACTACCAGTTGTCTTCAATTCAAACAGCATTCGCTGTGTAGGAGCCATCGCGTGCAAACGTTTGCAAGTTGAAATCGGGTCTTTCTTCAGCAGAGGCAGATTGGAATTCAACCACTCTAACCTACCAACATCAATCAACCCGTCAATGTGCCCTTTGATTCTATACTTCTCATCCCACACCTCGGGCTCAACATACTCCCACTTCTGCTCCTTCTCATGTACCATCGCCCATACAGCTTCATCAGGGTCAGGATGGAACCCTTCGTGGGTCTTCAAAGCCTCAGAGCTGCCCACGTACTTCCAAGTGCCCCATAGAATGCCCAAGGGTCCAAGAACCTGGTTCTGCTTCAATGAGTGCAAATGAGTCCCGATAGACATGAGAACACGGGACTTAGCGTCGAAACTGCGATTAGCCTTCGGTTGCCAATAATTAAACACAAACTCCCTCGGACACACCCCATGCAGAGATGATGCTCGAAGGAAATCTGTGTAGGAGTTCTGGTTGGGCCACGAATCAACCCAAGCATTAACTGCTTTCGTAACGTTAAGCAGAGCTGGGTTCTTGATCTCCAGCATCTTGGGAGCTTCGCGATCCTTCAGAGTTACGGGGGTCGATGAGGATGATCTCACCTCCGCCTCCGGAACTGACGGAGCGGACTTCAAAGTCTCCGCTAGTTTGAATGCCTCCAACACTTTGTAGCCTCTTCCTGAAATCATCCATATCAAAGTTCAATTTGAAGTCAGAGGCTAACTGCTCCAGCAGAAGAGGCCACTCACTTTGCGGATACATCAGGATGATGCCCAACATCTCATTGAAGATCGACTGAGGCTTGATTACACCTCGGCCTCGCTTCTTCTCAGGCACATCAGCCTTTACCCAAACTTTTGCCTGCCCGCGATTCTTCAACTTGGCCCTACGGATTCCCGAATCAAGGATGTATCCGTTCTTGGTCATACTCCAACGAGCCCATCGCACATTATTATGGGCCACGTCCGGAAAAGCAGCAGCAATCTCCTCATCAGTTGCTCCGCGAAGTCTTGGAGCATTCGTAGCAGGCAAATGCCCATTACAAATATACTCATACACCTTCGCAGTAAGAGGATGCTTGCTAGGGTGATCGTCAGGAACTACTTCCCCCGAGTCCCGAGCCTGCTGTACCATCTGACGGATTTTTTCTGAGGGCTTCACGTTGATTCTCCAATTCTGCAAGAATACTTGCAAATACATCCAAGGGGATGCACGCCCACTCACTGTCAGTGGTTGACGGCACCCCTCGAATAGTCAAAACAAGGCCCGGATGTTTACCCTCACCCCGAGCCTCACGAGTAATCTTCGTAAGATCAGTGCCGAACACACTGATTGCAGTTGCTTCCGTCTCCTTCGAATCAAACAGGAAATCTCGGGTCTTAATGTCTCCCTTATGAGCAGCTAAGGCTCCCGAGGCAGGCTGTCGCCGACCTCCCAGTTTCTCAGCTAACTCATACTCATGCTCGTTTACAGCAGCCTTTCCAGACTTCTTTGACCCCAACTTTGGGGCTCCCGGCTGCTTTCGTCCCGCACGATCAAGAGACATCAGTACAGCTCCCAATACACCTGAACACCCCTACTATGGATTCGACCGCCCTTAGTGGGCACATCGACCCGCCTGAATATGTCCAGATTCCGACGCAGTATCTGGTTCACACACCAGATTGTCAAGCCGGTGTGAGTGGCAATTTGCCGAGACGTTAACGGAGCATTCAACCGCCAGAGGGCCTTGATGGCCAACTTCACCATCAACCTATGTCGGGTGGCTATCTCAGCAGTCTGACGGCCCATCGCTCACCTTTGCAAACGTTTGCAAATCACACAAGCTGACCAGTAGCTTGATGCACAATCGACTTCCACAACAACCTTCGACTTGCATCCGAAACATTCAGGTAATCTTTCAATGCCTTTTGTGTCGGATACTCAACCCCGTTAAACTTCACAGAAGGCGTCTTAACGATGAGCCCGTACGCCACTCCAAAGTCGAACAAATCATTGACATTTTTTACCGTACCCTTTTTTATACCATCCTTGTCTTTCAAAGTCAAGGTGAAAGTATAATTTTGTTTCGGGATCGCAGTCTTATTCTTGAATACGAGGCCCCGCAACTCAACCTCATCCAACTCCTCGTCCTTGCTATCATCGTAGTCAGCGGACTTGGTGTAGATGATAATGGAATTACAAAACTTCTGCCCTTCCCCGCCCGGCATCACACGAGGATCACCCATGTAAACACCGATCTTCAGGCGGAACTGGTTCAAGCAGAACACAGTAGGCACTCCCGTCGGACACTGTTGCGAGCGGGTAACTACAGCGGAATTCCATTTCCGCATAGCCTTGTTAATCAGGCGGGCCTGCAAACCCATTTGCCACTCTTCCGTGCTGGACTCAATCTCAGCAGTCGGAGTCAAGGCAGCAAGAGAGTCTACAATCACCAGATCGAACAGCCCTGACCTAATAGCGTCATCAACAACGTCGATGCACTGCTCTGCGTAGGCTGGCCTACTTACCTCGTGATACTTGGGATCAAATCCGTTCGCTTCGGCCCACTCCAAATCAAACGTGCCCTCAACGTCCATAAAGAGGGCTCGACAGGGTTGAAACGTAGCAGTAGGTGCAACTTTGGCCAACCGATCCTTATGCACATGGTACACATGATCGTAGTTCATAATCTCGCAAGCTGCCTTCATAGCAGTTACGGTCTTACCGGTAGAGAAGTCACCAGCTACAGTAACCACACGACCGAATGGCCATCCCCCACCCAATGCAAGATCGAGGGTAAGAATCCCGGAAGAGAATCTCAGCATCTTTAACGCTGCAAATTTTCCACCGTCAGCGATGACCTCGGACTCATACACCTTATTCACCTTATCCCGCCACGCATCAACCGTGGGGGACAAGCCTGATCCGAGCTTCTCATCCTTCTCTTTCTTCTTGGCCACAGAGTTCCCCTACTTCTTAGAATCACGATGATCGCGGAGGGCCGCAATCTCAAGGTTCAAATGTTTATCGACAAACAACTTAGCAACGCTGTAACATGAGTCCACTTCCTCAACATAGCAAGGAAGGGTCACGCCCACGTACAACTTAACACTCTCAAAGTTGCCCATGTTAACAGTCATGCTGCCGCCAACCGACACTTGAGCCAGAGGGATGCCCACAGCGGGTTTGCGGACCTCGATGGTTTCCTCGGTAGCCTCCTCTTTCGTGAGCACCTTACTCGCGTAGTACATGCGATTCACCATCAGTGAGCCACTGCTGGGGGCCGCAATACCATCACTACCAACATCATCCTCAATCATGATTGCCTCACAAATCCTAAATTTTTATACACCTTTTCCCTCTTCTCGCCCATGCGAATCAGGGATGGTGTTTGAAACACAGGGTCAATGATAAGCAACTTACGCTTATCTTCCTTATGTCGTTGGATTCTTCCGACCACCTGCTCAACATCCGACTTCGGAGTTCCCAAAATCAGGGTATCGAGGGCAGGAATGTCAGTCCCCTCATTCATCTTCTTGTAGGTTGCGAGGATAATGTCACAGGACTTGGCCTGCTCAAGCTCATCCTTCTTAACGACCTTCCGCTTACCCGCAGCATCAGGCCATTGCCCAACGTACATCCCTACAGTGCGATCACATCCGGCGAGCATCAAACGTCGTCGAATATCAACAAGATGCTCAATACGATCGCTAACAAGCAGTACTTTGCGGTCAACACCTGCTCCCGCCATCAAGCTTTTGGTCAACCACTCGTTATACAGCGAACTGGCCGTAATCTGCTCCAACGCTTTCGAGATATTCAACTTACCGTACTGGAGAATATCTCGCTCTTTGATGGACGTACGCCACTCAACTTGAACATACTCACCAGTCAGGCGTACACTCTTAGTTCTCCACCCGACATGCCCGACGTGCCAATGCCATACGGCTTCGAGCCCGTCGTTTCTACGCCAAGTTGCTGATACGGCCAACCGCCGTCTAGCGGGAAACATTCCCAAAATCTGCTCAAACGTTCTAGCAGGATAACGATGCCCTTCGTCGAAGATCACACAACCGAAATTGGCGATAAACTCGGGATCAAGAGCATCCTTTCTTGATACAATCGTTTGAGCAGTTGCGACAACGTAATGCTTACCTCGCCAGTTCCACACGTCACCCTGAACATGCCCCGCCAATACGGTCGGAAAGAAAGTTTTGGCAGTCTCATGCCACTGGTCAGCAAGATCAGTCTTGTGAACTAGGATCAGAGTTGGGGTGTGAAACCGGGAAGCAATATCCATGCCCATAAGGGTTTTCCCGGCACCGCATCCCGCCTCAAGCAGGCCCCCACAATTAGGTCGCAGGAAGGAATACATACCCTCAATGGATTCCTTTTGACCTGCCCAGTACGTCCCATCTCCGGGAAACTGAATGTCGGGCCATCCATAGAAAGGTTGCACCATCCGATCTTCGATGGTAGTCTTAGCATGCACCCATCGATTCTCGTATCCCCAGTTTCGAGGCACGCCGAGGTAGTCGTTTCCATCAACGTACAACGGGATTTCTTCAGGCTTGCCAATAAACGGGGTAGTATGCAAAGTCAACTGAGACTTTACCCTACTCACATCTACGGCTTCCTTGGGAACCCACAACAGTCGATTGAGAATACAGGGTCGCATTTTGCAAACGTTTGCACAAGGAAACTTACTTAGACCAGCAGTCACTGACGATTAAGCTGGTGCGAACTGGCACGCGAAGCTGCACAGAGTTTTCGAGGTGCTTCTGAATGATGGCCGCATGCTGCTCAACCTTGTCTTCCTTGACTTCCCATACACCTTCGTCATGCACCATGTTGACTTGAACAATCTCATTGATCCAAGTCCCAAGTCCGATGCACTCCTCACGGATTCGGCTCATAGACAACTGCATCATCTCACAGGCCCCAGCTTGAGGCCCGAAGTTGACGAACTGGTTCAGAGCGTGCTTCTTGTTCTGCTGAATCGTAAAGCGGGGAATTCTGCGGCGACGTCCAAAGATGTCGATGCCCACGCCGCTCTCATGCAAACCTCGCTCCATTCGCTCATGCCATCTAGCAACGCCCTTGTACGTCTCCATGTACTGATCGATAATACTCTGCCACTGAGATTTGCTCATATCAGGGTATTCGTAGTGCATGCGGGTTGCCGTAGCACAATACACCAGAGCAAAGTTAGCGACCTTACCGTTCTGGCGTTCCCCGCCTAGAGCAGACACCTTATCGGTCGTGATTTGGTGCAAGTCCAGCCCGTGCCAAAAACCTCTAATCGTGGCGACTTCCTTGGTCACCTCGCCGCGACATACACCACAGGTCTTGGTCTTCTTGTCGAAGTTGACGTGAGGAGTTTTACACTTCGGATTTGGGCACGTTTGCAAAATAGCTTCAACTTCAGCCTGCCCACAGTTAGGACATGAGTGCAAAATCTTATCCGAAGTACCCTTCTGCCCACATGCCGTACAAGTCCAATTCTTGTACGCTGCAAGGAACAGAGGGTCTTGCGTAATATGGGCTACCAGTCGCAACTCAATCTGCGAAAGGTCAGCGATGATGAACTTATGCCCCGGAGCTGCAATGAAGTTCTTCTTGATCGAGAGGTGCGAAAACTCCTTCGCAAGAAATGATGGGATGTTCTGGAAGTTGGGGTCTTCGCACCGAGTACGGCCAGTGGCCGAAATCTGCCAGAATGAAGGATGCACTCGACGATTCACATCGGCCAGACACTTTCGGGTGATCGGCTCAACGTACGTGTTTATCATCTTCTCAGCAGTACGATACCGGGCAATTTTCTGACAGATAGGATACTTCTTCGCAAGCATCTCCATCGTATCAGCATCGACGCTGTACCGTTTACCCGACTTAGTGAGAGGCACACCCTCAGTAGAATATCCCAATTCCTCAAACAATCTCTTGGCCAATTGATCCCCGGATGCCAAATTAATCGGCCCGAGTTCCTTCAAAGCCATAGCGTGAAACTCGTCACGCAAAGCCTGATACCCTCGAAGTAAGTCTCGGGCTCCCTTCAAGTCCCAGTGCAGTCCCGCAAGCTCCATATCCGCAAAGACCAAGCTGGCCGGACACAAAACCTTCGTCAGCACCTTTAGCAGGTTGGACTTCTCAAGTTCCGGGCGAATGTCAGACCAAAGACGATACTCCTGTCGAGCATCATCCTCAGCATACAGACGGAACTTCACCGAGGTCAGCCCATCAACGATAGCCTCCTCGAAGTGAACCATAACGTGCTTGTATTTATCATAGATAATCGACTTAAGGCCCATCTCGCCTTTCTTTCGATTATCGTCCAAGAGGTTCACCCCGATCATCGGGTCAACGAAACTCTTGGGGTACTGATACTGCGTGATGATGCCCGAAGAGATGAGACACTTCAGGTCGTACTTACCGTTAAAGGCAATAGCCTCAAGTTCGGGATCGTCAAACAGGTCAAGCAGGATGAGCTGCACAATGCTTAGATCGGTCTCATAGAAGACCATATCTTCACAGCAGAAACTACATCCGTGAATGATGAAACCAACGTCGGTTGGCTCCACATTTGGATCATGCTCAATGTCAAATGCGAAACGCTTGTAGGTCTTAGCAGCCGCTACAAAGTTTCGAGCACGCACCTGAGCCGGTGACATCGTTTCTTCAACGGTACTCATGATATGCTTTCAAAGGAAAAGGATGGGTTTGCAAACGTTTGCAAACCCACCCAACTGGAAAACCGACTTAGTATGCGACTGAGGTATCAGTTCCCTCGGGAGCATCTTCTCCCGCTGCTACCTTAGACGACAAGATTTCAACAACACGAGCCATCTTCTCGGGCTGGGGAGCAAACAGCTCCTTGTAGTCCATAGGAGCCGGGTCCGCAATGGTTGCAGGATCGACCATCTTGATGAACTCGTAATCGTCACCAACACCTGCTGACTTATCACTGTTTCCGCGATGCACTTTGAACATCGCGTACCGCAGAGTATTGCCATTCTCCATCAACGTTTTCCAACGTCGGGCAATGACCTCGCAGGAATCCTTCTTGGCACAGACGACACGCTTCTCGTTCTCACGAACGACACCCTTCTTGTCAGTGAACTTGTTACAGTCGATGACAGTGAAGAGTTGAATCTTGTACCTACCGTATTTACCTTCCTTCTCGTGGAAGTCACACATGGGGCATCTTACCCCCATTCCGGAAAGACAGGTCAGCCAGTTTCTCCAATTCCCCCGATACTGGTAGTTATGCTCCCAAATGATCGGAGACTTATTCCCGTCAGTCAGGAAGACAACATTGCGGGAGGTGCCTTTCGGCATCCAGAAGCGATACACCGAGCTACTCCCGGAGGGGTCGCCCTTCATATCATCATCAAGCCCGGCACCAGTCATCCACGGAGGCAAACTTTCATCACTCATCGAAGTGCTCCCATAGTAGAGCGAAACACAGAAAGAAATTCGGCTTCGACTAACTCACCGGGGTCTTTATCTTCCGGTAGTGTAGCTCGCCGTAAACCTAGGGCTACAGGCCCCAACGACCTAGACGCTTTGTTCCAACCTTCGCGTCCAGCTTCATCTCCATCATACCAAATCTGGATACTTTTGTCAAGCTGCAATATCAGATCAGCTTGAGCTTCGGCCACCTCAGATTTCCAAGTACACACAATGTCAGATTCGACATCATGTGCCCAGCGGTAGCATCTCAGCAGATCAAAAAATCCTTCAACCACAATGAGAAACGGTCGCTCGTTATCCAGTCGATCATGTCCCCCAAGAGTAGCACCACTGGGAAAATTAAGATAGTTAAAGTAGCGAGGCTCTCTTCCGGTGATTGCTCGACCAACACCCCCAACAAGGTTTCCTGACCTATCGCGTACAGGAAATACAACACGCTCTTGGCGAGTGTCATAGAGAAGCCCAAACTCCGTACACAGTTCAGGAGAAACATCTCGTCCACTCAAATACACCCGACTGACTGAATGCTCCCAAGCGGGGTGAAAATGCTTGAAAACATCCTCGCTAAGCACCATCGGCCCGGCGACGTGTTTATCTAATGTCCATTTCTCAATTCCTTGAGACATAGACTCAAATAGGGCTGTCAAAGTAGGCCGATCACTATCGTGTAGCTGATTAGCCAACTCTAACAGCGAATCATCCTTCCTTAATGCTCCGAGAGATTGCACCAACTCCCAAAGCTTACCTTGCTCCTTGCAAGCCCAACACTTAAATACTGTCCATCCTGTCTTATTCTCAAACTTAATCGACAGGGATGGGTGAGAGTCAGTCTTACTCGAATGAAACCACGGAGCCAGAGGACAGGGAATCTGAACTTGATCCTTCTCTTTGCCCCAAGGTTTCAAGTTGTCGCATGGGATCGACAATCTACGAAGGATCAACTTCAATTCGTCCAAGGTCATCTATGCGACACTTCGTAAAGTCGAAATCTTGCGGAACTAAGAGAACTCTGCCCAACTGGGTATCTGCGTCTATCGGCATCAACCTATGAATCATTAGGGCTAACTGATGCCTACTATGGTACGGCATTGAGACAGGGTACTTAATTACTAAGTACTCTTTCTCTTCAATTGCAAACGTTTGCAAATCCAAATCCCGAAAAGGTCGATCAGTAACTAACCTCCATAGTACTGTCAACCACAACCTCACCCGCAACACGCGGAACTTCAGCGAAGTCCATAATGCCCTGATCCCATTTGATGCGGAAGTCATTAAAGATTCCCTCCCCGGCTGAATCACGCATTTTAAGGAGAACTAACACCATCTCCTTCATGAGCCGCAGATCGTTGTCTTGGTACATACCAATCACAACGTCCGGATTGATTACCCATTCCTTACCATAGCGAACATTCCATGCTCGCATCGACGATCCGGGAACACCCTTCTTCCCTGTCTTACCAGTCTCATTAGAGTCACCCATCTGAGTGGTAACAACCCACGGAATGTTCGTCATCTCCGCAGATGTTTGCAACTCCCCTACAATCTCGACAGTAGACTCCCATTGCCCCGGCTGCTTGCCGTCAAATCGATAACCGCCATCAATCAGCACAATGTCCGGCCTATGTTCCAATACCAAAGCAGTCACATCCGAGACACGCTTCACCAACTTCTTGTCAGCAAGGATAATGTCACCGTCCCCAGAAACATCCTCCGTCAGCATATCCATCCATCGATCTTCAGAGATCAAATCAAGCGAAGTATCCCGCAACAATTTGAAAGGTATCTTGTGGCGAATGGAGTCAATGCGTCGCTGAATACGAGATACAGGCATCTCCATCGTTACGACAAGAGCCTTCTTCTTCAATCTCAAACAGTGTTCAGCGGTAATGCAAATAAACCAACTTTTGCCGGTGTTCTGCATAGCCATTACGACGTTAAGCGTTCCATTACACCATCCCTGAATCATCAAATCCAAAGTATCCCACGGGGTAGGTACTCCGGGAATACCATGCTCTTTGATGCTTTTGTAGGCTTCAATACGGTCAGGACCCGAGGCCCGATAACTAACTGCACCTCCCCGGCGTCCTCCACTATGCTTCAAAGCAACTGAGGTTAAATGCTTAAGAGCCGCATCCGGCTCCCGTCGATCAAGCAGTTCCGCAGAAGCTCGTAACTCTCGATGGAGAACATTTCCGAGACTCCGCTTTCGTACAAGATCAGCAATGTATTCAAGCTTCTCCTCATACTCGGGGAGCACCATCCCCAAGTTCTCCTCAAGGATTCTCGGGGTTGGCCAGTCCCCAGTCTCACTCAGGAATTTCAACGACCATGCGTAAGCTTCTCGACCATCGCCAAAAATGTCATTTTCAGTTACCCCAGCCAGAGTCAGGATAGACGGATTTTTCTCATTGAGCAGGGCATAGACAAGACGCTTGCCCAAAGGGTCTGTTTTGACTTCTTCAGACATTTTAGCCCTTCAAGAGTCCGTTAGAGATTTCTTTGCGAAAGTCGTGCCCATCGACCTTCATAGGCACTACGGCCTCCAATAGGGCCGCAGCTAATGCGGGAAACTTCGCAGAAACCTCAGCAGGGGTGTGATTAGTGGTGATGATGGTTGCCAGCTTAGCATCCACTCTCAACCTAATCAGTCGCTCTACGTACTGCTCGATGCCCTTAACTTCGCTGCGAATCTGCAACTCGTCAAGAACTAACAGTGGTACGGAACATGCCCTCTCGTACAAAGTAACTTCTTCGTCGAAAGGCGTCTTCTCGATCTGAACAGTCGGCACGCTGTTGGCGACCAACCACAAACCGATACACCCTCGGAAAGCGGCAGCCTTCAAACAGATTGCCGCACATCCGGATTTTCCAGCAGAATACGTCCCAAACAGAAGCAAGCCTCGCGGTTTGCAAACGTTTGCAGAGATATTCTCAACATACTCAACTATAAGCTTCTTGTGCTTACAGGAGTCAGGAATAAGACTCGCCTTCGTGTTCCAGTGAACACGGGGAATCTGTAACCTCTCTAACACGTCAGGCGTCAAAGGGATTTTACGACCAGCCGAGATCGGCGGCTTCTTCAATTGCTGCGGAGTCTGCTCTCTTTCCAATTCCATCTTTATCACTCACCGGCACCCTACGTTCGGGGATTCCAGAGATTCGCCAACCTCTGAAAGTGTCGATAAATGACTTAGTGCACAGAATGTTCAGGGTCGGGTTTCCCGACACCTTAGCAGCAGTCGCTAACTTCTCCCAATTGGAGAATACCCAGTCCATGAACTCAACCGCGATTTCAAGCTTTCGGTTGTGAATCTTCAACATCCGTCCCACATACACGTAGGTCTGCGGAGAGGGTCGAGATTCTACATCGCCCTTGACACCCTTCGGTTCAGCATGGAACACTTCGCGGAATTTCTTGTTATAGATTTCCACGAACAACGTACTTGAGTTCTTAGTAGTCTCAACTATGCCCGCATCGGCAAGCATCTTGCGTTTTGCATCAGTTGACAATCTCACAGGCTCATGCCGTGCAGAATCCCGTGCACGCTTTTCAGCAAGCATTGCTCGGATTCTATCTGAAGGTTTTTCAACCTTCTCCACCACAACTATCTCAGCAGTACTATCAGCGAACCACTCAGCAGTGAAATCCTTGATCTCACCTAACTGATACACCAAGTCGCCAGAGTCACGCTTCGGTCGTATCCACTCAGCTCGTACTAACTCATCCACAAGCCGCTGGGCCGTCAGAAGATTTACCCGAGTCCGATTTGCAAGCGTTTGCAAATCGAGCCCGGATACCAGCCCACCTCGAACTTTCCATGCTTTCGAGGTTGACGTATTCCCAGCAGTCACCTCGCATCGCATAACCATATAAGCGACAACAGCATCATTCGATACCGACTGCTTACTTAGGTTCTCGATAAGGTGAATGAATTTGCTATCCATGCTTCGATTATACAGGTACGGGCTAGGTAGGTCAATAGAGCTACTGCGATTTTACCTGACCACCGTTTTATATACGTAAGGTCTGCCGAAAAACGTTACTCCAGAGGCGGCAAACGTAAACGTGTTGGCAATGTTGCGGGCGGTGAACGTTCCAGCACCCGTCATAACAGTACCTCCAGTATCAGTCACAGTTGCTGTGATAGTTCCACCTGTACTCTCATAGCTAAGAGTGTAATCTGCCCCGACCTCCAACAGCAGAGTCTGATTTAGGGTTGCACCACTCCGTATCGTGGCATAACCCCCATTCATACCAACCACGCCAGTAACAAACCAGTCCTCGCCGTTATACCCACACATTTCAGGGTATCGGAACAGATTACCTGAAACGTAGGTAGTGCTGCCAAGCTCCTCAAATGACAAGACCGTCAAGGTCATGCGAGCGGATGGGGCGGCTTCGTATGGAAGTGAGATAGCTGCCAACAACCCAGTGATCGTACGACCGTCTTTCGGAGTGTTAAACTGCACAACCTGCCCCAACTTCAAACAGGGCAAGTACACGCACTCAACCTTCCATGAGTTACGAGCCATCTTCGACTCTTGAAACCGTCGGACGATCACGTCAAACAGAGTTTCAAAATCAGAAATGTACTCATTCTCGTACTGATCGTAGATCACTCCGAACTGGGCCTTAAGGGCACTATCGTCCACAAACATTGTCATCTGAATTGGATCAGGAGTCTGAGCGGTCGCATCGGAGTTTCCCCCACCTCCCTGCCCCTGAGTAAAATCGTGATGATCTGTCAAACGATCATAGATTTTCTTGAGAATCTCATTCCCGCTGGCCACGATAGGTGACAAAGGCCCTTGCTTGGCATTAGCCGCCTGATACTCGTTAGGAGGTTTCTGGCGAATTTCCTGACTGATAGTTAAAGTCAAACTACCGTCAGTAAGGGCACTGCCGCTTGGGCCGGTAACTTCAGCCTGAGTGCCATCAGGGGACAACGCAGAAACTTCACCGTTTCCACTCGTCTCAGTGACAACACTATTGCGGGCCGACTCACTGTTGCCCTGAGCGTTAGGTACAGGTACAGTGACCGATGAAGTGTATGCTCCGTTCTGCAAGCACTTCGTTTGAGAGCCGCGAGTCAATGGGTCTTTACTCGGGTCGAAGGGCTGAGCTTCGAGAGGATTACCATCACCTCCCGCAGTCTGCCATCCGCATCGATAGTACGAGACAAATCGACCCCGCCCAACAATACGACTAGGCAAGGGATCATCGTTGCGAGTCAGTTCAGCACTGATAACTGCAACATCTGGAATTGTAATCTCAACAGAGCTTCTGTTATCCTTCCACGGGATAACCGTCATCTTGCCGCCGACCTGAACAAACACGTCAGACTCGGCTACCTGACAAACCTTAGTAAGTTCGTCAAGGAGATTATTCCCGGAGATCACACTGAAGAAGTAGTTATTGGTGGTCATCTCGGTCAAGTCAATAAAACTTGCCGGGATGGCACCAAAAATCTGCAATGTTGCGTTAATAGCGTCCGTGGTGTTTGTGACGATATAGTACGTCTCAATGGGCTTCTTCGCCAACTGAGCAAAATACGACCGCACCTTCAACGTCACACTTCGCTCGGACAACTGCTCAGAGTCGTCAACACTTTGCACGATACCGTTGATCCAATCAACAGTGCCAGCAAAACATGACGTATCCTCAATCCCAATTGATCCGCCGACGGCAGACTGAAGAGACACTACAAACGGGGTCCATCTTAAATCCGAGGTGGTGTAAGTCCCATCCTCGTTAGTAAGTACAACCGTGCCCTCGAAGCTCCCACGCATCGCGTAGGAAGCATTCCAAGACTTAATATCTGTTTGTAGTGTCATCCTTCTACGAACTCGCTAATTGGGGAGGAACGTGCGAAGTGTCCTGACCCTGCTGCCAGATTTCATGCACAAAGAACTGATCTTGTTTTTTAGCAAGAATTTCAAGGTCATGGCGTCTTGTCATATTCTTGGATTGCAGGTAATCCGAGACATACGACAAGTCAGGAATCTCTTCCTTCCACATATACAACGGGCTGTTCTGAATAAACGCAAACGGGTAGCCCGACACTCGGTCAAGCACAATCCGCACACCCTCAGACTTGTGCAATGCCGAGACCATTCCCAGCGAATCATTCAGAACTACGGCATTAGCTGCGGGCCAACTGTGATTCACCACAACATCAGACTTTATCCGAGTACGAACTCGGAGATCAGCCTGCTGTAAAGCTTCAATGTCCGGCTCAAGGCCCGTGGCATCCAAGCCGATTTCGAGAGCCATAGCCAAAAATCTACCGTCAAACGATCCTACCTCGAACACCTTGCGAATCTGAAACTTGGCAAGGGTAGTTACAAGAGCCCGAATGGCCAACTGACGTTCAATGGCCCCACGGAATCCCCACCTATGCGAATTCCACAACTCCCGCTTAGTCGAGGTGGCTGCTTTACCAGTCAGCAGATTATGCCACTGATCGCACACAACCTCCGAATCAAACTTCTCGATGACGTGTCGGTAGTTGGGTTCAATCACATTCTCATACGTATCGGCGTCCATCATCACTTCAAGAGTGCGATCAACCATCGCCGTAACGTTGGGAACGGCCCAAAGGGAATCTCGATCAAACTCCATGAAAGCTGGAGGCACTAAAGAGGGGCTATTCTCGGGAAGCAATTCTGACATAACCGTATGCCGAGTAAGCACTTGAGGACAACCGCAAGCAGCCGCCTCAATAGTGGGAATGCCAAAGCCCTCACCCTCAGACGTACTGATCCGAAGATCGGCCAGATGGTACAACTCAGCTACTTCCTCACGAGAAAGCCCGTTACCCCAATCAAATCCGGTATAGGCTGTCTTACCTCGAAGATCGTACGCCTCTTCAAGCCTACCGAGATCATAGCTAGACAGTCCTCCATCAAGCTTTTCCCCAACCTTGTGAGTGTGGGCAATTAACTTGACCTTCTTGCCGGATCGTTTTGCAAACGTTTGCAAAAAGGCATACGTCGCATCCCAACGCTTATGTCGAATGTTTCGATCAACATTCAACACCAAGAATGAGCTGTGAAGATTGGCGTTAAGCCTCTCACTCCACTTCTCACGGAGATTCTCCACTACATCCAGAGTGCGTTCCGGAAGCTTCTTGAAAATGGTCAGATCGACTCCATGAGGAATCACGGTATCCGACCCTACTGTGGTCTTGTCCCACAACTTCTGAGCAAACTGACTCAGATGCACGACAGACCCACGGGGAGTTCCAGCCATCCAGTTGACAGCTTCCTTAGGAACGGTACTTCCCTCCCAAGGGAACCAGAAGAACACCGGGCAGTTACCCGGAGCTGCCTTCATGCCACTCAAGTGAATAACCATCGAGGTAAACCACAACACGATCACAGCATCAGGCTGCAATTGATGTAAGGCTCGATCAAGATGGTCAAGATTATCAAGGGTTACCAGTCGCCACTCGTTGACTCCTGAGGGAGCTTCGGGATAACGAGTATTCCTAGAAACAACCGTTACCTCGTGGCCCCTCTTCGCCAGACCCGCTGATAATAGCCTGACCTGCTGCCCAAACCCGCTCGGCGTTGACAGGCCCTCGCTGACGATCGCAATCTTCATCGGCACTCTCTCTTGCTAATTGCAAGTTACCTACTCTGTGGGGATAACACTTATCCCAAAGTTCCACACCTAACGGCATCAAGCTGTGAATGATTAACAAGAACTCCAGCATCTCACTCTCCCGCTGAATAAGATTCCTGCAATTCAGCAAGAATCTCAGGATGCTTTTCCACAACCAAAAGAATCAGATCACTGAGGAATCTCTGCTGAGGTACTCTCATATTAGCAGAGTTTCGCCTAAGTTCCATAAACGCTTGGTCGGAAATTAGCACTGACCGATAATTCTTTTGAGGCATCACACACCCTTAGCCTTCCACCGGCTTCCATCGGGGTGCATGCAGCCGTACTTCTTGTCAGGGTCTTCCTCGTATCGAGCAAGGTTCACAAGACCAGTATCGGCCAACTTACAGCCGCAAATCCCGCATCGCATGGTGTTGCCATCATGCTTAACCTTATCGCACGTCGAACAAATCTCAAGGCGTGCCCGGAGCCGGTCCTCACTTACATCCGTACCGGTAATGAGGGCCTTAGCAAGACTCAAAGTCTTCTGAAACATCTCGACAATGGTAGACATTACGTCCTCCTAATGTATTCAAACCCCTCAACGGGTGACTCCGCATCTTTTGGAGTTTCAACCTGACCCTGCACTTCAAAAGTATCAGGGGTAGGTACGGCGTCCAAGGCAATCTCGTCCATGCCTTGCTGCATCCATCGGGTAGGTGTCATATGCAGACCGACCTTCCCGATATTCATCCCTCGATTTACGACAGTAGTCACACGGACAAATCCCGCACAATCAAGAAGCAGTGCGGTAGCAGCATCCTGTCCAGTTGGAGGCCCGTCGATATACAACTGTCGATTTGTTGCAAACTCAACATCGAGCGGAAATTGAGTTGATCCTACCCGCTGCTGCTTACGGTTGGTTTTAAGCCTAAACCAGTGGGCAATAGACTTATGAGGTCTCAGACGATAATCACCACCAAGAAACAAGTTGGTGTAGGTATACATCTGAGCCTTGATGGCATCCCATGCCCGCTTGGACATCAGATAACCCCACAGATTCTCAAACGTTGGACGCACTAAGTTGGAAGCCTTAAGTTTCCAATCCGTAGAATGCCGACAAGGGTTCCAAGCCTGCACTGCCCCAACGTTGTCATAGAATCTCTGACACCACCGCATCAGTCGAATACAGGTATCCATGTAATCGGGGGAGACGATCATATCGTCCTCAAACATGAACACATACTCGAATCCCAAGTGGTCGAACAACTGCTTACGGGCATCAATGAGATTTCTCCCGCACCCGAAGTTGACCTTTCTCCAGATCACTACGGCATTGGGGATAAGCTCGTTCAGGATTTCGGTTTGCACTCTCTGACAGTTCAAAAATTCCTGTTCGAGAGGCAGGTCCAGAAATGCGAACACAGGCATTCCAGCCTTAATTTCAGGATTTTTTGCAAGCGTTTGCACCACCTGCTTAAAGTAATCCGGTCGATCGTTAGCAAGCAGACATACAGCAGTGTCGCTTCGAGCGTACCGCTCAGGATGCTTGATTAACTTACGAATGTCCCACTCGTGAGGAGCCCAGTCGATCTGGACCGGAAGACTTTCCTGATACCGAAACTCGGCCTCATCGTCATCAGGTTTGAACTCAGAGAAATACTTGTAGGGGTTTGCGATAATGTCCCACCGCGTAAGCCCATCTTTGGGTTGCGGGACGATCAAACATCGACCCCCACCACGACGATCCCGACCCTGCCACGTACCTTGAGACGTGAGAGCCATCAAGACAAGTATCTCTCCATCATTGTGTAATCTCAGAGTTGGGGTATCTTTGCGGGGACCGCCAAGAACAACATCCCAAGATGACACTTTCTTTCGAGGATCAAGGACTGACCCATCCGAGTACATTTCGATAAGACGTGAAGTCTCAGAACTAGGCTGATAATCGAAAAACTTAGTTTTTCCGATTTCGGCGTGCAAAGCTTCAATATATCGATCAGGAGACATCCTCAAACCTTTCAAACGGTAGCAACTGATCGTTCAGACCTTATGAGTACCTTCAACGCCACGAGCCTCGCGGTCCTTTGTTCGCTGCTCAAGTGCCGCCATAGCCAAATGGAGGTGATGCAACGCTGACTTGTTGTAATCACTCGCAAACTTGCTCTGCTCATAAAAGTTCAAACGATCAATAGCAATCGCGATGATTGTCTCAACAAAGCAGCCGTTAGGTTCCTTACGCTCCCCGTCAACGGCCAAAGGACCGTTTTGCCATGCAACACAAACTCCCGGCCCGAACGTCTGACCCCCTGCGGGGTTACCGTTAACATCACTAAACTGATTGGATTTGAAATCCTGCTTCATGGGAGAACACTTTCAGATAGAGAGCGAGGAATTGCAAACGTTTGCAAAAGCGATGTTGCCGATTTGTCGGCAGGTGCGTTACGCCTCTCCCGATGAGTCAAAGGATTCTGAGGACTTTACTCACCATTACAATGGGGTCCGGGTTCGCCCCGGAGTGCACATCACTCGATCTCAAGAGAGACCACCTTGGCATTGCACCAAGGTTTTTCCATCAACAAAAGAAAACTGCTTACTACTATAAGTAGCGGAACGGGGTCCAGAGGAGATTGAGGCCCTTCCGACTTGATAAGTAGTAAGCAGCTTTAGAAGCACTCGGCCCCTAGCTTCCCCCGAAAAGCCGCCCCGCAGCTTACAGTCTCCCGGTCTAAGAGTCTGTTCTAGGGGCCGAGATTCAATTTCATTTACCTATTGTACCATACTGACAATAACTTGTCAATAGGTCACATCTGATCGTCATAGGGGTACTCACTACAAGACGTGAGGATCAGGCCGATAACTATCAGTACACACGTAATTGCGGCGGCAAATCCTCGAATACTCCACCACCAAGCTTGATCCCAACTCAAGGTCCGTCTCCCGGAATAGCGTGTCTCCGTAGGTTCGTACAACCATCGAAGATTACTGCCCACAGTCGTTCAAGTACCCACGGCATTACCTCATCCTCGCGGGTAAACACATACAGCCATTCGTAAAATGACTTAGGATGACGCTTAACTCTCTCGGCACTGACTACGAACTGTGCCCCAATTTGAAAGTCAAATTCTGAAAACTTTCGGGCAAATAGTCGATCCGAGTAAAACCCGAGAGGGAGCCCACAATGCTCAGGACACCCTCTTGGATCGCAGTGTAACTGCCACCCAAAACCACTAAACGGTTTCGGCCTTCTGAACGCGGCTCTCAGCTCAGGGATAAACGTTCTGCAATGATCGAAGGGATTGCCCTGACAGAACCCAACATAGTCAGGCAAACTGTCGTATCGGGTAATCAGGTAATGCAGGTAAGTGTGAGCCTCTCGGCCCACATTTGGAAGAAGATCAACAATCGGCAAGGGTGTCGCTACGGTCTGCCCTTTAGAGTAGATTTGAGGGGAAGCCCACTCCTGACCTCTAACCCAATCCAAACTCTCTGCATAGTGAGCGATCACCAGTTCATGCGTCATTACCTTCTACGCTCCCTAAACCTACGAAATCGTATCTTCCACCGAATCACCCAACCATAGGTGTCTTCGAGAGCATCAATCAAACACTCCCACATTGAGATGCGTTGCTGGAGGCAGATACTTCTCACGAGCAAGGCAAGCAAGGCAGTCACAATCACCGAACAAATCTTTAACTCAATCACGGCAATCGGTCCCTCGCATCGGGTTGAGTTTCGGTGGGCATCCAGCACATGTCCTTAATCTCACGATAATCTACAAAGCCCTCCATCCAATAGAGAGTATCGTAAAGCAAGAACATTCGATTACTCCAACACACAATCCGAGGAGGGTGCCCCATATCAGGCACCTCCCTTCGTGGATCAGGGAATACCCGGAGTCTGCTTTTTGCTCGTACAGCCTTGCGGTTACGGTCTCCCTTGGCAACTTCGGATCGGATGAAGCTGAAGTCGGAGAGGACATCCTCAAACTCCTCGTTTGGAACTACTCGAACCTGTCGAGACGGAATATCCGTAATAATTGTGCCATCAGCCATCCACAGCACGCATCTTACATCATCCCATCGAAGTACTTGAAAGGGCACAGTCTCTTCAGTGTATATCCGATCCTCTTTGCAAAAGAATCTTCGGATACCGCAATCACCCGGCCCTAATGTCAACAGGGAAATCTTCAACCGGTTGCCTCACGACTTAGGTTATGGACAATATCCCTCTCACGTCTTGTGCGAGGAATAAATCGAGGCAAGGTAAACTCAACAGGTTTTCCGGATGCCCGTCTTCCCAACTCAGTAACCGCGTCCCACTCTGCCCGAGCTTCAGCAGTGCCCTTAGCAATGATTTCCTGAGAGGGACAAGTATCGCAACTGGTAACTGCGGTTGAACAAGCCTTACCGCAGAATACACAAACACCCGCCGCATTCGTAGACGGTCGGGTAAGTCTGTAAGAGTTGACCCATACCTCAAAATCAGATCGGAGGATTCGATACTGTGTGCGTCTATATTTGTTAAGACCGACAGTAGCTTTCAGAGCTTTCAGATTACCTCGATCGATCTCTAAGTATAGTGTGCCTTGGGATACGCCTGCAAGTTTACAAGCAGCTTTGATACTGATGTATTCGTCAGACATTCTTGGAACTCACCTTTGCAAACGTTTGCAAACCTAAGCCGGTGGGATTTGAACCCACAACCTCGGAATTCTCCGACGCTCTGCCTGTTTGAGCTACGACTTAGACAAGGTAAGAACTACGCAGGCAGGAATGCCCGAGCCTTCTTACCCTGACGTTTCACCACCCGCCACCGTCCTCGATGACGTAACGTAGGATCGTTGATCTGTGCGAGCAGTTCCGGAGTCTTATTCATCTCCTCACTCTCGAAACTATCGCACAGCCAAAATTTGCCCATGCGATACGTGTACACATCGTACGTTACCGAACCACCCACTTCATTCTCCTTACAGAAGTCAACTCGACAAGTATAGGGCTGGATCGCTGACTACAACCCAGTGCAATCACAGGAGCGTTAGACCATCTTAACCGTTACCCTGCCTTACCTACCTGCCTAAGTAACCAATCGAGGCTGCGAGTTATGCGGAAACACTCCGAATGGACCCTATGTAGCAAAGATCACTAACTCTCCCTCCATTGTCGGTCTTGAGGGTAAACATCCCAACCGGATTGGCACGGTCGTTGCTATTGGATTATACCGCTCAAATGAACAACTGTCAAGACCTATTTCGACGGCGTGCTTGACGTTCTCGTTTCTTTTCGGCCCGACGGTCCAACAGAGGAATATCTCGACGAGACTTTGCACTCTGACGACAAACGCACCTAGCTCGGTTATTCTTAATGAGTACCCCACCGGAGACCTTACGAACCATCAATCGATTCTCTTCATCCTCGGTCATCCGTAACTCAGGCATTTGTCGATGAAATCCTGTCAGAGGGATCACAGCACTCTCCAATACCAAACGATAATGATGTGTTTCCCGACATGGCCATGCTCAATGACATTCACCAAACACTTAGGTTCGATACCGTCAATGAACTTCATCACATCTTCCATCCAATGCTCCCACCGCATCGCAGTAGGCTCACTGTCAACATTGCCCGTATACTCAAAAGAGAAAGCCCTACGCTGAATGCTCGAATTGTTGATCGTCATATCAGGCATAGTCTTCCTAACACATAATAAGGACACCCTCTACGACGATCAAACAACTTGGGTGAAAAAACTTGAAGTCTTCCCCAAAAGATGTAGTTCCAACAATCACAGTAAGGATCACGACAGTGAATCAAGTGAATCAACTTACCCCTACGGGTTATGCCAATCAAATGAGGCATTACTTGACCTGCTGGAAAAATGATAACAACACCTCGTAATCGTCCTGCCAGAAATAGGCAAGCACAAGTCATCCAGCAATTACTGAATCGAGGTTTACCGACAAATCTCCGCACGGTCTACCTGCGAGCTAGAGGATCGCGTCCACGCTTTGGAGGCAGTAGCATAGGACCGGGAACTTTCTCCATCTCCTCCTTGAGAAACTGCTGATACTTGGCATCCTCAAGTTGGTGCACCCGAGATTCCAAACTTCCCAATCGATACATCATGCTGTAGCAGACCGTAGCAAGTATGCAAAAAGACACACCATACGCCGTAGTCCGCACAGCATCGATAAATTTCAAATACTTACGCATGGCTACTCCAAGACATAGACTGTAAAGTTCAGAGGGGTGTCAAAGAGAACCCTCTCGATCTCGTGCCAATTTCCTCCGCCTAACCCCGCCCCAATCTTAGGGATGGCTACACGTTCACGCCCAACACGGAGAACCAAGTTATCCAAAGCCGTCCGCAGGGCCGACAATCTGAAGTCTGGGCCGGGAGCATGCTGAGTTCCCAAATTCGCCACGTAGGCAATCCTCATACCCCGAGTAGGGACTGGAAACGGAATGGACACCTGCAACAACTGACACGTTCCCAACTGGAACAGTCCAGCATTGCAAGCCTTCGAGTAAGCCGGAAACACCACAGGCCATCGATCACTGATAACTCTGGCAACCCCAGCTCCCATTATGCCCACACAGTTACAGCCATGAGCAATGATGTCCTCAGTAGCTTCGAGAAGGTCGCCCTTCTTGTATTGAACGTTCATATCTCCCTTTCGTGCAAACGTTTGCAAAAATGCCCCGGCTGGGACTCGAACCCATGCCATTTCCAAATACTGCTGATGGCGTCAACTGGCTAAGCGATACCTCCCCAACAGCTTTCATGGGACCGGGGCAACTAAGCTACACCATGTCACCCATTTCTTCGAGGGCAACATACGTTTCCATGATCTTATCACGCAGTTGATAGTACCGATCATCCCACTTAGGATCGCTGGAAGCTCCTATGCCCGCGATACTGCAAGCATGAAGAGTACAAATAGGTCTGAGGTGGGGTGGAGCAGTACAGCCAGTCTCACCCATCAGAGGAAGATCGGGGTGACCTGTAGGCTCAAGAGCTACGCCCCACACATTCTTAGCGTACTCAATCGCAATGCCGCAGTACATCCCATCACAGCAAGCATGAGGTACTCGACAAGACGCACATGCCGGCTTCGTAAGATCGGCCATCTCCTGCATCAACTGAACAAATACTTCACGACTCATCCTACCTCCAAAGTCAGGGCTTTATGGTTGAGAGCAGGGAGTGCAACTCCTTGGCATGCTCAAGCAACCAATCAGCAAGGCCGGTAGGATCATCAGGACATGGGTTGCTTTGCGAATGTATCTCGCAAAATCGAGTCAGCAGGAACACATCCTCGTGATCCTTCGCTTCCTGCGAATCGTTGAACACTTTCCCATCAGCCGTCTTGTACGCATCGACTTGAATCTTCTCAACCATGATACCCTCAATAGCTAAAGTTACGTCTCAAGAACTGCGACAAACTGCTTAAGTTTCGTACTCCAAAAGCAGTCATACCAACCTTGATCTTCAACGAAGACAGCACGACCCTCATGACCGTCCATCTCAATCATCTGCCCAATTTTGGCAATCCTTACCAACTGAGTTTCAGGTTTCGGGGGATCGAGATACTCATCCTCAAATCCCGGATAGAACTTATCGCCGACTTGAGGAATCTTAGATTCGGACATGGCACACTCTCCTATCAAATGTTCGGAAACCGATCCCGAAATTCCGAGTATGTATTATACAACATGGTATAACTGTCCGCAATGGGAGTTTCCCGGAATTTTTTCAGGGCCTGTCTGACAGCCTCAGCAAAGGCTGCGGCGGTTTTTGGGGATTCGGGCATCAAACTGAATCGGGTCACGTAATGGTAGACGTACCAACTCTCAAGCTCAGCAACGGTGGGTTTACCCCGACTATCAAACCTATCCGTCAGTGCTCCAACAGTAGAGAATTTACCCTCAACTATCTCTCCGAGCACCCGACGGATGTAAGGCTTGTAGATTCGACCGAACCTCATCTCACATTCTCCAACTAAAGACTGCAAACGTTTGCAATCGAAAAGGGTCAAACCTTCTTCTCAGGTTCGGGGAAAACAGAATCACGGTGCAGGATCAAAGCTTCAATAAGCTCGTCAACTGCTCGACGTGACTTCATCCGCATAGCCTTCGGGGGTTCACCCTTAACATTAAGGATGAAGCACACAGCGGTTGGCTTACCCTTACCGTCAGGAAGTGGGTGCCATTGAGCTATCTCATAGGACTCAATCGGCTTAGTTCGAGCATCAACATTTCGGGGAAAATCTCCCATATTACTCTCCCTTACACTTAGGGCAATCGGAGTCGTGTACTACAAGTATCGCATTTCAGATCAACCGTGCAGCAAGAGGTTAAGAACAGTTGAAAGTACTGAGAAGTCCCACCACTCAAGTCCGGCCTGCATGCAATTGCGGTATTGGCAGACAGCCGTACGACACAATTCGGGCGAAACCAAAACCCATTTGCCCCATATCTTTACCATAACAGGTTTCCGATCTTCTCCGAATAACCCCTCAGAGGGATCACTTGCCATGAAAGAACTCCGCTTCAACGTCTTGCAAGATACGGGTTAAATCATCCCGTAGAGCAGCATCTACCTCGGGGTCCGAGTCAATATACGCAGAGGTTATTAAAGCCGACATACGTTGACATGCCGCCTTCAAACGCTGCTTGCGTCTCTCAAACTCTCGCCGTCGGAACCATTTGAACCACATACTCCAACAGTCCCGAAAGGCCAGACGGAGTTCCCGTGCAGTCTCGGCCACTTCGCGGGCTCGGGTAAACCTAACAACGGCTTCTCCCAAAGCTTTCGGGACAATAATTGAATCAGGATCACTCATCGGCTATACCCCAAGCTAAGGCCCAATCTCCGGCCCAAGTATCGTGAAACTGCTCAAGAAGGGGTGGCATGCTCAAATCTTTCAGACAAGCATCAATTTTGTCAAGAGCATCAGAAGGAGACCCGTATTCCTTCATGGGAGCATGCCGTCCGGACTTCAGCAGGTACATCTCGTCAAAGCTGACCTCATCGCAGGGTCCGGGGTAATCGGTGACAGAGTACAGCAACCGCCTATGGCCATCCATCCGCTCAAGTCTGATCCCAAGTTGATTAGCCATAAGAAGTCGCTTGAGAAAATCAATACTCAGAGTGTTACTCATCACCCAACCCCTTCAAAGCTAGTGATCTGGCCGTCGAGTTCTCCGGGCAAAGACCCAACACCGATGTTTACTCGGTTAGGGTTGAAGCCTTGAGTCACCACACATCTATAGCCATTCACAGCTACGATGCGAACAGTGAACCCCTGCTCTTTTGCAAACGCTTGCAAATCTTTCACAGGCCGACGGAGAAAGCACTTCTCAATGTCAGAGAGTCGGGCCACATCAGAAATATCTGTCATAGGTCTTCCCCACTGCACCTAAATAGCTCATTACCCGATCTATCAAGTACAATACGGGTAACGTCAATTCCGCGTTTGTGATACCAAGCTACAACAGTTCGGGCCTCACCTATACCGTCTCTTACCGGATCATCAGACCACCAAGCAATTCGGGCAACCAAAACCCCATCCCCAGAAATTACTGAGATTCCGTCAGGATGGGGTTTGTAGGTACTACTAGGATCAAGGGTAGTAAACATTTTCAAACGTTCTCACTTCAGGACCGAGATTACGAAAGCAGATTTCAGGGAAGTACCTCCACCGATTCTACTCCCGGCCCGAGTATCACCAAAGGAATGCCAGAGATAGGAGAGCCCGCTACTTGCTCGTTCCATTCCCGACGCAGCATTTCCCGAACAGCCGGGCCTGCTTTGGTATTCAGAAGAATGACGTACACCCTTGGCAAAGGTTCGGGCAACCCAGAATCACCGCCCGTTTTGTGTTTTTCTTGTGTCATATCGGGTATTCTTAGTAGATTTGTGAAAACGTTTGCAATGTTGAGTAATGTATATACTTTCCCCCAACGGTGTAAACGTTAGTTTATTATAACGATATATTGACATGGTGTCAATAGTAAATATGAGAAAGTTTAAGCAACGGCTGCCGTGCTAGCACTGAAGTCGCAAGCGGCCGAGCCCCCACCGCCACCATCTACCGGAATGCCGGATTGAGGAGGACACGCATTAGGAGCCGGAGTTGTCCACGAGATCAGATCAGAACATCCCGCTGATACGCAAGTAAGAGATACTCGGACGTGGCGTACTCCCGCAGAGGTAAAGACAATCACCCCCAGCTTCCAAGTCCTACTGCAAGTATTAAACGTAGATGACTCCCACTCGCAGTCTGCAATCTTAGTCACAGTACGAGGTGTCGTAATAACACTACACGTGCCGCAAACTAGGTTTGGGGCATTGCTGATAGTTACCGTTAAGGTAGACCCGACTCCGGTACATGCGGAACATCCCCCGCCGCCCCCGCCGCAACAAGCACAAGCAAAAGTTGTTGATGGCATACCTAAACTCCGTGCAAACGTTTGCAAAAGAAAAACCCCAAGCCTCAAATGAGACTCAGGGTATTGTAGCACATTTGAGGTGATCCCGCTAGGTCACACCACGACATTTACCGTTGCGGTAGTTACTGTAATCGTCCCATCACCATTACAGGTTACTCCCGTAACTACAGTTTGGGAAGTAACATTCACAGCAAGAGCACAAGTTCCTGAGGTTACAAGGTGGGCACCGGCAAGAGCAGAGTTATCTACCATTACAGCTCCGCCCGTTCCCGTGCCTCCACTGATCTTCAAACCACATCCGGGATTGATATTAATGTTCTCACAGGAACCGCTAGTTCCATTTGTAAGACCGTCACCACACAAGCCGTCGTCAGTACTTACCCCAATACTGTTATCGGTCTCAATAGTGAGGTGGCATCCCACAAACACGTCAAGAGCACAGGACGAAGATAAGCCCGCAGCTTGCAGCCCCTTGCCTGCCAAAGTTGACTTATTGACGATCAGAGCACCATAGGACAAGGTGAGACCACAACCGTAGTTAATGTCAATCGAACACGTACCGTATCCAGCTTTCAACCCATTCCCAATAAGGTCATCACGTTTGACGGTAACTTGATCGGCTGAAATGTAGATACCGCAACCGGGATTCACATCAAGAGAGCACCCCGTTCCCCCAACAACCAGACCGTTTCCAGCTACGTCAGAGCCATTAAACGTGACAGCGTGCGTATCTGGATCGATGTAAGTACCACATCCGGTGATAACACTTAACGAGCACCCACTTCCCGCTGCGATGCCCGCACCTCCAAGGTCTGAGCCGTTTATGACAATCTGATTACCATCAAGGGCCAAACCGCAACCTAAGTCAACTTGCAGTTTATCACAAAGCTCGTCTATCTGAGTGAGAAGACCTCTGCCCGCAAGATGGTCGGTATCTACTCCAAGAGCGGTTTGATTTGCCCAACCCGCACCAGCAGTAACCTTCAAAGAGCAGTCGTAATTGAGGGCAAGAACGTATCCGGACCCACACCAAGTACTATCCAGCGAGCCCATTGAGGCCGCAGTCCATCCCATGACAATAGGACCGCCGCTAGCAGATACGGGATCAGTGTTGGGAAGTGCGGGAGTGTTACCCAGAAATACGTTATCGATCAACTCGCTTGCAATCGGAAACAATGCTTCGCCGATACCGAAATCTTGGGGAGAGGTTCCCGGAGGACACCCATCGCAAGCTCCATCGGGACCACCTAGGTAGGTATTAAACCCGAAAAATCCTCCACAAGTGTGAATGCCTAACTGACAGTCTCTCCGATGATCCGTACTAGCTCCCCAAGCGTCTGAGCCCCAACCCAATCCTCGACCGGCCATACGTTTGTCAGCACGGAGCCCGTACTCAGCATCGTACCACAGACCACATCCTACCGGAATATGAACGCGGGCCTCATTGATCTGATACGTGAGTTCTCCGATAGGGATGCCGCTGGAGCACCCTCCATTATCGTAATAGAAGTAATTGTAGGTTCGATTGATCTCAATTACTGGACCGACGGCAATCAGGTCAACAGAGTATGCCCCATTCTGCCCAAGACTGGCAAGAAGCCCGTCATGGATATTTGAAACGCAGTAAGGAGCCTGACCAAGAATACCCGGAACTGCTAGACCGGGGTCCATCGTGTCGTCCGTGCCTACCATATCTCCCGAGTAGAATGGATCGGTGTAGAACACCACGCCGGGCAAAGGGTAATACGCAAGCTTCAGCCAAGGTTTTTCACTGGCCTTACCTGTCAGACAGTCTGTGTAAATCTTCTTGTGCCCGGTGCACGTAAAAAACTTAGTCCCTTCGTCAGTAGTGACTTGGAACGTAATAGAGGCAGTCAGGGTAAAGCTGTTAGTAGCTGTGGCCGCAATCTCGACGACTACTAACTTGTCATTCTGCTGAATGATTGATACGCCGCCTACCGATCCCTGAGCGATCGCATAGTTCACAGCATAAATTGTGATCGGTGCCCCATCATCAGCGGTGCACGAGTACTGAGCATTCAGTGTGTACATCTGCTTATCGCAGCACATCATATGCTCAGGACCGTCCAGAGTAATCCGAACTCCGAACTTGTCACAGATTTGACTGTCGTTGTTGCTCGGCTTTTGAGGCTGCTTAGACTTGTTACCTCCGGGACAGTCGTAAGTGGCCTGCCAAGTATCCGACTTAGCTCCAACTCCACCGTGAGTGTTATACGCAATCACCCGCCAATAGATGGTCTCACCGTACCATACATCGGTGATATACTTCAGCGTGTAGGTTGTGTACAGGTTGCCGGAGTCAGCAACTTGCAGGGCTCGTAACGTAGGCCCACGGAAGCTAGAGTTGTTACACCACTGAAGGATGTAATACTCCGCTCCCGTTACTGAAGTCCACACCAAGTCAATACCGCTGTTCCCACCTTCCTCAAACGGAGTGCCGTCAAGCAGCCAGTCGATATTTTCTACGCACATATTCGTATTATTGCGGGGAGCAATTAACAACGGAATATCAAGTGCGTAGTCGTACCTCCAATCTCTCGAAGGCTGGATGGCGTAACTGTACAGATATTGACTTACTTCGGAACCCATGCTTACCCCTCACACTCGGGATTGTAATCTACATCGATACTCAATACTTGCAGCATTCCTGAAACGTCAAAGAATCTGCTCCTGACCGTGGGTTCATCCAAAGTGGAGAAATACACGGTCAGGGTTTCTCCCCAATACCCAACAAACGTGTAGCCTGTTGGGGTTGAGGTATTGTACAGGGTCCAGAGAGTCTGATACTCCGGTGGTGTACATCCCGGAATGGTGAAAGGAAGAGTTCCCTCACCATGCACAATCTGAGGATTCGCGTACTGAATCACAACACCGTTAGCAGTTGCTGTCGTGGTGTTACGCTTCTTCGGGATGTACGGCTTGTATGAAAACTGAACGGGCAGGTTAGTGCCATTCAGCGTAGCAATCTTAGGCCAAGTCATGTGTCGTCACTCTTAACTGAAGTTTTGCAAACGTTTGCAAGTTTAACGAGTTCCCTTGGCAGCAAAGGCATCCCCGATGACATTACCGACATGACGCTTCATGTCAGCAAGACCGTACGAGGTGTTTACGTGCATGGTCATACTTCGATGGTCGTTAATGGTCGAAGATGACCCAACTTGAGTCGGAACTCCCGCAATCATCGGATGAGGTCTGGGGTGAACCAAAGTTCCCAAACTTAGCCCCGACATTTGCGGGCCAAACTTAGACAGCACTGACCCGATTCGATTGATACCTCCCCGAACAGTATCAACGTTCATATTCCAAACATCGACCAGTGAAGGGCTATGCTTAGTTTCGGGGTCCATCTCATGCTTAATTTGCTCCATCGTGGAGATTACAGCATCGACGATTTGCTGGGCCGCTCCCTGCCACGCTGCCAAAAAGGCTGACGACCATTTCTCAGGAGCGAACGTGAATTCGTTCTGAATACTATCCAAAGCGTTAATGATATTGTCGCGTAACTCGTACACGCCGTCAATAAGGGGCTGAAACTTGTCAGACCCGAATGAGGTGGCTAGCGTTTCTCCTACGCTGGAAATCCGCTCCTGCAATTCCTCAAAGCGGGAGAAGATAGTATCAAGAGCCCCGTCAATCGTCTTGCGAAGATTAACAGCAGCTCGGGCCGAATTCCGTACCTGATTCTCATGGACTTTCATCCCGAGATCGGATGCTTCCCCAAACGGGTCTTCAACTCCGGCTTGATTAGCCCGAGCACTGGCAAAAGCTTTAGCTACTCGTGCAGCGTTCTGAGCCTGAAGGGCACGGTTTTGAGCAACTGCGTCGGTAGGACGTGCAACAGCCTTAGCCGCTTTATTCTGGGCTTGACGTTCCAACTCCAATGCTTTCAGAGCAGCCATCTCAGCCCGATGCTCCTGATCCCGTCGAATAGCTGCAATGGCCTGATACAAGGCGTACAACTGCTCGACCGAATGAACCTGCTTTGCGAGTGATTGCTCAGCAGCTTTCTCAGCATCCCCGAGAACATCCTTAGCCTTTTTCTTCTTGGCCTGAGCGTCTTCCTTGATACCCTTCTCACGCATCGCTTGGGCTTTGCGTTCAGCAGCCTCCTCAGCCGCTTGACGTTCAGCCGTGATCTTAGCGTCGTTTACGCCGTCAAGCTGATACAAATCGTCAAGCTTTTTCTTTTCCTCCTCAAGAAACTTCTCAGCTTCCTTCTTAGCCTGTAGAGTGTGATTACCCTTCTCGCGGGCAGCATCAGCTTCGAGGTCGAGCAAGTGAGCTTTACGCTTCTGCTCAGCCTGCTCCATGATCTTAGTCTTCTTATCCTCAGTATTGGCCTGATTCTTGATAAGAAGCTCGTCTACTTTATCACGATCCTCCCGCAATTCCTTAACCCTGAGTTCACTCTCGATCCGATTAGCGTTGGCTGCCTGCTGAGCATCGTTCAACACCTTCAAACGCTTATCGAGTTCTGCAACCTTTTCAGCGTTATCCTTGTGAAGTTCTCGCTGCTCCTTCAGCTTCTTAATCTGATCGTCAAACCGGTCGTTCATCGCTCCAGCAGCTTCCATACCTTCAATCATCGCAGAGAGTTGCTCCCTACGCTGCTTGAGAATCTCCTCGTTTTTCTCCTTAAGTTGGTCAGCTTTTTGAAGCTCGCCAGCCGTTCCCGTTTGCTTAGGCTCGTCAATGGAGTCAACAGCACGCTGGAACTTGTTCTCACCCTTGCCCATCGCCTCTTGAGCAGCTTTAGCTTTGTTAATTGCTGCTTCGTATTCCCGCAACTCGGCAGAAAGCTTTCGGAACCCGTCAGCATCCTTATCGAGCATGCCGGGGTTATCTTCCAACGCTTTGTCGAAGTCTTTAAGGTTTCGTTCAGCAGTTGCAAGAGTGTCCCGCCATCGACGTACGACCTCGGTCAAAGCACGGATACGTTCTCCGGCCTGAGCATAAAGATCGGAATTGGGAGCAAGATCACGCTGGGCCGCTTTTGCCTTAGCAAGCTCTTGCTCAGCCTTAGTGAGTTGAGCCTTCGTAGCATCTACAGAGTTCTCAAGATCGCCCCGCATGTTCGGGTTACGATCCATCAAATCCCCAAGCTTCCCAAATTCTGAAGGTTTGAGGTGGCTTTGACGCTCCAACAGTGAGACGAGTTCCTGCTGCTCTTTGACTACCTTTCGAGCATTCTCAACCTGTTCCCCACTACTCTCAGTGAAGGCGTCGGCCCGAAGCTTCAACTCATCGAAGATTGCTACGAGTTCATCGTAGGATTTCTTGACCTCAGCCGCTCCTCCGCTGGCCTCACCTAACAATTTCTCAGAAAGATCGAACACTACCCCCAATCCGGGGATAACCAATTTCAACCCTTCGTAGATCAGCTTCAGGTTTTTGACGATGATCGTCGAAGCGTTAATTACAGCTTCAGCGATCTGCCCCATAATCTGAACAAAAAGATTGCCAAAGTCAGAAACTTTTGCGGGGTCAAGATTCTGAAGGGCTTCCTTCCAATGACCGAGAGCACCCCCAACGGCGGTATTAAGTCCACTAAAGGCTTCCTGCACCCCGGCGAGAGCAGTAGGAAATCCTTCCTGCATACCTGCGATAAAGGGCTCAATTCCCTGAGTCCATGTCAGAGATGCAATCTCCTTGAGTTCGTCGAAGTGCTGGCCCAACGATATTAGGATGGGAATGAGCAACCCGGTAAAGGCCGCAGCAAGTCCCGCCCCGATAGCAACTTCGATATTTCCGAGGGCTGCAATGACAGTTCCTGCTGCCGCTGCAAGGTTACCCAAGGCCATAACGGTTACGCCGAGAGGCACGCCGACAGCAGCGACTGCCGCAGCGAACGCGGCCAATCCTCCAGCAACCGTGCCAATAGTGGCGACGATTTTGGAGTTTTCACTTGCCCAAAGTTGGAACTTAATAATGAGTTGCGTAGCAGTCTTAAGAACCTCCGAAATCTGCTGCTTCATAGCATTAAAGACTTCGATGTTCAGATTCTGCAAAGCAGACCGCAACTCAGCCCATGTTCCCCTGACGTTCTGTAGTCGGATTGCAGCCTGATCTGCGGCAGAGCCGAGATTGTTCTGCAAAGCTTCAGTCATTTTGGCAATGGCCTCAGTCGTAGTGTTCTTCAAGCTGAGCATAGCTCGGCCAGCGAACGCTCCGAAGAAGTCCATCATATCAGCAGTAGATACACCTACACGCTGAAACTCCAACACAATCTCAGTGAGCGATTTAACCTGCGGATCAACAGCAGCAAAGCTCGACCCGTATCGTCGAAGCATCTCATCAGCTTCGTCAGCCTTCTTACTTAACTGCTGGAAGACGTGGGCCAGACCGGTGCCGGCCATCGAACCTTTCAAGCCTGCATTACCTAGCAGACCGATACCGGTGGACACGCTTTCAATACTTTGACCCAAGGCAGCAGCAAGCGGGGAGGCGTATTTCAACGTCTCCGCCATGTCGCTGATGTTAATGGTCGAAGCAGAAGCAGCAGCCGCCATAGCATCTACGACGCGGTTCAAGTCTGAAGCTCTCAGACCGAACGCATTCATAGAGTCGGCAGCATGGTCAGCCGCAGCCCCGAGTTGCATCTCGCCGGCAGCCGCCAAATCAAGCACAGGTTTGATACCTGCCAAGATTTGACTAGACGTTAGGCCCGCTTGACCCAACGACTTCATAGCTTCGGCGACGGCAACAGGGCCGTACTTACCGTTACCCAAAGCACGGGCAGCATCGGTCAGGGTATCGAAGTTACCTTTAGCATCGCCAATGTCTTTTGCGAGATCATCGACAACGGCCTTGACCGCTGACATGGTTTGCTCGAACTTACTACCGTCCAGAATGGTAGGAGTGAACAACCCTGTCAAAGATGCTGAGAGAATGGCGGCAGACGCACCAAATGAGGAAATACCGCGACCAACGCTGGCCACGGTATTTCCAAATTGGTTTACAGCCGCACCGAGAGCACGAAGGCCGCTGAGGGCTCCGCTAATGTCAGCGACAACACGGATTACCGCTTGACCTAAAGTGTCGGTGAACGCCACGAGTCACCCCTTGCTGTTGTAGCTGAAAATTCCGTCGGTATCGACGAAACTTGGGCCCTCGAAATCAGGCACCAGCGAGGGTTGCGTCCTCTTTCCTCTAATGGTAGGTTTCAGAGTATTCAAAAACCCTTCAATGTCAGAAGCGGGTGCCATCCCCGAGGATGCTCTTTGGATCAGGCAGAGTAGGCGACGGTCGTAGTATCGCCGTATCTCTATCTGATTCTGCAACTCTTTTAACTGATGGTAGGACTTGCTGATAATATATTCAACAGTCCAACTATACTCCCGAGCTAACTCGTCTACCAGTTGAGCCGCATTGTTTACGGCGAACTCGGCTTCAGAGCCTGAAGAGTCGGGAGAATCATTTGAAAAAGCTGCTGAATCTCCGCAAAGTCAGTCACATGGGCAAGCGAAGTTCCGATCTTCACCCAATCAGAAATGGGAAGATTGTTGAACTTACTCACATCGATCCCAGTCGCTGCGGCGGCGAGGGACTTCAACACGTCCATCAGCTTGGGATCAGTGAGAACGGCGGACACCCATGCGAAGGGGTCAGCTTTCGGGCCGAGCTTTGCCGCAAGGGTTTGGACTTCCCCTAAAATCGCCACGAGTGACTGACTCATTCCGAGCAGACTCTCAAGCGACAATTCTTTGACGGTGATTTTGCCCAAAGTCTTGGTAACAATGGTCTCGCCCAAGTTGAACATACGCTCAGCTTCGGAGAGAACCTTACCGCCAACAGCTTCAACGTCTGCCTTGATTGCGGATTCAATACTCATGTTCGTACCTCTTTCGTATCACGTTTGGGCATCTTCAGAATGCCGTGGATCAGATCACGGAGATCATTCTGCTTTTGCACAAACAGTTTGGGCTCGACCGTAGTCTCACCATTTGCATAAGATAGGACGAGGGCAGTCATGTCCCGCTCATCCAACGGAACATGAAACGAGAAGAACACAGTCTTCCCTTGACCTTCGACGCTTAACAATTTCACACCTGTCCGACACCAAAGAAAGGCCGCTTGTGCCGTATCTTTGGTGCGGAAGGTGGTTGACGGCTGATTTGTGAGAGGATCAATCGTATCGGTGCTCATACTCTTACTCCAGTGCAAACGTTTGCAAACCACTCAGTTTGCGTTAGACCGTATCCCCGTAAGGAATACTGACAGTGATCGTACCAGTGGCCGCAATGTTAGTCAGAGCGGTCAGGGTAACCTGAGCATACTTGCCGGCGAAGTTCCAAGTGAACGCACCGTACCCATCACCGACATGGCGGGGATCGTACTGATCGTAACCCTTCACGGAAGAGTCGCCGTTAGTGTTCAGATCAGCACGCTCAATGGCGATGAACTGGTCGATGGCGTCTTCCAGCACCGAGCGAATCATCTTACTGGTGGTCAGCAGATGTCCCGAGTCGGTAATCGTGAACTTCACGATATTGCCCGAAGGGTTACTCTTGGTGACCGTGAAGTCACCCATACCCCCGGCGAATGAAAAATCATGTCCCATGCTTTGAAACTCCCAAACTCAAGAACTGGAGTGCAAACGTTTGCACTTCCTACAACTGTCCCTCACGGAACAAGCGGAGAGCATCACTTCTCATCCGCTTACGACTCTGCCACTGCTTTCTTCGAGCAGTAGCAACCGCAGCCAATGCCGTGTTCATGTTACCCAGCCGTCGGGGCAGAGCACGGAAAGCCTGCAATTCCTCATACGTCGAAATGCCGAGATGATCCACCTCAGTCTTAACGTATGAACCTGTCTCACTACTTGCCGTGTGACTCAAGGATCACCCCCTTTACGAGTCAATGATCGTCCCGAAGACTCCACTGGAATTCTTCAAGACTTCAAACTCCATCTCGAACATGGTCTCTTCCTCACGCTTCATGTTGTACTCCTTCTTGCCGAAGGTGGTACAGTTGGAGAAGGTGAAGGTACGGGTTCCGCATGACGGAGACACACCAACGAGAACCAACGCCACCTGATCCGTCCAACAGGCAGAGTTGTATCCGAGGGTCAACGTGCTGCCGCTCAAGTTAGCGGAGGGCATCATAAACGCCTGTCGGATACGAGCCAGAGTCACCTCCAGCACCGTAAACTTCACGTACATGCGTTCAGAAGTACGGTTTTTCTTGACCACACCAATAGCCTGATCGGCCATGATGTCAAGAAATTCAGGCTCGTAGCGAACCTGACTGCCGCCTTTGGTGTACCCAACATCACTTCCGTTGATCGAAACCTGTGCGGCTCCAACCAAGATGTTGTTAGCATTTCCAGACATTTAACTCTCCAAACTGAATCAACTACAGGGGCCGTCTGACCAAACAGCATCCGCATGAACTTCGGTGCTGTAACATTTCAAGTTGTCATCATACTCAAGAATCTTACCGTAACCCTTGTAGGTCGTGCCTTTGTTTACAATACTGGAGTTTGTGAAGTTCCAATAGTCACGAGGCGTTTGATTACTCAGGAGAGCCTTTACTCGTCCAGCAATTTGCATGCACTTTACCGGATCAGAGGAGATCGCAGTAAAAACTATGCGTGCTTTCTCAACTGCCGATACATCAGGAGTCAATGGGGTGGAGACCATAGCATCTACGGCAAGGTAAGGCTTTTTGCCTACCGTAGTGGGATGCCCTCTACCTATCCGAAAGTCAGGCGGGGAAACAGTATGCTCAGTTAAGCTAACAAGCTGCCCGTCGCCTCGAAGTTTTTGAATGATTGCATTGTACAAAGCGTCCAGCATACTAGAACCTCGCTAAGACGCCAGCAAAGAACGCATCCCGTGTTGCTACCCACGCGGGCACAAGATACGGGTGAGGTTTATTTCCCTTTGACTGAATTGCTCGGATAATGTTCCATGCAATCCTTGCAGCTATTACGGGATCAGGCGTAATTCCCTTAGCCATTACCCATGCGGGCATCTGCCTAATTTCCGCCGCACTCATTACGCGAGGAAGACTTCCCTCCTCCACGAACAATCCGTACTGAACTCCCAAAGACCCGATTACGAGAACTGCACCAGTGTTACTTACTGTAACTGAGGGAGATACTCGCTGATGCAACCCACCTCGAAAGACTGAGGTGTTAGCTCTGATCTGAGCTTGAACCGCAGGCACTACCGTATCGTACGCTGAAGTGAACATGGCCTGCCCCAATCTTTGGGGAAATGAGGCCATCATCACAGCAATGCGAGCGTCAATAGTACCTAAACTATCCAGAGTTACTGAGAGTACTGCGGTCACTTGTCACCAGTCCATAGGTGCATAACTACTGAAGTGTGGTTATGGTTGCCTACGTGATCGATCTCCTTCTTGGCGTAGATCACCTGACATACCTCGCCTTGGTCAAGAGGAGCCGGAATACAATTGGCGTTTAGGGTGATGAAGCATCCTTTGGGGATACTGCTTGGGGCAACTACAACTCGCCAATGTTCCCCGGTTGCTTGACCAAAAAGTTCGTTTTCGTCTTTGTCCACCATCCGGGAGATTCTAGCCCTAAGCCCAGTGTAGAGATTAGTTCTAGCTCCTCCCGGAATAACGCCCCCTGCCCCGTCGTCAGCATCCGCCAGTTTGTAAACGTCAATCTTGTGAGGCAGACCAAACAAGGGAATTGCGGGCATAGATCACCGTGCAAACGTTTGCAAAATCAACCGCAGTATCTGGGATCAGAAGCCTCTTCATCCGGAGTCTTCTCACGAGTTGCGACAGTTGGGACTTCAGCCGAAGAGATGTCGAGATAGTACTGCTTCCCTACCTCAAACTGATCGAATGCGGCCTGATTGATCGTTCCCATCGACAACTCGCCGTAAGGCGTGTAGTGAAAGAACGCCTCATTCTCAGCACTGCCGTCGATCACCGCTCTCAACTTGACCTGACCGCCATCGCAGTCTGGAGCAGTCGCGGGGATTTTTTCGTAGCACGTAAACTTCGCACGAACCGACATGAGTATCTCCTATAGGACTTTCAGTTGCGAACAGTAACCAAACGTACAAGAGCACCAACAGAAAAGGAGCAGCTCCAAGCAAAATTCCCAACAGTATCAAACCCCAATTTTTCATGTTAGTGCACCAGTTTGATCCGGTTACCGTCATAGGTCTGCTTCTGATCGGGCACCACGATGAACATACCGTTATGGTTGATGTGCTTCTCAAGCAGCAAATCCACCTCAACGTACCCTGTCGTAATTCCTTGAGCTGCTCGACCTTTGAACGTCACGAGATAGTCAGGCCACTGAGCTTGAGCAATCCCGTCAGGAATCATTTGAGTTGATCCCGGCATGATCCTCTCAAGAGTGAGCAAAACTACTGCCCGTCTGATTGCCGCAGGGCAGGTGGCATTGCCCCACGTTCCCGCAATCACGATGTTTTGCTGACCTCGGGGCCAAACACCCGACCTACCAAAGTTGTAACGCGGATCACCGCATTCCTGTGTCAACTCGATATGGTAGGGATACACCACGAAGTCAGTGGGTTGGTAAGTGTACATCACCTGACTGCCGGGATCAACATCCTCAATCGAGGTGACACTCAACAACTGGTAGGGAATCTGAGGGACAAAGTGCAGAGAATAAAGGCCCGATCCGTCGAACTTATTCGTCTCTGTCTTAACGTAAAAGATGTCCCCCGTAACTAATTCCACCACCTCTTCAGCCAAAGCAATGTCGTCCTCAATATCAACGTCAGTCAACCCCGAGAGGTCGATAGGCTGACCAGCAACTTTGAAGTTTCGGACATCTGCTACGGTTGCGTAGTTTCCCATACGGTCCACCTAGAAAGAGGTACGTCCTGTAACACCCCAGTCAACAGTAGCATTCCCGCTATCACCCTTGATAAACACTCGGCGAATACCGCCCTTCTCCATGCGAAACGTTTGGGTAGCTCCCTTACGCACGCGGAAGAAGTCAACAGGAGTGCTGTTGCTGTCCGTAGATCGGGAGTGCAGGCCCGCCACGTTCACAAGGGCGTCCTGCGTTGAAGTTGAAGGCACCGTCACGGTGAAGAGGGTGCATCCAGTATCTCCGACATAAACTTCTTGCCCAGTGGAGCTGACGGTAGTCGTGTTGGCGGTAACTGCCATGATCGTTGATGCTCTCGCTCGTAAATGGAAAGTTTGGTGTACAGATCGATCTTTTCGTCAAGTCTCTTCAGGCGTTCCTGTTGAAGTTCTTCCCGAAGTACGATCTCTCGCTCGATCCCATCAAACTTTACTTGGTATTCAGCAGTAGCCCGCCGTATGGCAGGCATATCTCCGTCGATCTTATCCAATCGCTGCTGTAAAGGCTGTTGGTATAGGTATCCCAAAGACCCCATGATACCGATAACAAGGCCAGCCCACGCTGCGATCGTCTGCCAGTTCGGTTTGTTACTAACACTGACCGAACTGGCAAAAGTTTCAAAGCCCTTAGCTAACTTGTCAAGCCCGAGTGAGATATGAGCTACCTCGGACTTGACGCTAGCTAGCTGTTGCCCGAACCCTTGAACATCATCCTCAATGTCGTTGATTCTACTGTGAAGTACCCTGTTCTCCGTTACGGGGGTCTCGTCCATCTCAAGACCTCCTTTCCGGGGGCTCTTGCCTCCGCTCATAGGTGAAGCTTTCTACGCAAGTCGTTCACGGATTGCCCTAGTGACGTTTTCAAAGTCACTCACGTTTACCCTACTTACGTTTTTTGCCGTTCGTAATTCACAACCAGCCTCAGAGATAACCAAGAGTCCATCGTACTCTAAGTTCTCTGACACATTCTTACTCCGTTCCACATCATATAGATCGGCTAAGAACTCGTACAAACGGTCAGCAAGTGGGATCGACCCAACCAAAACAATCTTGCGTCTTCGAGCAGGCAGCGGCCTTTTTATCTGCTGCTTATCAGGAGTATCCTTGAAAGGGGTGGCATTCAACACGTCTTCTGGAGTAAGTGCCTCCAGTGCGTCCAATGACCTCCGGTCTTTCTTATCCAAACTTCGAGTAGGCTCTCCGACTAAATCGAATCGGTGAACACCTCTCAAAGAATCGTATCTCGCAATCACATCGTCGGGGTGGGTCGAACTAAACAGTACCACTCCGGGTACGCCTAGCAGGCCGGCGATGTGTGCAAATCCTGAATCATTTCCAATGAAATATCGGAACGTGGCAAGCTTCTTGGTCTGAGTTACCAAATCTTCGTAGTAATCACTCAGCTTCCAAATTCCGCATTTCTCGTCGTTAAACCCGTAATCGTCACGGGTTCCAAGCCACAACACTTCTAGCTCTCGGGATGCCAGCATGTATGCTAACTTATCCCAATTTGAATAAGGCCAACGTCGGTTCGGGTTACTTGCTCCGGGGTGAAGTGCCACACATGCTACCGGTTGAGGCTTAAACGTAAATCCCAAATACGATCCCGGCTTGACTAACGTGCCCACCCGCTCGCTAATCAATTCGTAGTAATCTTTGGCCTTCAAGCTTCGGGCGTTATTCAGAACACCTGCGAAGTCAATGACCACATCATACTGAAAACGTGTTTCAGGCTCATTCCAACTTGCAACGGGGTATGCCTTACGAATGCCTGAGAGTATCGCAGCATACTTAACTTGGTGAGGCAGAACAAAGGCGTCAACGAAACAAGACCGCCCGTCGAGGGCTGAAGCTGTGCCCCCTATAGCCATCGTAATGTCACCAACTCCGCCAACAAACTTCAACGCAACTCTAAGAGGGGGACCATCTGACTTACTGAACCACCCGTCAGGAATCGAGGCACGAGGTTCTTCCCCATCCACTACCTTGAACCCATCCATGTGCACCTCACAAGGAAGAGGCGGCTACCGGAGATTTCGCTCACAGTAGCCGCCCAAACATCGGGGATTAGCCGGTATAGTCGGAGCCACTCAGCGAAACATTCTTCGCCATGATGACCAACTCCGTATTCTCAATCTCGAAGTCCACTCGGAAGTGGATGGTCACTTCCCACACGTCCTGACGCGGGCGGCGGTCGAACTCGATCGTGATGTCCCGCTGGACAAAGTAGATCAGGTTCTTGAGCGGGGTCAGCCAAATCTGGCATCCATCCGTGCCGATGGTGCCGAAGCTCAGGTCTTCGGGCATCAGCGGGACTTCGAGCATCGGAATGCCCCACGGGCCGGGGACCAGACCCGAAGACAAGGCCGAGTCGCCACCCACGGTTTCACGATCCGACCAGTCCAGCTTCCACTTATCAGCAGGCCCCGACGGAACGATCCACACGTAATCGGGTTTCGCAACGCGATAACGCGAGGGAATCCGACGCTTCATCTCGTAGTAGAGCCGCTTGCTCGGAGCATCTCCACTTGCATCCACCTGCTGAGCACTGGGAACGTTGGCCAGCAAAATCTTGCTGAATCCGTCGTTCACGCCGAGCAGGTTGTTCTCGTCAGACTGAGAGTCGCCGGTCGCGAGCGTGCTATCACCTTCGATGGCAGCCAACTCAGTATCGATTGCCATACGCTTCGAGAACATCCCGAGCAGAGTATCGCGGGCTCCGCCCTTCTCAAGGTTATCCTCCATGAAGTCCGTCTTCAGATCGAAGGCCGACCGATACTTCTCAGTATCATAGGTCACGACCTTCTCAGTCGGAATACGAGTGGTTGCCCGACTCGTAGTGCTGGCACCCTGCGTCACAATGGTGCCAAGGTCCAACTTGTTGATTTCGCCCTTGTTCGTATCCGTACGAACCACCCGCACATTCTTCATCAGAATGGCTTCATCGACGACCATGTCAATGAATCGATTCGCTTGCTGGCGATTCAGAATGGAGTTCGGCAACGAAGTCTCGTCAATTGCCGACTTCGAAAACATCTGGCCAAGCGGAAGCTTGATTTCAGCAGTCATTCAACACCCCAGAAAAAAGTGACCCTTGCAAACGTTTGCAAAGCGACAATGCAGTTGAGATTGGAACTTACTTCTTGGTGAACGCAAAGATGTTGTCGAACACCGAATTCGGCGACTCAGCAACAGTCTTCGACGTGTCAATACGCTCATCCCGAACAATCGGGGCCGGAGTCGTCTTTGACACGGTATCAACAGCCTTCTGCACATCCGCGACCACTTTGACCAGCGGAGCCAAAATGGCCTGCAAGGCTTCGGCGGACTTCGATACGGTAACGGGGTCCGATACGACTTCGTTTTTAGCCGTTTCGACAGCCGGAGTCGTCACAGGAGCGGCAGCGGGTGCAGCCGTCGGAGACTCAGCCATCTTGGTGGCAATACTCTGCATACCCTCAGAGAGGGTCGTCATGGACTTGGTCATCTCAGCGAAGACCGGGGTCAAAGCGGCAGTGAGTCCTTCAACCGTCTTAGTGGCAAGCATCTCGCCCAAATTCTTCATCGCGGCTTCGGCAGACTCAGCGGTCTTGGAAGCAACGCACTCGTCCTGATCGGGATCGTAGGTCTGACTCGGCCCACAGTCCTTTTGAGACTTCTTCTTGCCCGCAGCGTTCGCGACGTCAGTCGCAGCAGGAGGATTCACAACAGTACCCTCAGCAGCGGGTGCCGTTTTGGCAGCTTCAGTCATCGTCCCTTCCTTTTCAAATAAAGCGAGTTTTGCAACAAGTTCAGCACCTAAAGCACGTTCGTCCCACGCAATCGTACTCATAGGAGGTGCAGCAGTTTCTCCGGCAATCATCTCCACCCCATCAGCCATCTTAGTCAATACCAAGGATTTGGCCGCAAAGGATGACACAGGCTTCAAAGATGCGTAATAGAAATCGCTATCCTCACGCAAGTCACATGGGCAAACGCCATGACACTTTAGATACTCTGAAGCTACTCCAGCCCCCTCAAAGCGGGACTTGGCAACACGAACTCCCTGAACACTCTTACCGACAGTGAATGTAGCGTTGGGGTTGTTGGGAACGTTTACAAGACTAACTTCCCACAAATCAATGCCGGTCAGACGACGTATGATCTCACTGTTTTTTCCCACAACGTAATCAACTTGAGCCAATCCCCTCCATGAGAAGGCTCCCAGCTCTCCCCGAGCAACCATCTGAGCGACATCCCATCTAGTCACCTCGGCGGTTACAAACAAACCACGGTCCCCAGCAGTCAAATTGGGAACCTTAGCTTTCGGAAAAGTATTAACCTGCTCTCCGCTAACAGCGTCGAGGATGGCCCAGTTAGCATCGTCTCCAGCAATGGAAGCAAGCTTAGCAACGGTCAAGGAAAGAGGTCTTCCGACTCCAACCTTATTACCGAATTCATCGTTCCAGTAAGCATGATTCACCAGCATCGTCGGAGCCGACATAAACTGCTGAATCGAGAAGCCATCAGCGGGAACAAAGTCCCCACTGCGGTCCTTACTCTCCACAGACACAAATCCTTTAATCGCTAAAGGTGTCTGAGTCGCATCCACCTCCTCCAGCACAAAGCCCACAGGGGAGCTAAGCATCAGAAGCTCTTTACCGTCAGCATTTGCCATGCTACACACCTGTGAGGAAATTGCAAACGTTTGCACTATTTCAACTTAGTTACCAGCAGGGAAATTCGATGCTTGGCAGCTTTTGCCCCACCCGACCACGTAAACTCAAATAGAGCGTCGTGCTCCTCAACCCCACCGAGCCCGATAGAGCTTACAATAGGATTATCTGCGGGAGCCAAGTCCCACACTAATACCCCACTATCATCCACAGTCACTCCATTAGCGTTTAACACATTCTGACTATTTCGAGAGTTAATATAACTCCCATCAGCAGCAGTTAGCGTCAACACTAATGAAAAGAGATCGGCCCCAGAAATGGGGTCACTATTCTCATCCACCAGAGTAGCAGAGTATCTAGCAGATGTTCCCTGATCTACCTCAAAGGTTGTGGTCATGCTGCCGTCACTGTAAGAGTCCCAGTTACAGTCAAAGTATCACCACTGGCCACCTGCCGAGCGATACCTCCAGTAAACATTGATCCTCCGTACAGAGTTCCGGTAGTACCGCTAACACCGCTATCGTCAGCAAGAAACGCCCCGAACACGTATGACGAAGCATTGACGGTGAACACTGCGGGAGAACCCGAATTACTCACAGACCCCGCAGAGATGCTGCCCGGAGTCCAAGCAGGTCGAGTAGAGTTACTGAACGGAGTAACACTTACAAACGAATGCGAGGCCATCGTGTCAGCAGGACGGGGATCGAAGGCTACCCCAGCCCCACTTACAGTTGTCCCAGCCGTAGCCGCCAGAGTAACTTGGCCAGCATTAGTATAAGCACTGATCGTAGTGTAAAGATCGGCTCCAGCCGCTCCCGCACCACGAACAATGATATGCAAGCCAACATCACCGGATGCAAACGGATTACTTGCCGAAGTCAAAGTAGCCGACGATGCCGTCATCGCACCGTCAGTAACTTTAGCCCCAATAAGCCCAACGTACCATGCGGGCGAAGTCAAACCAGTCTTAACGGTTGCGTCAAGCAACTTATTGAGGCCCGCGGTGGTCACTAACCCCAAGGCGATCCAACTGCCGTATGGCACTAGCAGCGACAACGCTACAAACAGCCCCAATAGCGGAAGGATATTGCCAGCAATCACCACTGGGAGGTTTACATCATCCGTCCAGCGAAGTTTCCCATCTGAATCTCTACACTCAGACTTGAAGTTCAAAACGGTAGTCTGACCGAACAAGCTGCCGGGGGTATAGGCACGGTACAGAGCGGAGATCAGTTGAAACAGCCACTTCATATGTGCCACCCTCAAGGAAGAAATGTTTCGTCAGTTAGATCGCTATCTCGAAGCGTCTCATCAATCATGTCACCTTGCGTGAGAGATTCGATGGACATTAGAGCTTGCTTAAAAGCTTCGCCCAACACCCTCAATACGTTAAACGTTCGTCCGGAGACCCCAGCAAGCTCCAGTTGGGACAACACGGCTAGGGCAAAACTCTCAATGTAATGCTTGCCGGCAGAAAACGCAATCTCGGCCGAAATCCCTAAGGTCATCTGATCCGCGATTGAATTTGACAACTGCCCCAATAAGCCAGCCCGAACGATCTCAGTTAGACTACCCACAAGCTCATTTTGAGCCGACATTATCTCACTAGCTACGGCATCAGATTCAATAACCTCGTGAAGTTGATTAACCGCAGTCAGAAGAAGTTCGCACACCGAGTTCGCAGCAAATGATACCTCAGCACTCACAACCCCTGAGGTAGCATACAAATTTGCGACACTTAACTCAAGGTCGGCTACAACTCCCACCACATCACCACTCTGTAGGTTGCCAGTCGCTGAGGCACTGAGACTTCCAACTACCCCAACCCCTACTGAACCTGACGCACTACTGACAGACGGTAAATTGATAGCTTCAAAACCCTGCCGCGTAACAGAACTCAAAAAAATTGCAAACGTTTGCAAAGTTAAGGAGTCTGAAAAACCCCGCAGTTCAGTGCCCCAATCCCCTTCAAAGTACCTTTCCTCGACAATCGCGTTACCGCAAAAGATCATCATTGAAAAAGCATCTCAACAAAGGTCGGATCAGCTCCAGTAGCCGTAAACATATACATCGCTACGTTAGCGTTGGTGTCAGCGGTGCTTAGATTGATACTGTATGCCCCGCTACCGATACCCGAGGGAGAGTTATCACAGGCCCCAAACGCTGCACCGTCCAAACTTCTCTGAGCCGTCACAGTCAAACCGGGAGTCGGGGCCTTAGACGTTGAACTTCGCATAATGAAGCCGAAGTTACTTATCGCCAATCCCTTAGCCGCTACAGGTACTTTACCTCCAGCAGCCTGATCGTTAAAAGTCATCAACTCAAACTCAAGAAGCACGGGTAACATATTAGTTACACCGTACACTCTGAGAGCTACCGAAGTTGCCCCAGCAGCAAAAGCAGCGTCAGGGGGAGCAAACTCATGGGCTCCGGTTAAGCTGCCGTCCGCACACCAACCCCCACTTGTGAATACTCCGAGGGTTTTCGTAACAACGCTGATTGAGGTCCAAGACGATGATCCCTTACGACGATACTCAGCAGTTAGGCCGGAGGCGTTGTAAGCTACAGATAATCCAGAACCGTCAGTCTTACTAGTATCCCTCACGAACACAGGTATAAGATTACTGGCAGTGCCCGCAACAATTTTGCGACGGCTCATTCGTAGCCTCCGTTGAAATTAGGCTGGTGGAGGATGCCGCCCGATCCGCCACTCGCCTGCGACTGCAATGCCCCACGGTCCACATAAGCCTGATTCGACCCGGCATTCAAGAACAATCCCGGATACCCATTGGCCTTCATGTTCGAGCCACTCAGGCGGAAATCCCTACCCGGCTGATTCACATACTGAGGGTCGAGAGCGAGATCATTCGGACCAGCAGAGATGTTACTGTAGTTTGAGGTGTTGCCATAGAAGTTGTTGTAGTCGATGAGTTTCTTCATCCGGTCGCTGGTTGCAGTCACCCCGCTCGTGACGATCATCCCGAATTTGCTCGCACCGGCATGGTTCGAGATGATGTTGTTGTAGGCCGACCAGGTCGCAACAGCCGCTTGGGAGGCGAAATTGATTCCGTGCCCATGTCCAGCGTCGATGGTGTTATTGAAGAATTCGCAACCGTACGTCGCTGAGGCTAAAGAGAGTGACACTGAATCGCCCCAAGAGCCAGAAATAATGTTTTGATGCGCACGGTGCATAAATCCAGATAGCGATAGCGCCACACCTCCAACGTCGTGAATATAGTTCCCGAAAACGGTCGCCCCGTAGCTCCCAGGCGAAACCCCGTCAGCGCCAGAAGACGCCCCTGACGCGCCGCCCTTGATTTCGCATCCAGACACAACGCCATTTGAGATTCCAAGGATGCCCTTGAGTCCACCTTGCCCAGCCATGTCCACCACGCACCCAATGACCGCCCCCCCCGCATTGAAATTCAAAATGCCAAGATTTCCGTTTGAATTTGAAGACGCGACTAAATAGAGATTTTTGAATAACACTTCCGTCGCCTGATACCACATGAGCCCATTGGAACCCAAGCGAGGCATCCCATTCTCACCAATCACCTGAATTTGGCCGCTGGTCTGGTCTCCGACAGCCAGTTGCGTGAATCCCGTAGTCGTATAGTCGTTCGTTGATGGTGTGAACGACCCGCTGCCTCGGATATACACAATGTTCCCGGGGACGACTTTATCACCTGCTGCGTTGGAAATGTTGAGCAACCTTGCGGGTGTCGCCGCCCCTCCGCCAACCTTACCCGTGCCGTTGGTCACTGCTCCTGGTGTCGTGTGCACCGTGATGCTTGTCGAACTCGCGACAGCGGTAATGTAGTAATATCCCGAGGTCGCCCCACCGCCCGTGATCCGAACCGCATTGCCGATCATTGCCGACGTAAATCCGCCGGTGGCACTAGTAACTGTAGTAGTATTTGAGCACGCAATGTCCGTCAAAGTGAGGACAGGCGAATCCTGCTGACTGTAGTCAACACCGGCTCCTGAAATGCCCGCATCGTATCCGGCTCCATTAGCATCATTGCCTCCGGTTCGTACTCGCCAGACTGCCGTAGCGTTTATGGCCATTTCAGAAGGTCACCGGCTGTACGGTTAAAGAGTGATAGTCGGGAACGTCGGTAATCTGAAACGTCTTCCCGTTGATGCGAACGCATTCGCCGATCAACGATGGTTGGAAGTTCGCACCATTCGCGACTCGCGACTCCTCACACGAACGCATCACTTCTTCGTGAGTGAGACCTGTGGAATTCACTGGGAATCCAGCGGGGGATATGCAGTTTTAGATGAGCATGCTCCGTGCCTCTAACTTAGATGAAACTGTGGCCGTCTTACCTAATGCCTGCGATCAAAGCCTGAACCTGCTGCCATGTCGTCACGGTGCCGGCATTCATCGCCACAACAAGCGAGTTATAGGCATCAGAGCATTTAGCTCTAAGTGCATCAGATGCGATGGTTGCCCGAACGGTCTGCACGTCACTTAGTTGGGGAGTAAGACCGTTACCGAAGTCACTGGTGAGAATCCCTTGATCCTGCCAGTAAGGAATCACCCACTGACCCACCGTCAATAGAGCGTCGATGTAAGCCTTACCAGTATCGTCAAGGTTGGGCCGGAGAGTGCTCAGATTCTCCCGAACACTATCGAGTGTGAAATCAATGCCCCCCGAATTGAGCCAGTTACGGAGCATTGCACCGCCGTAGTTATTAATAGAAGTGACCCACGCATCGAGCCCGATAATCATGTTCGACGACATGCCGTTCATAATCAATCGAGTTGATAGCCCACTCCAAGTGTAAGGAGTGTTATCAGTCTTAATTACAGGTGTCTCCAACGCAGATAAAGCATCAGCATCGGATAAGGCTGTAAACGAAGGCTGACTAAGAACTGCCCGCAGGTTACTCATAGTTTGCAAACGTTTGCAAAAGGAATGTGAAACTAAGTACCAACCACCACTGCCGCAATTCACCCAGTCTACACTGTAAAAAAGGAACTGTCAACCCCCGCCTAAAAAATCTTTAAGGGGGCTGACAATTCGTATCTTATTAACAGGTATCACTCTTCAGGAAAGAGTAACTCTTCATCTGCCAAGTCAACTCGGGCGTCTGACACTCCCGGAGCGATACCATGCGGAATTGACAATCTCTTACTAAATCGTCGAACAGCCGGCAAGGTTGCTCCAGCATCCGTAGATAAGAACGGTCCAGACTTCCCATCCCAAGGGTTCAACAAGATCGACGGATCACTCAAGTCAGGGAGAAGGCTGCATCTACAATTAACAGATAGTGGCCCGTCTCCCGGATGAAGCTGACCGCTAGGAAAAGGTACACCTATCTGAACTGCTCCGGCTTCCTCATTAGCTACGTGCTGAGGTCTTACCCGGTTATCTCCAACTGTGACCCAGAACTGTTTCTGTACGCCTGACCGCTCAAACATCCGATACGATGCAAGGTTGAACGCGGCCTGCGTCTCAGTTCTAGCGATAGACAAAGCACGCCAGTCAGCTATAGCGTGGGCAGAAGCCAGCTCCTCAGCAATGTCAGCAACATCCGAGCCTCCCAAGTACACCTTGTCTCGGATTAAGCTTCGAGCATCCTCGATAATGTCGTGAGTTAAGCCCGCACCTACGATAATACCACGACTCTCTAAGGCATGGATAATCGCAGCATCACTCAACTCAAACGTAAAATCTTCGCCCCCCGACGCCTTGGAGACAACACCCACCCTAAGAAAAGTCTCAAGAGCGGGACTTCGAGCATGTACTCCAAACGTGTTCAGAGTTGTCACAGCCCCTAAGCTAAACACCAGAGGTGCCCATCGCACATAGTACTTCTCAATAGGAGCAGTAACAATAATGCGTCGAAACTCTTCCAGCAGCGGATCAAGATCAGAGGCGAACGAGGTATTAACTCTACGCCTAAGATCGCTTATTGAGGTACTCTTAGCTTTAAGGATTCGAGCATCGGTCACAGCACGTTTGAAGTACTCAACACTTTCAAGGTGACGACTAAGCCGAACGTGCCATGCCCGAATGAATCTCTGAAGCTGATCCTGAAACGCATCTTCCAGCATTAACCGCATACCGGAAGTAGCGGCCTTTACGATGATGATCTTGCGTTGAGCGTGCCTAAGGCTATTTTCCAGCTCCACTGTTGGCAGACTTAGAAGACTTGGCGGATTGCTGAGGTTTTTGACCATTCTGTGCTGCCTGCTGAGCCTTCTGTTGGAGTGCCCGGTTCTGAAGCTCCTGCTTTGCAGAGTCTACTTGATCCTGCAAGTCTTGCATTTGCTGACTCACCTGAGTAGTCATCTCATCGACAAACTGTATCCCAATGTGCGGCAACACAATAAAGGCTCGATCACCGCCCTCAATGGGATCACCAAGGCCGACTTTCTTAATAACCCCATTGATAGTCATGCAACCTTTATCAAGATAACCGGTGTAAATCTGCATCTCAGCTTCCAAATCTCGAATGTCGAGAGGGCTAAACTTCAGAGCTACAATCTTGATTCCGAGTCCAATCCGGAATAATCGGTTCAGAGGTCGAGCAAATCGCCGCTGAGACGGCGTTACGATGCGATCCTTGTAGATTTCGGCTTGGGACATACCCTTACCTGAGCCAAGACTTGCCGCATCGTTAATGCCGATAATAGCGGGACTAACACCGTGAGCAGTAAGGATGCCCTGAGAGTTGTTCTTTCGGGTATCTTGAAACGAGCCCTCAGTCACATCCGCAGCAAGCTTCTCGAACTTAATCTCCACCTCACCGCGTACCGCAGGGATGGGAATAATCAGAGTCTTATGGGCCTTGCCTTTGATATGATCGCTGAAGAATTTGAGAATCTCCTTCTTCACCCCGTCAGCAATCTTAGCTCCCTTGATGATGATTGCATACCGTGGAATCGTGTTATGCTCAAAGAACTGTAGCAAGTAATCCCGGATATGCACATTCGCCAGCAGATCACCGAGAGCCGGCAACACGTCGGTCAACCCGTAATAGATGGTCGAGCAGTGGTGTCGAGGAATCCAAATAACCTCGTTAGCCGAATTGCTGAAATCGGCAGTAGGCTTTCCGGAATGCCTATCGATCAAACTCCACTTGGCACTACTACCATTCAAGGTGCCGTCACGTTTAGGATCATATGCTACAGGTCTATCAGTAAACGGATCAGTTTCTGTCGTGGATACAACCTTGTCCCCAAAGTTCTGATAGTAAATAAACTTGCCATTTACCAAAGATTCGACGAAGCCTCCCCACCCTCGCAACACTCGGATACGAGATGCCGGAAGATGGGCAAGTTTTTTAACCTTCATATCCCGACCACGAATAACTTCGATCGCTCCCCAACCGATAGCCTCATAGTCCATGCCCACCCGTTCGAGCACACCGTCGAAGCCAATAATCTCATTGCAATCGTCAATGAAGTTTTTAACTTCCGTGATCTCAGCTTCAACTTGCTTAGTAATCTCCCCCTCAAACGGCTTATAGGGCGTGCCGTCAGGCAGGGTTACAGGCTCAATCATGTACTCCTTACCGACTGCATCCGTCACCTTAGTACGAACACATCGGAAGTGGGTCGAATCCACCTCCAAAAATGCTGACATCAACTGGGGCGGATACGGAGGCTCAACAACCTGATACATGGACAGGTCATTCCAACCTAGTTCGGAATCGCTCTGAGTTGAGCCGTCAACAATAGACTTAGACACGTCTGCCGTCTTCGTCATGTCGAACATGGCGGCATTATTCACCTCCCTGTGAATCTTAGTGCTATCAAATCCCGACATGCTAGAAGCCAGCACGGACTTGATGATCTCCAGCTCAGACATGAGCTTATCGCCGCCCTCACCGTTATCAGTGATAAAAATCTCCTCGATGACGGTCTCATCCGTTTCCCCAACCTCAAGAGCAGCCTCTTGAATTGCCTTAGAGAGAGGGTGCCCCTCCTCAAGAACGATGGGATCAGTATTCTCGTTCGCCATGAAATCCTCGTGCAAACGTTTGCAAATTCAACCAATGGAAATGTCGTCTAACGTTGCTTCCATAATCAACTGAGCCGCCAGCATGTCATAGGTGTCACAATGTCGCTGGTGATCTTTACACTTAGTCCACTCGAACTTACTATTTCCCCGATCATCCTCGACCATCGAGCGAACAGGATCACACATCTCGGACACGTACTGCCCGTCCAAAATCTCAGTGAAATTCACGGGCAGAATGTTCTTCTTCTGCCTGATTTGACTGAACGAGCGATCCAACGCCTCAGTTCTGTCAATGCTAATCACCTTGTCAGAGGTATCATACCGACGACGTTTATCGGAGCCCTCACTGCCGTACCGACAGGCCCACACATCGCAGGTAGCGTTATCTTGAAAGTCCTGAACCAAAGCCGTCTCAGGCCCAGAGTCGATAACACACTTCTCGACGTTGTACCTCTCAATTAGACTGTACACTTCGTCGATGTGCTTGACTTTACCCATATACACAGCACGACGTTTGTTCTTCTCAATTCGAGAGATACGCACATCCAAGTTGCCCCCAACGTCCACACCCATGCTGCATGGACCTTCGTCACCGTCTCCCGAAATAAAGGCACAATCAGGCTGAATTACAAACTTGTAGTCGAGGTCAGAGCAAGCCGCAAGAAGCTCCGACGTAATCTTATTGCCCGCAGCCTCAAAGGGCAATCCCAGATATGAGTTGTAGAACTTCTGGAGTCGCGTTGGGTCTGTCAGCGACGCTCGGAACTCCTGCCACATGGATGCGACAGAGTTGATGGGGCTGCAAAGCTGTGAGATATGGTAACCCTCAATAGGGTGGCCCTGATTCTTAGGTCTCCATTCGCCCCGGTCACTTGCACGTTCCAACTGCCCACTACATTTTGGGCACATCAAGTGAATATCTCGGCGACACCCGACTGACCACTCCTTATCCCGAAGTCGATAATCAACGATATGACCTTCCTTGTCAAAGATCGCCTCGACCACCACGTTAAACCAATCAAGCTCTGAGTACTCTCCGCAGATCATGCACGGGACATACCACTCCCGCTGATCTGACTCCTGAAAGTAAGCGTTAATACCCTTGCCTTTGTGCGTAGGGTTACCCAAGTAACGCTTAAACTGATAGGGTGAGGCCATCAGTCGATCATTGGCGTAAGCAACATTATCCTTATCGCACTGATCGACCTCCTCCACCACGATCATATCAGCAGGGTATTCTTTGAAGTCAGCCAGTACGTTCGACCCGACGTATTTAACGGAACCTTTGCCGAACGACTTCATCTGCACCGAGTCAAAGAAACCTGCCCCAATGATCCGCTTGTACTCGGGAACACTCTGCACGCACTTGTTGATTCGGTTCTGAACGTACGTTGTGCGGGCCTCATACTTAGGCACAACAAAAAACACCGACAGCCCGGTAAAGGCTGCCGCAAAATGGTCGATTACTGCCCATTCACTATTATGGGTAACCGTGTACCCATCTGTCAGATACAAATGCTCGGGATGATCGAGAACAATACATTGAGCAGGCTTTTCACCTACACAGATAATCTCCTCAATCGTCGGCCCCATTGTGTCAGTTCGACGGTGGTCGTCGGACACAGCAGCCCGCTTACTCGTCAGACGGTAAAGCATGCTGGGGTGTGGGTGGGAGATTGCTACGATAAACGAAGTCGCTCCCGCAACCTTACCACCCTCTTTCGTGTAGTACGTCTCACGCGGAGTAATCGACGCAACTCCTCCCAATGACCACACAATCTCCTGAATGTCAAGAGCCAACTGCTTCGACGAAATGCGAATCTCAGTTGAACCCGTAACGCCGTCAGTATCCATCAAACCTTGCAGTAATGCGAGTCTCTGCTCAATAGACCCTTCCTTATACGAGGCGGGAATAAACTTTGAAAAGCTATCGGTCCCAAGCAACCTTAACTTCTCAAACTGATCTCGGAGCAACTGAGCCCCCAGATTAGAGATCGAATTCTCACCTCGAATAAAGTGATGATTGGCCGTATCTTTGTACTGCTGAAGCTTCAGCCCCCAACGATATACACTTGCATTTACAGCCGTCACCAACTCAGATTCGGTAGTAATGAATCGCAAGTTAGTCTTGCCGAGTTCTCCGTCACCAAGCATCAATCCTACAAAATAGGGATCAAGCGTAACACTCGTTGCAGGCTTCTCCACCGGCAAAGTCAACGGGACGCTGAAACGTTCGCCCGAACACATTCTCTTAGCAATAGTATTAGTGTCAACAACCTCCGAAGCTTTAGGTGCATCGTAACACAAGCCCCGACAAGCTTTGAAGATTCTACGCGAACCTCGCACTTTCCAGAGGTGATCCCCACAAGCCTCCACTACTCGACCGTCAGAGAACTTGAGCTTGTAGATTCTCACAGTTCCTTGAGGCTGAACAGCAGTAATGCAAGCGTTTGCACCGTCAGGAGTGCTTACGGTGTCGCCCACCCTCAAGTCGCCCATCAGTTTCCAGCCGCTAGGCGTATGAACCTTGGCGGTTAGAGGTTGGGCCTTGAAACTTTGAACTGAGCCCTGCAATACGATAGTCGAGGCCAAACTATTGTACAGAGCCTTGATATGAGGATAATGAGCAAAGTCCATTCGATCCCCGCGAGTATTCACATGATGCTCAGTAGCAAACGTGATGCGGGCTCGTCGAATGTCTAACAACTTAGTGAGTCGTTTGACTTGCTGATCTGTTAGTCCAGACAGCATTTCCCCAGCGGCTGATGTAGCAGGAAGGTGCTCAAACATTACAGCTTCATATCCTTACTTAAAGCTTCAACAAGTCGCCGTTCCAATTCCTCACGAGAGGTGGCATCAGCAACCTTACTCAAATCAGTCTCATCGATCTTCTTCTCAGCTTCCATGCGTTTGTACATATCAGAACTCTCCCTCGGCAGTACGCCAGTTTGAACCAGTAGGTCCAACATCATCTGACGAGCCTTAAGGACAGATTGGATGTACTTTACCTTCACCCCATTACTTTGAACCGAAGTTACCCGTAGTACCTCACCCGTCTTAGGGTCAGTGCGGGTTTCCTCAGTAGTAATTTGATCGACCTCATATAAACACAACTCCTCAATTGCGTTAAGGAATTGCATAGACTCGGCGATGATGTTGGCAGCAGGTTCCTGCTCGATCCGCGTACGGTAACTCTCAGCGTACTGTCGAAGCCATCTATGAACGGTGCTAGTATCGACATCAAAGATGCGGGATATGGAGCTTGCCGGCACCCCTCGCATCTTTAACTCAAACACCTTAGCGTACTTATCGTCATCAGGGAGACTTTTAAGCTCCCGCAACTTCTTTTCCGCAGGTGTCTCGTCAATGTCCCTACGGCTTACCGACTCCAACAGTTCGTGAAGTGGTTTAATCACATCTTCAGTCATGCTGGAAACCTCAAGACAACTTACGTTCAATGGCCTCGGTCAAAAACTCTGTGACTCTTGTCCCGTCCAACTTAATCTGATCGATCATCCCAGTCACAGCTTTCCACGTCTGCTCATCACACAGTACGCAGAGATGAGTCTTACCTTTATATCCGAACAGCAAAAAGTTGGCAGGAAGAGTCTCATCACTACCAGCAAAAATGTTGGCCACGATGTCGGTAATCGTGTCAGTCGCAACTTTAGCCTTCTTAGCATCGTCCATGAGACTGTCAACGAAGGATTTATCCCGAGCCTTACTTGAGTCCTTCAAGAGAGACTTCTCAAACTCCCGATCATCAGTAAAGCCCATAAGCTTCGGGAGGGATGCCCGGTCTATACGTCCATCGAGAGATCGAACCAACTCCGTAAACTTCTGAGGGTTCAGATCGCCAGACAGCAGGTTGCGTCGGACAGTCTTCAATTTTTGCTGAATTTCGTCCCAATCCGTATGCACTACCGCGAGAATTTCGGGCATCCCCAAAACGTGAGCAGATCGCCATCGATGCTCCCCACCAATTAACTTGTAGTGTAGTCCCGCAATCTCCCCACACTCACAGGGCACGAGGTTCACGGGATGGTCGAAACCATCCTCACGGATTTCCTCTACCAGCATGTTAAACGTTTCGTCTGACTGCTGATTAGGGTTCCACTCATTAGGATGAATTTGGTTAATCTTCACCCGGATCGGATCAATTAACTTGATCTCGCGATGTTCTACTCCGCTCATACTTCACCCTTCTTAAAGGCAGTGTCCAGTCCGTACATCATCGTATAGTGGGAACACAGCCAACGATACACGTTGCGTGCGGAACCTAAGCTATACTCTTTCACCTCTGATCCCAAAATGATCCCCTGCTTCCCAGCAGCTTCAATCAGGTCAGAAATAGTAAACGTTTGAAAGGGCATCTCCCGAATAATTGCGGCCAATCTGATCTTCCAATGGTGAAACCCATCGTAGGTTCCCTCGCAGGCTCGATCAACCACCTTCAGGATGTCACTGGCAACTGCTGCGATGTCGTGATTCTTTACAAAGTACTCCGAAAAAGGCAACATCATCACCCTAGCTTTACCGTAGTTCTGCTGACACCACTTAATCAGGGCAAGCAGCTCGGTCTTACTCTTATACAGAAACGGATAAGAGTCTCCGCCAGTGTACGTCAAAGCGTGAGCCCACGGTTTGTCAGGGAGGAGCACAGGGTTCCCCGTACAAATCTGCTCGGCCCACCCCGCGGCAAACCCCTCCTCATCACTCATCGATACGCTGACGTGACATCGGTTCAGCATCTCAACGTACTCAGGGTACGGCAAAGATGCGTGAACTTTTACTGACTTGTACCTACTGAAAAGCAGGTCCGGGGGTTTGGGCCCAACTGCATGCAGCTCGACGTCGCGATTACTTTTCTTGTAATCCTCGAACACGTCCATCACATCCTGCCATCGCTTGTTCGAGTTGAATCGAGCGGCAAACAAAAGGCTGAAGTTAGAAAACTTCTCGACCTTTTTGCAAACGTTTGCAACGTACTGAGCTGGAATGCCTTGAGATCGAACTACCCCATTACGAATCACCTTCTCTACCCCAGACGATACGAGATGCCGTCGAGCTTCCCCGACGGCCATCTCTTTCTCTCGTTTGGTAGCAAAAAACGTCGGACACTCCGAGTACGAAAGGGATCGAAGTTTAAGGTCTACCTCAGTCTCCTCATCGTGAGTAAATCCCAACCCCGCAGCCTTGGGTTCAAGGATCAACACCGGCACCGATACTGTTCCGGTCAACCAGTACAAACGTTTCATTAAAGAGGCAGCAACAGTCTTCGATGTTATGATCGCATCGACCTGATACTTCCCATTGATGGGATTAAACAGGCCATAAAGCTCATCGGAGATCAGAGCCTGACTAGCACCGAACGGAAACCACCGTCCCACCTGAAGGTATCCGACATTAGGAAGCTTATACTCCTTAGGGATTTCGGCTTCACTATTCACCGGAATATAAACGAAAACATCCGGCCACTCTTTGGCCAGTTGAAAATACACGATGAAATCACTTTCCCGCCACACCTCAAATCGAGTCGAGATAGCAGGGATACACAGAAGTCGTCGGATCATACTCACAGCCCAAAGAAGGAGAGATTCGGATTGCCGCCCTTTGACGCATGGAGATCAAGATACTTCTCAACAATCTCCATAGGAATTTCCCAACGCTTCAACTTCTCAGTACTGAAGTGAGCATCGTACCGATATTTGGCAGTGGTAAGTTCATCCATCGGATAACTCCACACGTTAATCACGTAGGAATCGAATCCGACCTCTTTACAGAATGCGAGAGTCTCCTCGTATTCCTCAACGGATGTTTCACCTCCAAGGAGCAGGTAAGCCACCACATGAATGCCAGCATCCTTAAGGAGTTTTGCAGCATGGCGGATTCCGTCGGTCTTCTGATCCTTCTCGCTAGTTGCGTTAAACTTGGCCCCGACATTCTCCACGCCCATCTTGACGACAGTCACGTTCAGCTTTCTGAGCATCTCCACCATTGCGGGATCACGAGCAATCAACTCGGATCGACCTTCAACGGTGAACGTACACTCTCTAACCGGACTCTCGGAGAAACACTTATGCAGATTTCTCAAATGATCGTTGTGAATTGTGAATATCTGATCCGTCAGATAGAACTTAGATCGTCCTGACTGCATACGGCTGAGAATGTCATCCCGAACATTCTCAACGGGTCTCCGGATAAATCGGGGAGACACTAACGTATTGTAGCAGAATGAGCAGGGGAAACTGCACCCTCGACGGGTTACCACGTAACTGGAATCCATCGCAGCCGGAACCGGTAGCACCTCAGAAATGTTAGGCATGGTAGTAGGTTCCCATGCCCCACAATCCTGTACCCCCTCAACCCCACTCATAATCATTCGAGCCCCGACAGTATTTGGCCCACCCCTAAGGATCAGGTCAAAACTCTCGGCGAACTGAATATCAGAGCTAAAAAATTTTCCAACTCCAACAGTTCGAACACCCTGAACCCGAAACATCCGAGCTAGGCGAGCGTTTACAAAGGCGTTATCCAGACACACAGTCGGGATAAACACATCATCGCTGGAGATAACCACTACGTCAGGTTTGAGAGACAAGACACATTCCAACGTCTCATAAAGCATGGGGTCGGCTGCCCCATCCACAGCCTGCTTGAAGAGGTCAGTACGCTGGAAGAGAGTACGCCACGACCAAAAACGGGTCGCAGGCGTGTAGTCAGCATTATACAGGAACGTCTCTGCACCCAATTGAGTGGCCTCGCCCCGCCAGTAACTCAACTCTACCGGAATCTTGTTATTGTGGCTCCCGACCAAGCGAAAGAACGGGGGCTTCAGGAACACTATCCGCATAAGCTTCTCCAGCTTAAAAGAACTTCAACATAAAGATACACGTTGGGTCCATAGTCCCAACGTGTACCCGGCTAATGGGCATGCTTGTTGTGCATACCTTCAATCAGCCTTACTCACTGAGAGCCTCGTAAGACTCGACTGCTGCCTTGATTACGTGGGTGACATCGCCCTCTGAAAGGAACTCGTGCATCGGGAGGCACAGATGCTGAGGGCAAAACTTCTCGGCTCCCGGTAGGTAAGTCGATCTGAAACTGTCCCCAAAGGCCGGCTGACGGTACGTTGGGAAATCGTACACACCCGCCGACATCTCCACACCCCGAGACTTCATCTCCGTCTTAAATCTCTCCCGGTCGATAGGCGTCTTAGGCAGGACCGGGAACTTATAAAAGTTGCTTCCAGCAAAGTCGTACTGATGGAAGTACTTCGGGGGCAGATCACTCAAGTACTTCAGTGCCACTTGCTGACGACGATCCGTAGCGGCAGCAAATCCCCCGAAGATTCCCACGGCTGCTGCGGCCAGCAACTCAGTTGGGCGACTACTCCAACCCATCCAATCACATACCGGAGGCCCGAACTGATTCTTCTTGCCGTACCGAGCCAGATACTCGCAGGCCTCGACCGTCTCCACGTCGTCAGAGACGATGGCACCGCCCTCACCGCAACACATGGGCTTAGTTGCGTAAAACGAAAAGACCGTAAAGTCTCCCCACGTCCCGGCCCCAACCTCCCCTCGGCGTGATCCGAAACTGTGGGCCGCATCGTCAATCACCAGCACATTGTACCGGGCACACAGGGATAAAAGTTTCGGCAGATTTCCGGGAATCCGGCCCGCTGTGGACATCACATTCAGGATAATCCAAGAGCCCTGACTCTTAAGCTGCTGACACAAGTGCTCAAGGTGGCCCAAATCAATGTCCAGTGTCTCCGGGTCAACGTCAACCCATCCCACAGCGTACCCCGCCCGAACCGCTGCAAATGCGGGAGACGGAAACCCGTTGGCTTGGAAGATCACGGTTGTCTGCTCAGAGTGGCAGAGTCCGCGAATCTCAAGGGCATGAAAGAGTAACTCCTGTGCTGCTGTGTCAGAGGAGAAGAGACGGGCAATTTTCTTCCCAGTCATCGAGGTGAGGATTTCCTCAAATTTGGGAATAAACGTGTCGTGGATCAATCTCCCCGTAGCCATCACCTGAGCTACGTTTCTCACGACCGCTTCCTGCACAGTCTTGTCGAATCCGACTTGAATGCCCTTAATCATACTCAACTTTCCTTACTTAATACTCGGGAAACACAAAAAGGTTGCGGAGAACTCATGCTCTCCGCAACCATCGACTCACCCGACAACTTACGCAGGGGGCGAAGCAGGAGCGTTTGGATCAACCGGCACCGGAGGTATCGCGGTGTCGGTAACTTCCATGACGTTCACCGAGAACCCGTCCATTGCCAACGGCTTCGACAAGTCACCCAGATCGAAGTCAAACACGCGAGCATCCGACTCCATCGAACCGTTGTAAGTCGTGCCCCGAACATGCAGGTGCGAACTTGCGGGCACGCCATCCAACACCAACTCGCCAAGAGTCGGAGGCAAAGCCTTCACATCCCCAGCAACTTCCCCGACCGTCACCTGAATCCTCTGCTCCGTGATCTTGGGATCAGAGCAGGGAGTCCATGACAGCTTCACTTTCGCAACAAGACTCATACCGGAGTAACTCCACGAAAGAACTCTGTGGTGGAATTTAGACATTGGTTTGGGCTGAGACTGGCCGAACAACCATTCCCACTCTTTGCGTAGCCTCCGCCACCACGTACGAAAGGCTTTACCCATTTGCTACTCCGTACAAACGTTTGCAATTCAGAGTTTTCAGTACCTCATCGTAAGCGTTAGGATTAGCAGCAGGCTGACAAGATACAGCCCGGTCATCCACCAACGCCGTAAACAAGGGTTTCCCCTGACCTGCAAATACGCTATCGAAGGGAATCTTATGCTCGGTCAACCAAGCCTCAATCAACCCAATCAAGTACTCTTTGCAGTCCGTGCCCACAGGAACCTCAGCACAGTTAATGCCGAGATTAGTTCTCGTGGTGTACACAACAACATTGTACTGGGCCTTCAAAGAGGCCATAAACTCAGCAGCACCCGGAAAGGGGTCCCCAATCTCCGTTACACCTTTCCAACCGTCATACTGAGCCAAGGTTGCATCAAGATCAACGCAGATTGTATACTTCATAGTGTTCCTTGCAAACGTTTGCAAAAGTGGGGGAAGAAGGAGTCGAACCCTCTTAAGCCCAGCCTAGGGGAGACAGAAATGGCGGTAACTGTTTTAACCTAAGCCTAGCACCCAACCCCCATCCCGGACCCTAGAGCTACAGAAAGCCGCTCGGGAAACCCCTCACAGGGGAGTTAGCTGAGGCAACAACCTCGGTCAAATGGTAGACTTCTCGGGTGTAGGTCTTTGGGTCCGGGATTGACCTAACTACGAACCAGAGAAGAAACAGAACTGAGAGCATCTTCACCCTTTATGAAGTCGGCCTGATATAGACGCTTCATTTCCCGAATTTCATTCGGGCAAGTCTTCTCAATGGCCCACGTCCGAACTTTGTGAAGCTCCGGAATCACTTCCTTCCGCATCAAATCTGCCCACGGGCCTATCCACATATCGAAGGCACTTGAGTCGGACTTACCCGGATACGGCGTCATCTCCAACTGCAAGCGGGAGAAGTTAAAGGGGTACGGGTCATAGTTCCGATACAACCACCCCTCATTGAAGAACACGAACTCAGACAGCACCTTGTCATCAGTCAGGAAAGGGTAACCCTCTCGCTTATACTTAAGGAAGGTGCTGATTGTGATCTTGCCCGGTCTCGTGTGACCGTCCAAGCACTCCATCGGGAGGAAGTCCCAAAGCATCGTAAGAGGTGCACATTCCGCAATCCGAGCTTCCGTAGCTTGATACACCCCCTTCGAGAAGAAGAAGGGGACTGCGGCTGAGAAATTCTCCCGGTCAAATTTCAACGATCTTCGACACAACTCAACCACCCATGAGAAGTCGTGGCCCTCGAATGCAAACTCGAAACCAAATTGCTCATAGTACGAAAGGGCATCCTTTGGGTCGGATCGGGTGGCAGCAGTGAACTTGGCCAGAGCGGGAAATTTGTCCCGCAGGACCAGATCGTAATGGGCAAACTTTACCGGGTCTCTCCCATTGACCATACACGACAGCGAACAGGGCATTCTGTCGTGTGGCCCATTTGCAAGAAGGGCCACCAGCGGCATCAAATCCTCGAATTTGTTGTACCCCTTTCGATGCTCGTAAAACGCTCTGAGGGCCTGCTCGTTTCGGGCACAATCCTCGAAGAGGATTACCCACAACCGACACCAGACTTTGTAGGGATCGCACTGCCATGCGAGCCGAGCAAAGTTCACAGCCCTCTCAACGTCGCCTCGCCGGATACACTTTTGGATGGCAGAGATTGCAACGTAATAGACTGTGGGGTCCGCCTTCACCTCGAACTGTTTAATCAATGTACTCATACTCCTTCCGTACAGTTAAAGTTTACCCCCGTATTATCTCAAAAGAGTGACAGCGTGTCAAGAGGGAATTAGAGAATAATTCCCGAAGGTACGTTCCCTCGCATCAGTCGAGAGTGAACATCCCGCATAGGAGGGCCACCAGCCTTTACGCCCACAAAAGTAAGACCGGGACATAGGGGCTTGGCAGACTCACACCCACAAAGTATGTCACTCTGAACTCGTGAGGCCCACGCATTTCGACTCAGATACTGCCAATACACAAAATAAGCAGAGGTACTGAGCCGGCCAGCACTTCTCAGAAGCTTTGGTAGCGTCAGAGGAATTATGTAGTTCTGAGCCACTGCCGATAGAAAGTCAACCAGATCATTCGCGGTATCGGGAGCGGGTCGAGAGTTCATGCATCTGAAATGCACTACGTCGAATATCACCCCACTGTCGTTAAGCTTCTGCATCAACAGCAGCACATCGGTACAGTCCTCTAACCCACACTCGAAGGCCCCATCTGTGTACCCAAGATTCCCTACTCGGTTGGCTGCGAATACCTCGCAGTCTCCACGCTTAGCTTCGAGAACCTCAGTCTCCGTGAAATCTCCAACCAGCAGTGATCGCATGGCTACCTCTTAGGAACAGCTAAAGTTTCCGCACCTACGGGAAGAATGAGCTTACTTTGAGCCTCGGCTTCCCGTCTTGCCGCAACCTCAAGGTACTGGGCCGACTGCTTACCCAAAGTTACAGCCGCATGCTCATACACCGAATCAGCAATTTCAGTGTCCAGTCTGGAGAGAATCCCCATAACTACGGCCTCGACGTAGTGAATCTTATGGAGAAGGTCAACAGTTTGACCCGAGGTCTTGATAAGACGATCCAGCACCCACGAGGGGTGGGGCATCATCCCTTCCGGAGTCTCGACAGCGGAAACCTTCAAAGTTCCCACAGTCTTGGCGAGAACATCGTGCAACTCCTTAGCGGCTTTCGCAAGCACGTCAAGGGACTTTTCGGGTTTGAGTTGTTCTTCAGACATGCAAACCTCCATCCATGAGCAACTTGCTCCAACCTTCCCAGAGGCCGAGTTCTTTCTTTTCTTCCATCTGCTCCGCAGCCTCCCAGCGGAGATTGGCAATGTCCGTTTCCCCGCTCACCAGTACGGCCTCATGTACCACGATGGAGTACACCATCCCAACATGCACGGTGCCGACTTCGGTGAAATCCTCATTGACAATTCCAGCCGGTGAGATACAGAACGGAATATCTCCGAACAGCAGCTCCTCACTCAACTCCCGAATCATGCACATTAGCAGATTCTTGCCGTCCGACGGCTCAACGTGGCCCCCGAATCCGAACGAATGCTTTGCCACCAGTCGGGACTCGTCAGAACCGTCCCCTCGCTGATAGCAGAGAATGCCTCGAAGTCCCCGAATCACCCCATACGGGATAATCTGCTTATAGCTGGGGTCATGCTCGGCCTGCTCACGATCAATGAACTCAGCACCAGCAAAGAGCTGACTACACGTCAGGGGGTACTCGTCGAATCCGGTAAACGCATCCCGACGTTCGATGCGGCTGAACAGAAGCTCCGTCGGAATCGCCAATACTTGTTTTCCCATGTCTGCCTTTCAGTGCAAACGTTTGCAAAAAATCTCGTAATACGCACTCCGAGCATACTCAAAAATATCAGCATATTGAGTTGCAAAAAGTGCTCCTCTGTCTGTCGCCATCCCCGGTCGAGGAATTGAGTCCTCCAGACAGTAGTAAGCCGGAGAGCCCATGAGCATAGTCTTAGCTATCTCACTACCCTCCACATGAGGATACTTAGCTACCCGAGCCGTAGTATCGTGGACAAAGATGCTCTCGACCCCAGACGCCAGTAGGAGAGTCATCTCCTTACGAACATTCTCAATCGAATGATCCCCATCCACAAGCACGAACTCAAAATTTGAATCCTCAGTGAGAAGGTCCACACTTCTTCGCTGATGCAGGATTACTTCAATCTCAGACGCAGCTATGACGTGGAGTAACGGCTGCCGTACATGAACATCGCAGACATGGACCTCCGTAACATCTCCACAACTCTTCGCATCAAGAAACGCTGTCAAACTGGAGCCGTTATAGCTACCAATCTCCAACGTTCTCTTAAATCCGAAACCAAGAATTTCTCGGAGCCACTCAATATGAAGCTCATCCATAGCCCACTTGAGATCATGCTCCGCGTACTTAAGCAATTCCCGCCAGTACATTACTCACCTACACTGCGGAAGATACAGATTAAGAATGTTCACGAACTCTTGGCCCCGTACCCCTGAAATGTGCAACTGGAAGTCACCCGGCTGCCAAGCTAAATCAGAAGGTGTGTTAAATCGCTCCTTGGGGTAAGCGTTAAACATTCTTCGATCCTGAGTAATCTGAAAGTGTTCCCGAACTTCAGGAGTCTTCAATAACTCGATCAGGGCCGATTGCTCCCACCATTCGGAGTTTATCATGTGGGTCTGATCCCACCACCGTTTGAGGAATTCGTGAGCCCACGGACTATTCCTCACAAAAAAGTTCCCGCAATTTACAGGAACTCCGCCCAAATCCTCCGCGATGATGAAGTCCTTGGAAGTGTCAAACCACGACAAAATGTCCTCAATCCGAACTCCGGATTCAGTGACCAGCACGTCTGCATCAGACCAAAATACCCACTCGTGCTTGTGCAGAACCGCAGCAATCATCCGAAGCTTCGACCATGACGCAGGTCTCGTCGGATCGTAGTAAGGGAGAACATCATCATACAGAGTAAACCCGTGCTTTGCAGCATACGATCTACGGCTGTCTAAGCAGGGTCTCACCATATCGACGTAGTTTGACCCATGCTCAGCGTGATTCTTCGCAAAGGTTAGCAGAGCTATGCTCGACATCCGTCTTCTCCTTATCCACCGCAGCTTGAACCTCATCCCGGTGAATAGTCCAGTCCCGACTGGCCTCGAAGCCCAAGCGGACCTTATCTCCGCGAAGTTCAACGCAAACGATACTGAGACGCTCACCGTTAGCGATCAGGTCGTCCTGAATGTCGGCGAGACTTTCGCCCCGCTTACTTCTGTCGTACACCTCCTTAGCAAGCTTGCGAATCATAGACTCAAGAGTAACAGCAACCCGTTCATCCTTCTTCCGAGAGAGCACCAACATTGCAGACTCCTTTCAAAAAATAGTAACCGAACGAATTTAAGTATACCTCACCCGACTTTCGGTGTCAAGGTGAATTACAAAAAGAAGGAGGGCACCGACCGAATCGATGCCCTCCACGGGGTAGGATGCTTGATGTGACAAATCAGGGAGCTGAGACCTCAGGTTCGGTTTTTGCCGGGTCTCTCAGGTCCGGCGTCTCGGACGCTCCTCCGGGAGGTGTTTCCCAATCTTCCTCCTCAAACAGGGGGTGCGGGTCTTTCTCCAACTTGACCAGCACCGCATTCCACTGACTGAGGGCCGTATTCATGGCCTTGCGGAGAGTCTTCTTATCCTCGCGAAGTCGGCGGTCAACTTCGGCCTTCTCCGAATGAGCCTGAGCCTTGCACTTGGAATCGATGGCGTGCTTCTCACTTCGAGCCATCTCTTCCAGATGCTTAATTCTGGCGGGCAAATCGCCGGTCAGGCGTGCGATATGCTCCCGAACTCCCACCTCGGACACTCGCGGTGCCGAAGGTTTGGCGGGCTCTGCCGGCGTCCCCGCAGTCTCGGGCAGCAAGCTCCCGTCACTCGATACGGGACCAGACTCAAAGGGAGCAACGGATTCAGGTGCTGAGGTGTCGGGTACTTCCGACATGAGTATCCTTTCGTGCAAACGTTTGCAAAAGTAAAAAGGTCAGCACGCTTTGCAAACTCTGCGAAATGCTCATAGTGGCACCTCCTTATAACAGACTAGCGTGCTGACCTTTGCGAAGACTGCCTCACCGACGGTTTTAGCGAACTACTTCATCACACACCTCCAAAAGGTAAAATTCAAAGCAGTTTCTCGTTCTCTCGTGCTTTGGTCACTACTCTCCGGGATTCCGGATACGACTTCAGTCAAAGTGCGGTCAGTTCACCCCTGACATCCCGCCGAGCCACTTGAGTAGCTGCAAGGTTAGGTCAATATACAGATCATATCTGGGATTAACCTCATAGTTGGCCTACAGCACTTAAATACTCACTCGGGTCATTGTGATGACAATCTCACACAACCACTCCCGGCTCACTCTCATGAGCCTCGCACTTCACCTTCTGTCACCAAACCGTAGGGACGTGATTTGGATTTCAAACTATTATACTTACCATAGTACACTTGGCTCCTCGTAGCTACGGAAACGGCATGACTACTCCAGAGGTTCGGGATCAGGTTCAAAGGATCGGCGGACGCTACCCGATCTTAGCCGTCTTCTTTGCCCGAGAAAGGGGCACAGTCTTCTTCTGGAAATAGATCGCATAGTTCAGCACATCGGCGATCTTCACCAGCGTCTCAAATCGTGGGTATTTTGTGGTCCCCTCAAAGAGGCGATACACTGTCGTGGGACTGACTCCAGCAAGGGCTGCCAATTCAGGCACTGAATACTCGAAAACGGCACATCCGTCCTTCAAGTCGTCAACAATCTCCTTGAGCATCCGACGACGTTCTAATACTCCCGCCATTTACCCGTCTCCTCGTGGTTGGGTTGGTGGCCGATTTGTAGGTTGTATTATACCTCAAATTGGCGAGTAAGTCAAGAGGATTTTACGCGGTTTCCTCCGGCAAACTGTCGAATTTTGCCGCGAACTCCGACAGAGTGGGAATCAGCTCAAGTAGATTTACTCCCTGAGCCTCGAAGCGGTCCTTCCATTTCAGCACCTGATCCCGCAGGTTCTTGAGAGCAGTGACGTAATCCCCACTCATCCGATGGAATTTACCGCCACCGCTTTCCAACTCCTTAAGGGTGGCCTTCACAGCCTCAAGTCTGGATTCGTACAGAGCAACTTGACCCTTGAGAGCAACGATCCGACTCTCAACATCCGCACTGGGCCGCTCCACTACCCGAATCTTGCTATCGATCTCCTTCACATCATGCAGTGCAAGGATGATGCCCATAATGGCATCCTCCAAGTCGGGATCATCGTTAATTGCGAGGTCGCCCTCCAGCCGAAGCTCCTTATCCTTGAGCTTTTTGTAGTAAGCTTTCAGGTCTTCCGGGTTTGACGGAATATCTTTTAACTTCGACACTTCAATTCCTTTCCACAAGCTGACACGTATTGCCACAACGTAAGAAACTGACCCCGACTTAAAATTCCGCATCGTCGGTATTGTGTTAGTATACCTACGATTCCCGGAGAAGTCAAGGAAATTCGAGAGTTTTCAAACCCTTGTGCCAAACGAGCAACATGGGCGGCTTCCTTAGAGCCTACTAACGCAAGAGCCTCCTCAGGAGATAGCTCGCTGAGAAGGCTCTTATCCGTTGTTGAAAGATCGACAGACTGCCCGCACACCTTCACATACTGTGATGCCCCGAGCAATCTTTCAGCACAGAGTCCCAAGCAACAATAAAACTCTTTACCCGGTAGCCGCTGCGTCTTGCATACGGCAATCAGCGTTACTATGGCACCGCACAACTCGCATCGAAATCCCCCAAGTCTTTGTTCCTCGTGAGAGGGTTCATGAGGGTTTTGGGTAATATGGACCTCAAAGGGTGCAAACCCCTTAAGGTACACAAGAGATTCTTGATCGGGTTCTCTCATCGTACTCAGGCCATCTCGACTCAACTCAAGTCACCCTACAGGAGTTGAACTCGCGAGGTATCCAGCTCCTTAACTTGGACAGGTTTATTCCACTCCAGCCACACACGGTCGTCACCGTGACGAGCCTCATACTCAGCCACAGCTTGCCTACGATCCTCAGAGGTCGCAGGCCACCGAGCTACAGACATCGGCACCTGATGATTACAATCCCTATCAGGCTCAGAAACGATACACGCAAACTTGAACGCCGAAAAGTCATTTCGCTGGTGAATGCTCTCACCTTCGGGGGTGGGAATCAAAACGGCAGTTCCGTTAAGCTCATCCCGGTAGAAGAAGATACCAAGGTCAGAGAGGTACTTCAGGGTATCCCGGTTAGTCAGACAATACGGATTGCCCGGCAAGGTGAAGCTGGTACGAACTTCCTTGGGAAGCTCCCGCAGGCCGTACATTTGAATGTTCATGCTAACTCCGCAATCAATGCCGTGCCCTTGGGCGTCTTACGCACGACTTTCAGAGAAACAACGGTGATGAGGTTTTGCCCAAACTTCTCCCGAAGCACATCTTGTGATGTGAGAGAAATCAAAATCTTCAAACCCCGAGACACGGATGATAAATACCAGCCAGTACCTTCGGGATCAACACAGGCATTCACGAACCAGACTTCAGTCACACCTTTACCTGAATCTGGACGAACATCGATAGTGACGGGTACGCTTTCCCCATCCTTTGAGGTGAGAACATCTCCAACTTCAGGCTTACTAGCTAGGAGATTTCTCACCCGAGTGTCCACTTCTGTCATTACTGCTCCCGTAAAGTTTGACCTCCATGACCTTTGACTGCATAACGTTATCAATGCTCCTCTTACACGAGGCACGCTCGCCGTTTTTAGTGTAAACCCGACGAGCGGCCTCGCACCAAAGAAGATGTTTTGCATGCTCGGGATCGTAGGCTCCGTCCCCACCTAACTCGCGTATCTGATTCTCAGTATACCAAAGCTCTCGATTGATTTGAGCTAGCTCAAGTGCAAACGTTTGCACGTAAGGCACGCTAAAAAATCCAGCGTGGTACAACTGAGCATGGATCAACGCAAACTCTCGCGTAAGCAGTTTCCGAACGTCACTGGTAGCGTGATCGATCTTCAACTGCAAAATAGTAAGACGATCACACGCCTCACCAAACCCAATCTGAACAGATACGCTTCGCTTAGGGAAAAGCCATCCAAACATGCTATCTCCGAACCATGACCTTGTGCAGCATCAAGTGCGGTTTAGGATCGATCCGCAACGCCGCACACACAGTAGTGATCCTATCCTCGACGGCCCGAGCCTCAGCCACCCGACGATTCAGCAAGTTCGTAAGTTCTTGCACGTTATTCGGGTAATTGGTGCCAGAGCAGTCAGGCTTGCCGATTAAAATCATCGTGCGGCATTTGATGATCTGACGAATCTCGGAAACGTGAGTTTCCAAATCACTCTTCAAATCCTGCATGTCAGAGGAGGTTAGCACGGCGATCCGAGCTTCGACCTCTCGCATTTCCGCCCGGATTTCAACCAGCTTTTCCCGCATCTCTTCCGGAGTGTAGCCTGTATGCAGCCACTCAATGAAAGTCATAGCGGGCAAAACACGAGAAACTTGCCGCTCGTAGTAGCGTATACGCTCCTCTTTCGGCAGTCTCCGCACCGAGTTGGGTACTTCGTCCCGATACATCCTGTGACCTTTGCTTAGGGGAAGCGGGCAGGTGCTATTGCCCTTCGTCTCTATACGCAATGGATTTTGTAATCCGTCTGCGTATCATCCTCGTCACACAAGTCCGCAAGAGCCTTAAACAGATGCACCACCGCCAATGCGTCAGGCAATGCCCTATGCTTAACCTTACGCTGGACGTTAAATCTGCTACAGGCTGCTCGCAGACCCCATCCTCCTACGTTGACGCCAGTCTGCATGCAGTAGCCATACATGATAGACAAAGCATCAATGGTGACGTAATTGTGGGGGTAGTGAATTCTCCTTCGCTTGTAAGCCGACTCAAGTGTCGCAATGTCTTTGCCTATTCCCCACGAACAGAGCTTAAGACCCATACCTCTCGTAAATTTGGTAAACTTGCTGCATACGTCAGACCACGAGGGGGCAGTCTCCAAATCCTTCCGCCGGATTCCGGTCAGTTCCTCGGAGAACTCTGTAAAGGAGTCCAAGTTACTAGGGCATACCAGAGTCTCGAACTTCCCCAAAATTTCAAAGTGTCTGTCAATATGCAGAGCCCCAACCTCAACAATATCGGGAACCACTCCCGCTGCGTCCGCTACTTGGTGATCGGTCGTCTCCAAATCGAAAACGACCATTTCCTTGTCTGGAAGACAAAACATAGCAGCCCTTAAACTGTGAAAGGCAGAGCCCTGCCCCACGTTGGGGTAAGACTCCGCCTGAATTAGTGAGCGAATTGTTCACAGTAAGCTACAGCTACAGGTTTTGCAAACGTTTGCACCGTACGATTATAGTGCAAATACCATGCCTAAACTCATAATTCCCCGACAAATGGGAGATCGTTCGCAACTGCGATGATCGCCCGCATTTTTTCCACAGGAGGTCTACCAAGGTCTCCGAGATCGTCCACCACTCTCATAACCTCATGCCGACCCGGATCACTCAAGGTCAAGAATAAAAGATACATGAGAAGATCGACATCCTGCTCCGTTGCCTCATGCCCTCCAAAAAATCGGGGAACTGCAAGCTCGTTTGACATCGTTTTCGACCTTTCTTTTTATTATATCAAAACGTCGAAAGAATGTCAATAGAGATTTACTGCGAATTTTGCAGGGGGCTCATACCATAACCTTGCCTCATCTGTGAGACATTGTGCCAGTACCTCTCCCACAACCATTCGCAAATTTTCTGCACCACAAACGAGATTATCGCCATCAGAATGACGCTCTCGAAGATAAACCCAACAGGCTTAGGACCACCCTGCTTAGGTGGGTAGTTAGCCCTTAAGTACGTCTTCAAATCTTTAGCAAACGCTTTGCGATCAGCCCGAGAGTTGGGATCGTACCCGCCCGCATTCTGAGCAATGTACTCGTGGGCCATCGACGAAATCGAGCGAGCATGCTCGGCTTTAGCCCCCTTATACCTACCATTAGCTACGATCCAATCCTGCACATCCCCTACCGCAGCACTCTGGGGATACATCCCAACTTCGGGCATTATGACACCACCTTGAGAGTCGGGTCAGGGAACTGAGTCACCTTAAGGGTCACCGAGTTCTTGGTAATCACGGCTCCGAGAATTTTAGGCTTCAGCCCGATGGGAGTCTTGATTTGCGGGTGAGGTTCTTCAAAAGTAACATTGATCGTTTCCCCGTCAAGAGAGACGCTCATGTTAAGCTGACTGTGAGCCTCAAACGTTACTCCCGGAGCCAACTGCTTCCCGCCCTTTAAGTACTCGATAACCATATCGAGACTGGGACGGATATTCTTGATTTCATACCAACTTCCAAGGTTGAAGCCTTGAACAGGTCTAGGCATTACGCTCTCCTTCGAGTCGGGCAACGTCCGTTGGGGCAGTTGCCACTCCGGAACGAAAAAATACGTCGGCTGCTAGTAGACGATTGAGCCGCTCCCCTCGCAGCCGTCTCGGGGCGGCTACTTCGCGGCCCGTACGTACTATGCCAGCTATCATGATACTGGAGCATTTGACCGTAGGTCATACCCTCAGTGTTCAAGTGGTGAATTGATCCGTGCAGATGGGACTCCAAATTCTGCAAGGACAAAGTACACGTTCCCGCCCACTGCTTACCGGGCCAAGACCAGCGGGATTGGTAGATTCCCTGCATCTTGTTAAACATGGAGACCTTGGGTGGCGTATCCTTCACCGCTGAGGGCAACTCAAATGCAGCCTTCATCGCACCGTAGGTCAGATCGGACTTACCCGACCCCCTCCACACCTCCTCCAATCCGTCGTAGATAATGAGGGTTGGCACATCGAGAATTTTCTTCTTAATCTTATCTCGATCAATATCAACATGCTCAACGTCATCCGACGCCCTATCGTTGTACTCCCCAAACTTAAGCCCCTTCTCCTTAGCAATCCGCTTCAGAGCCACCTGCACGGGGATACACGGTTCGCACCATGTCGCACTATAAAAGTACGCTCGACGTACCGGCTTTTTCTTTGCAGGAGGACAAGTTGGGCAATCGTCATCCGCCGCAGTAGGATTTGCAAACGTTTGCACTGCCTTAGCTGGGGATTTGTACGCACCTCGTCCTCCAGAATCAGGAGTAACCGGTTTCTTCGGAATAGGTGACGCATCCAGATCGATAAATGCAAAATCTACGGCGACGTAGGCCACTGCATCAGCAGAATCCACAAGTGATCCAGCACTCGTAGTCTGATAGTTGCATCCTACGATCAACAGCAGCACGAACACAAAGTTCCGCATATGTTTACCCCCAAACGTCATCCCACTCAAAGGGATCAATTTTCCAGCCCTCAACGTCTCCCAAGGCGTGAGAGTCGCCCTGCTTGGCAATTCGATCGCAATCCTCTGCGGGAATCCACCAAGTAAACCCGGCGATATTGTCAGGCATGGTTTCAGGATACTTGGGGCCTGATGCTACTTGCGGTCCCCAAGATTGAGCACACAATGCTCCCGGCCTTGCTCCGAATCTCACAGCAATAAGCACCATTTGGTGCCCCCATGAGGCGTTCCATCGGCAGAATCCGTTCTTGTCCCGACGCATATCGGTGCCGTAGTTACTGGCAATGGTTACAGGAACCTTAGCACCAGCAATAGCAGCCGCAATTTCGTCGAAACTGTGTACAATGCTTGTAGTCTTTACAGGGAATTCCTTGGCAAGCTCGTCAAGTTTGCCTTTATCCTTAGCTCCCCCGCATCCGTAATTACCCCACTGCTTCGCCCGCTGCCCGCTGTACTGCCGCAGGTCATGCTCAGGATTTCCAGTTTGAGCACTGTAATCCTTACGCTGAACGATACCCCACTCCCTCACCCACGTAGCAGCCGCTGCCCCATATGCACCATCATTCCAACCTCCGGACTGCTTACGGAGAGCCTCAACACGAGCACCCCCATAAATAGACTCAGTGGCCGCAGGAATGAACAAATCCCTACGACCGATTTTTCGTAAGGCTTTAGCCATGTTAGTAGTGCAACCAAGCTCGCATCCCCATGACACACAATCGCCGATCAACTGACGACCGCGTTGGTAGTTGGGGTCAGCCCACAGCAGGTTTTCGTAAAGCATGGTGTCCTTCTGCTCATAATCTCGCATAAGAGCGTGAGCAGACACCATAAACACAGGATGTTTGTTACGAGGATCATTGATATAATCCTCAACACCCTGCGGATTAGGTTCCCATCCGAAGAATTCAGTCGCCATCGTCTTGCACCTGCTTAAGACCGTAAGCGATGGCCTCAAACACTGAGACCGCTAAGGCACGTTTTTCTTTTGTCAACTCAGGGCTGGTTCCGTCAGAGTCGAGCTGATCCTTCATCAACTTAGACGTTAAAGACTTGAAGTCAGGAGGGGCCAAGGTGTTGGGACCATGCCACGCATAATCATTCATAGCCTTGAAACGTCTGCCCACATCGTCCGTAGTTCTCAACAGGGGTTCATCCTTTTCCCCGTCGTATTCGATTGCCCGAGCGTATTGATCGCACACAGCCGCAAGCTGCAAAGCACTCTTACGATTGTGCATGACCTTCGGAATCTTCGTATCAAGTCCGAAAGTCTCATCGGGCACATCGACCTGAACGACCTTACCTTTTCCGGGCTTGGTCGGAGTCTTCGACATATCAACAGGGAACAAACTGCACCCAGTCAACATCGCCCCGGCCAATGCCAGAAGGATGTATCTCATAATCACTCCTCAGGCTTCAAATGACCGTAGTGCAGATTGAACAGACAATCTTGCAAACGTTTGCACGCCTCGATCCCATCCTTGTCTCCTGACATAGCCATTCGCTCAGTCAAATGGTTAAAACACTCCAAATCTCGCTGCTGGAGCGGCTCAATCTCAGGGACCACCGTCAACCCCGCTTTCCGCTTAATCGTGCGGAAATTGGACCCGACGTACACGGCAACACCGCCAAGCATCAATCCGAACACTTGGGCGTACCATGCACCGCCGGTGTCCATAGGCACACAAAAGCTGGCGATGTACGCAACAACACCAAGCAGTGCAGCCGCCAGTCCGGCTCTACTTGCCCACACTCTCATCGGTAATCTCCTGTTTGGGTTTGGCAGGCGTCGTGTCCGTTCCAAGATGCCGAGCCATGTCCAGTAACCCACCGCACACGAGTGGGACAATAATAGTCCAAGGTTGCTCAAGCTGCAACCCGCTAAGGTACTGAGCAGTAAAGGTGAACAAAGCTGCGACTACAGCCGCTCCGGCCTTCCACGCAAAATTACGAATTTCCCCCGGACTCAACTCACCTTTAGGCGATCCATATTGAGGCATTGGCATGATTCCCCTTTCGTAAGAGACACCCTAATCATAGCAGTATCTCAGAAACTTGTCAAGGGCATCAACAAAAAATTACCGTGCAAACGTTTGCACGGTAAATAACCTTTAGGGGCGGGCAGCAATGGCAAAGATACAATCACCTCGAAGATGCGGATCAGCCAGTCCAACATTCTCCAAAAAGTACTTGACCTCCTTTACGTCCGTGTCCCTAGTCTTGTGGTAGTTCCAAACCACCTCGGTCTTAAGTGAGACCATGCGGAAACCAATACCATGAACCAAGACTTCCACATCCTTCGGAGACATCTCCCGAACATGCAGCTCGTACATGAAAGGGTGCCGACACTGAACCAGTCGGATGATGTTATGATAACTGCACACGTTCGGAGTCGTCAGAAAGAGTCTTCCGCCCCGTTTGAGACTCTCGTACATGAACTTCATCAAGTTCTTTTGACCTGAGCCCGCCCAATCAGCCACAGGAGAGTCCTCTCGATCCTTAAGATGTTCCATTACCTCCATACAAAGGATCAGATCGTATTCCTGATAAGCACTCAACTTTGAAGTGTCGATGTACCTCAAATCCAAGGCTCCAGTACTAACTATAGCCAAACCTTGCGTCTTGAGGTAATCAGAGAAGGGCCCTCCGCTCCCAATCTCTAATATCTGCACGGATTTCCCGAGGCCCATGCCGCTTAGAGCTTGCAAGGACCGGAGATACCGAAAGTTGTGATGAGGTTCCCCAACATTGTGCTTTTGAAACCAGTTCTCAGCATCCGACAAATCAAAGGTGATGCCTTGCTCAAACACAAACTTCCTGCACTTTCTTGAGGAGTTCCGAGAGGCCCGCCATCCGAGACTTAGCCCTCTCCATATTGTTTTGATCCGCCCGGTCATTTCCGGACGGTAACCGGTAACACCACCCGCACAACTTGGTTTTCCCAAAGAACTCTATCGGCTCAACCGGCTTACGATACCACTGATCCCAGATGCCGGGAAAGCCAAGACGTACAAGCATCTCAGCCTTATCGCAATCTCCGTACAGCAACTCCTCATCAAACCGCAGTTTCGTCGAAGAGTTAAAGGCAAGTTGAGGTTCAGTCAATCCGAAGATAGACCTACCGTTAGGATAATAGTACTCCTCATTACATCGGGGAAGAGCATGAGGGTCTAACTGCGTAAAGCTTATAATCCGAGACATCCGGATCGCATACGCTTCGTCCCGAGAATTAGCCCGAACATTCTCATCGAACGCCCGCCAGCCTCCCGGAGTGAAAAAGCAGTTTCCGTCCAGCACCAGAGCAACCTCATCCGGACTAGCTGCTGTCAGGCATTCGTTTCTCGCCCCATTGATGTTGGTGAGATACTTCAACTTCCCAATATCTGTTGAGCGTCGATTGAACTCAGAGACCTCGAAGGGGATCGTAAACTGCACAACGTTTCTATACTTCCCCACAATCCGGTTACGCAATGTCTCATAGTAGTCTTGATCGTAAATTCGATTCAAGACAAAAACCTTCATACAATTCTCGGGAAAAATCTCATTCTCAAGGATGTACTCAAGATTCCTGAAATTCTGGCCTTCGGCATGTCGGCCCGGAATCTCATTACCGATAATGCGAAACATCGTGTAGGTCATGGTATCCCTTAAGGAGTGTAATACTTACATATCTCGGCAACTTTGGAGGCAAAGTAACTAAACTCGTACTTTGTAGTCCCCAACGTCATCAAATACTCGTGGGCCTCCATCACGGCACGGAGGTCAAGACAGTCAGTAATGTCCCACATGTCAGTGAAGTACAGAGGGTAATCTTTCCCAAGATACTCCTCAATTGACGGCAGCCGATTAACAATTAGAGGCGTTCGACGGACCAAACACTCCACTACCGCATTACTGGCAGAGGCAGCAAAAAACTCCATACACACAACATTGGAGCTTAGAACCTCGTCATACTCGGAGTTAGTGCATCGAGGGATATGACAGATAGCCCCGGCTCTAGTCTCAGTACGAGTACGCTCAATTTGCCAGTATCGCTTAACCTGCTGCTCGTATCGCTTCACCCAAGGCAAGTCTGTACCGAGTTTAGCCCGCACAAGGAAATTCAAAGGAATCTGAGAGATCAACTCAGTGTTCCGAAGAAATGACCCAACCTGAACCAACTTCTTGAAGCGATTATCTTTGAACGTCTTAAGTGTAAACTGAGGCACATTCAGAGCCGTCGGATGCTTCAAGGCGTAGAAAGGCCGATCAAGCTTGTCACTCAGATAATTAGCGGCCTGCTCACTTAATGCAATCCCAGCTACCAGATTTGGGTGACTCTCCTGCCACAGCTTTTGAGAAAAAATCCAATCGTAGGTATTTTTCTGATGCAGCCAGATAGGTACATCGACAGGGTGATGAAAGATGCCCATCCACGGCTCGCGGTAAGGCTGAGCCATAGGCCGATACGTGAAACTTCGTTCAACAAAATCGTCGAGCAGGATACCCTTAGGTGACGTATGCTTTGCAAACGTTTGCAAAACCTCCGGCCATCCTGAGCGATGAACACCCTTACCAACAACATCGTTAGGACTGGCCAGACGAAACATGCTCACCATCCAAATCAGGTCGTAACCGGGTAATCCTACCGAACCGAGGCTTATCCTTCGCCCCATGACTCATGAACTCAAACTCAACCCACTTGCCCATGAACTCGTTACGGTTTGCCCACTTAATGAGTTCGTAAAGACCGGAGTTCTTTTTGAACCCCACACCGCACACCATACCCTCAGCAGTGCGGACCTTAACTGTTCCGATCTCTTCGACTTTCTCCCGCGTCTCCTGCTTGGAGGTTCGTTTGAGATAGCCCATCTCATCCCGCTCGCGTTCTCCGGTGCGGACAGACTCCCTCATCCGAGTCCCCTGCTCAAAGCCAATGATCTGAGCATCAAGGGTCACCCACTCCTTAAACTTGTAGATGTAACCCTCATTCAAAGTTGCCCGACCATGCTTGTACGGACTCAACAATGCCCGTACCATTAGACCTTCATAGCCCAATACCAGCATAGCTTTGAAATAATCCCGCAATCCTATCTCAGTGTGATTCATACTGTGAATCAACGCTTGCCAGTCCGTCAGCCCAAAGCGTTGCAATCCGAGGTACATCTCGTACCTAGTAGCAAATGCAGTTGAGCAGCTACCCCACTCCGACTCAGGTACGCAATCAAAAACATGAAGCTGCACTCTCTGAGTCAAGGATGGAGCAGAGGGCTTGATAAGGGACATCAACTCATTAAACTTGATCCCGTGAGCATAAAGCTCCCCATCCAGCACCAAGTTGAGGCGACGACTAAGGTCGAGAATGGATCGCAGCCGATACTGCACCGCTGCCCCAAACGGCTTCCACTCGCGAGAATAGGCGACACCCTGATAAGCAATCACCCGAACCCCATCAAGCTTGGGAGATGCTAATACCGGATATGTCAACTCGTCGAAATCGATGCACTCGTTCGGTGCAAGCATCGGCTGCTTTTTCATACGCCCGCAACCTCCGTCAACACGTTGTCAACAAACTGGATCACCGCAAAGTTGTCCCCGCAGGCTTCCAGTAGATCGGCCACTAAGAGGATACGGTCAATATCCTTGGTCATGGTGATCGTGAACTCCGTCGGTCGCAGGGTCAGATAAGGTCTTCGAGCCTCATCTCGGGTTACCCAATACCCTCGATCCATGTACTCAGGAACCTTCTCCGCGTGAATCGGAAGAAGAATGTCCTCTCCGAGACCCGATTCCATAGTCAACTTTTCCCCAAACCAGCCCGAGGCCCAAGACCTAACTTTCTGAGCCATCTCCTCAAAATACGAGTTTTGATCTTCTACCGCTCGCACAAATCGGCGGTATGAGAGCTTCAACGTACTACTCATCGTCTTCATCGTTTTCCACTTCGTCAGAGGATTCCTCGTCGAGATACTGGGCGATCATGCGAAGTGCGACCTCACGCTGCTTCTCGGACAGGGGTCCCTGATAACTATACATAATGTTATTCAGGAAGTCTGCCTCATAAGCCGTGACCGTTAGATCATCATCTTCATCAATCTCTTCCAGTTTTTCCCGAATTTGGGAATCAGTTAATCGATTTATACCCATTGCACACGTTTGCAAAGTTTAGTCGTCGAAGGCGACAACCTTTATCTCGGTATACGCTCCGAGAACCTTCTCCTGCATCTCCGCTTCCTTCACCATCCCAAACTTCCGCAGAGTGGCAATGTTCTCCTGAATCTCCCGAACCGAAGCGTTCGAGCGGGGCAGGTCTTCCACCACAAAAGTTCGGTAACTTAGGCCCTCCTTGACCCGCACCTCGACGGTTATCTTGAACTGACAGATAAACCTGTCGCCAGTACTACTGAGACGCCTATCCACATACTCAGCAGCAGTGATAGTGCCCCGCACAAATGTAGCGGGAGCGTAGTTCACTCGTACCAGTCTTCCAATGACTCTCTGGATAAGCACATCAAATTTCGACATGGTGCCCTCAAGTAGGAAATCCATAAACGGAAACCGAGTAGGCGTAGTATCCCAAAGGGCCGACAAAAAGTCAAGCGATTCGGAATAATACCCTACTCGGAGTCCTGACCCACTTACGAGGCCGTAGCAGGATCAGAAGCCTGCACGGTAAGATTTGCAATGTCCCGAGCCAGTTCGATCCCTGACTCCAACTTGGGTGAGGCAGTCTGAGGATTGTCCAACATTTCGGACAATCCGGGGAGGGCCAATACTTTGTGAGCATCATCTGCTCTGAAGTATCGCCCGCAGCTCTGACAGAACAGTTGTCCTGCCTTCACGATGACATTGACGTTCTCGCATCGAGAACATCGAACTTCTTTGAGGCTGAGCGTTTTGGCCGTACTGTCGAATAGGCTGAAGAAATGGTCCGGATTTACTCGATCCTTGAAAGTGCTAATGTCCGGCAGCCGTCGCAATGCCTGACGGGCCTCATCGCCATTACCGCTCATTGTCCACAGGTCTTCGATACCTGCGGTAGCCCGATCCCGAATCTCAGCCTCCAACTTGCTGAAATTCACATCGATCGCAGCCTGACGGATGAACTTCTCAGCCTCCTCAGCCCGAGTCAGTTCTTGGATTTCGGCATCAATGTCCGAAAGACTACGCCGCAACTCCTCATGCTCAGTTGCAAACTCCCGGCCTACTTCGATCGAAGCCGTGGACAACTCGTCAGCAAGAGTCTGCTCGGCCTGCTTCAGCAGACTGTTAAGCCGCTGAAGTCGTCGAGCAGCCTTGGCCCTCAGAACAGCCTGAACTGCGACCAACTTCTCCTTCTCGCGGGACGCAATCTGAGTCTTCTTGAACTCGATGGCCTGCTTCTTGAGCTTGAGATTACTCACGTCGGTCTGCCGAGAGAAAGGCTTATCTCGGTTGGCCTCGACCGTAAAGTTCCGCAAATCCTTAACATGGTCAATGAGAGAATCCCGCCTTTCCGAGATCAACTTCTCAATGCGGGTCCTCTCCGTAGTTCCCAACTTGCCCGCAGTCGTCCTAGCGACCGAGGTACTCTCACCATTGCTCGACATTCTCAGAATCTCCTACCGAACAGTTAAAGTTAGGGGGTCAACGCAGACCGAACTTACGCCAACTTCTTCAGGGCCTTCAGCAGGGCAACACGATCCATCTTAACCGTGCCCTTGACACCCATCACCTTTGCCGCCGTTCGCAAGTCTTCGGTAGACATATCGTCATACCTCCCAAACCGAGCCGGCTTCTTGGCTCCCGACTTCTTGACCGGAGTTTTCTTTGCAGGAGCCTTTGTAACCTTCTTTGCACCCTTCGTTGCGGCCTTAACCTTCTTCTTGATCGCAGTCGCATCCTTGGCAGCCGCTTTCTTCTTGGAGGCCGCAGCTTTCTTTACCGCAGTTGCTCCCGATTTCCCGAGGGCCATCTTCGACTTCTTAACAGCAGTCTTCACGGCCTTCCGGGTTGCCGCAGTCTTCCGTGCGGTTTTCTTAACTGCGGAAGCGGTGGATTCGGCCTTGGCATCAGTCTCACGCTGAATCTCCTTAGACCGTGCGTTTTCAGCCTCGCGAGCCTCACGCTCCTTCTCCGCAGTCTCCTCAACTTTGGAAACTGCGGCATCCGTCTCAACCTTACGCTCCTCAGCCAACTTGGGAATCTTGTCAGGCGTGTCCCCAGCAATGGCAAGAGCCTCGGTCATAAAGACCTGCTCATCCTCCCCCAGAGCGATCTCAAAATCTTCCTTGAGAAGTTCGACTCTGCGAACCACAACACACACGCAGGTGTGACCGAAAATCGTATCCGGCCCGCCCTTGAGGATGTCCTCGCGACGAACCTTAAACTTCAGAATACGCCGAGAACGATCACGATCACTTTCCTTAATCTGAATACCGGGTTTCACCAAGCACAGATAGAATCCAGCATCCGTACCGTGTCCCTCTGACGTGAGCACTCCCGGTGCCCACTCATAAGAGTACACGGGACTCACTAGCCGGGCTTTTCCCGTATTCGCACTACGGTTCACGCTCTTATAAGCGATGAACTCCTCCCCGTCAGGAAGATGTTGGGCCAACTGCTCTTGCGTAAACGTACTCGACAAACACATCTCAGTTCCCTTCTATTGCAAACGTTTGCAATCTACGCCTCGATTAGGGAGGCTACCAAATGAGGTTCATTGTAAGGTGACTCTCGTCCAGAGAATAAGTCAAACTGAACCTCAATTAACTCGTTGGGAATTGGTGGAGTAGTAGGCCACCACTTAACAATCTGCAACCAAACGTCACTCGCTCCCAGACGTATCAGGGGCCGGTGAAGCTTCAACTCCTCCGGATTCACCTCCGTCTCCCACTCCTCTCCCGCCCAAGTGAACTTGACCATTGCCGGGGCTTTCAGTGAAGAGATTGGGAACTCGCTCACGAATCTTCTGCTGAGCCTGAATCAGCAAAGTCTTGTAGGTGTCAGCTTCTTCAGGGGTGAACACTTCGTCGTGAAGCATGTCCGACACCGAAGCTTCAGCTTCCACCAAATACGAAACAGCCTTTCGGGCCGCGTATCTTTCTGATTTCATGTGTCCTTTCCAGAGGGGTTTGCCCTCGATAACGTGATAATACCAATCGATTGCTCTACTTACAAGTACCCCCACCGGAACCCGCTCCCGCTTGGCGTACTTAAACAGTCGCCCGAGCACGCTCTGAGGTAACCTGATTTCAACATCGTTCAGAGGCATTCTGAAACATTAACCTTCACCTCAAGAATTGCGGCACCCACCTTGCACTCGGATGAGGGGTCCAAGTGCCCAACAATTCTAAAATTCCAGTCACTGAGGGCCTGCATAACTGTAGGTGCCGTCAGAGCAAATTGAATGTAGTCGTTGAAGCCGTGCATGCTTCGCTCAAGGAACTCGTGCAGAGGCACCTCCATGTAAACGGTCAACCACTTCCCTTCAGTTACCCGCTCTCTAATCTCGTACAGAGTCATCGGGCGAGACACGATTTGAAACGTCTTGGCCTCAGGAGTAGTAATCGATTTCAGAAGCGGCGGTCCAATGCTTGCCGGCTTCTCGATCTTCTTGTCCATTTTGGCAACGAGAGCTTCAGCTTCCGGCCCGGTGTACCTCTCGACACCCATCGCCTTCGGGGGAGTTGTCGGAAACCATCGAGCTACGATCACGAGGTCAGATACTTCTCCCGCCTCGCATTTAATGGGCTGAGGCTTCGTCTTCAAAACGGCCCCATCCACATCGACTGACCACTGAGCACCCGCCCAAACAAATGTAATCATTACTTATCCTGCAAACGTTTGCAAATTGCTAGTTGGCTTCCTCGCTTGTACCCTGCACAGGTTTACACTCCTGATGCGGGATGCCCTCCGGAGCCGTCTCATTGATCCGCTCGATCACTCTCTCCAACAGGCTGCGTTCCGTTAGGGTCTGAGGCTCCCTCAGAAGGGTGTGCCACCGCACCAACTGCTTCCTGTTTGCGTTTTCGACCTCTTCGCGGTTTGGGAACTGCTCCAACATCTCCTGATCTTGGAACTCCGCCGTTTCCGTCTCTAGGAGACGCATGTCGATTGTACTCCGTATTAGAAGTTGAGGCGGGAATCAGAGAATTCAGCACCAATCGAGCCTGACTCAATGATCCGCATTCTCGGATGAACCACTTTGCGTACTGAAACTGCTCCAGCGGGATGGCCTCATTTCCCACCGATACGGAAGCTCCGTCTAAAATGTCTGTCATACTTGAATCCGATCCGTATTATACCACAAAATTTTCGCCCCAGCAATAGAGACGAAAAAATCCCGCAGCACATGCCACGAGATTATCAAGAGTAGTCCCGGACTGCCCGAATCCAACCGGAGGAAAACTTGTTGAAGTTCTGCAAGTTGGCCCCACCAAACACGGGAAGTATGGATACCGTCAACCCAATTGGAGGCGAAATCGTGCCAGAAACAAGAGGAATCTTAAAGAGATAGTTCACCTCCTCAGCGTGCTCATCCCTCCACTCACAAAAGTACTGGACGACCTCGGCATCAAGTCCCGTCATCTCCTTGAGAGCCCGAGCCGCCACGTCAGCAGGATTATCCCCTTCCGTGATGGGAGCGGCGGGAAACTCGTAAGTAGTTCCGCCGTTGGCACTAACTCCCAGAAGTTCGTCTGCGACAGTCACAACAGCTACAGCTAAACCCATAGTTTCTCCTTTAGAGCAAACCACTACCGATGATCTCGGGATCACCGTTAGTCTCACGAAAGAATGTTACTACTGCCCGACAGCCGAGTCTCTGTGCAAACGTTTTCATCATCTCAGTCGAAGGAAAACGTTTACCCTTCTCCACCAAGCACAGGAACGAGTTATCTACGCCCAAGATGTTGGCCATAGCTCGCTGAGACACCCCACTCCGTATGCGGTGAGCTTTCAGCATCTCCCCAAACGATTTGTCCGGAATGGTCATCTCAAATCCTGCAAACGTTTTCAAAGAGGGAATCCGTCTTCCTCGAACAAATACTTCCACGGAAGTCGCTGTAGTGGATCATTGAGAGGTAATTCCACCATCATGCACACAAGCAGTCCGTGAGTTACCCGGATCGAGTAGTCCTGAGAGAGAAATCCTCTAACGTCCACAGCAATGTGCAATGCGTGCACTGCGGAACTTGCTCTCCCAAATACGAACTCGCTCTCACGCTGTTCGGTCTTCGCGAGTAACGCCCAAGGAAATGACTCATGCCCAGCCTCAAAAGGAACAGGAGCATAACGAAAAGTGGTGTACCCAAACTCTAAGTCTGTCTTATCGACAGTTACCCATGCCTTAGAGTTTGAATATCGAACCCACCTACCCGTATCATGCTCGTCATAGTAAATGTCTTTGCCCATATCACCCACACCAGTTTGAAGTAATCTCCTCCGTTAATTCGAGTATATCAAGGAAACTTCGCGGCGTCAAGGGGTAGACTACTCATACCCTGTATTCCCAGTTCCCGGTACGCTCGGCCTCGATGAACACTTCGTCAGGAAGGATTTGAAATCGGTTGCCCAACTCGATCTGTACCTCATACCTGACCTCACATTGAAGTTGTAAGGTCACGCAGAGATAGTTGCCGGAGTCACGACGTCTAACACCTCTGCCCGCGTTCAAAACAAGGTGGACCTTGCCTAAGTAGAGGATCACATTCCCGGCCACTAACTTAGTAACGGGAATGAAATTTTCTTCGTAGGCTTCAGGAATGTGTCCCATCAGTCACCTTCTCAATCATGCGTCCATACTTTAGAAATTCTTCGGGAGGCACGTACTCGGGGGTTTGGGTGTTATACATCCAAGTAGCTGCGGTCTCTCCGATAAGCTCTGTTGTCCTAGGTAATTTCCGCACATCTACTACAAGAAAATAGTGCATATCTCCCAGCCGAACACAGTCACCCGGTTTTATATCCTTGACCCGAATTACAAGCCCCATGTTTTCTCGCAGTGTAAAAACTCTTCTTGCGTGTGCACTTCCACCCGATCTAAGTGAGGTAGCTCAAAACAGCGATGAGAATGCTCCGGAGAGAATGCCCATAACTTAATGAGGTACTCACTGTGCTGAACTTCGTAAATCAGGTTAAGGTTCAACGCCCTATATAACACATCCCCAATCTGTAGCTGTACAGCATTTTGCATCCGCAAAGGCCAGTCTGTAGACGGAACACTCATAGCGTTATCTCAGCGATTAAGTGGAGCCCATCCGCTGCACGCTCGTAGGCTATCAACTCTTCAGCCGATACCAGATCGTACATCTCGTTAGACATGCACGTCCAACCCTTGGGGTCATTCCAAGGAACTATCACTGCCCAATACCTGTCAAACGTTATGTGCCAGTCAAGCAGTAGCCACATACTAACGTGCGAACCGTGTCTTAGGAAAGCTTGGCCTATAGGCATCTCAGATAACCATAGCCGTTCTGCTAGGGGGCTCCCACTCATAATCTCTTGCATACCTCCCACTCCGAAATCTGCCAATATCGGAGTTTCCGAATGCAATAGTCCATCCTAGTCTCGCCCGCATTCTCCCCAGCACCTAATACCCAACCTGAAGGCGTCATCTGCATAGAAGTACATTTGAGTGCCCGAGCTATTTCCTCAGCTTTCATATAAAGGGCATACCCCAACCCTACACCACAATTCTCACGCTGTAGTTGAATTGAGTTAATGTAGCAAGTTTGCCCCTCAATCTGCAATTCCAATAAGTCAGACTCCTTTCGCTGCGTGAACCCGTCACCTCGGGAAAACCACCCGATAAAGATGGCATGAGTTTCTCTAAACTTAATCACGCAGTCAGGAGTATGCAGTGGATAATCCTTCATACAGGTTTCGATTAACTCTAAGCTCATCGTTTATCCTTCTCGTCTAAGGAATTCGACTTGCGGAACTACTTCCCAAGTTATCGTTTCACAAACAGTATCGATGCCCCCACCGCCGTTCATAGCCAGCACGGCATCAATACGTCCATCGAACTTGAAGTGCGGAGATATAACTACGGCCCAAACGTCAAACTTAATTAGGTGAATGCAGTCACCCGGACACAACTCAGAAAATTTGGAGACAATTCTACTCATTTGCAAACGTTTGCAGATTCTGCTTCGAGGAAGATAAGCTGGGGAAACGTGTAAACTCTATTAGAAGTGAAGTACAGAGTCTCGTTTATTTCGCCTGTCTCGTACTGTACGTGAGCAGTTCCCAACACGTCAGGTATGCCATCTGCCCAAGGGCCACTTAAGTCTTCGCGGGTATACTCCAGTACCATATAGAATTCCCCTCGGGGATGCCAGAACACGTCTCCGGGCCGTATCTCATCTGAAGTTTTTATCATCAGTAGACATCAAAGTAAAGACTATTCTCAAGCTCGATGCGTAAAAATTCTTCGGGCTCCCGCAGGATAGTAATGGATAGATTATGGCAAAGACCAACGCGGTATTAAATAAAATTGATACCGTGCGTGGTCTTGCTGTCTTTATAGACTCTATCCCTTACCGAAAACGGTTTGAATTGATGTAACAAAGGGATGACTAATCAACAGCCAGATACATAGCTATCCTGTAGCCTACGTTGATACACCTCCGTGCAATCGCCTGTCGCAATCCAGTTTTCATTTGGTTTTCCATTGAGTTTGAATGTTACATTCTCAAGGGGATGACTAATTTTAGGAAATTGATTAGCGGGACAATCACCTGTTGTGCAGACGTAAGTAAATTTATCTAAATACGATAAATTTACTACAAGTTGTTTGAGTGTTACCTTGGAGGGACAGTGTTCAAAATGAGTTCTGCCAATTCGTCCGCTTCCGAGAGATTGCATTCACCATAGTGGGAACTATTCCTCGGACTCCAAAAGAAAACTCGTTCATTGACGACATTTACCGCACATCTTCGAAATGCCACATGCCCTCGATTTTTAATAGCGTCAGCAATTGCAAGCATTTCCGCTCCCCTGCCCTCAACATCAGCATCAGAAAACCGCTCTCCATTTTCTACCGTCCATCTCGGCACGGCTCGTTCGATTATATACCACCCAGCGCCCGTGAGTTCGCATTTTCGTATTGTAAGTTTCATGTTTTCTTCCTTTATATTGATGATGCGGGTTTATCTTGGGTGCTTGCGTAATTAAATTTATCTAAAATCAATAAATTTATTACAAAATTTATTGATTTTTTTAGTTCCATTAGTGCTAGATATATTAAGCACTAATACGCAATACAGGGTGTCTACACTTCCGGGAGAAAATTCAAACACGTCTCCGGGCACAAATTGGTCAGGAGTTTTCTGCATTAAGGAATTCCTCTTGGCTCCGAACTTCCACCAAAGTAGCTATATCGTACTCAACAGTTAGGCAGTTTCCAATCGAGCTTACCACCCACAGCTTGATGAAGTAATCCTTGTCTCCTGAAGGTATCTGAGTATCTACTACTAAGCAGAGTTCATCCTCAGTGTAGAACACATCTCCCGGCTGGAAGTCATCAGCGAATTTCATGGACCGATACGTCATGTGCAAACGTTTGCAAATTTCCTAAGTATCGTTATTCCAACGGCCTTCTACCTCAAGGTACTCCTGCTGAGAATGCTGCTCAACTATATCAGTGAGAGAACAGTTCCCTAGCAGTCCTCCCGGAGTACGCACCTCTGCTCGCATCTCTCCGTAATGCCCTGTAAAAATTTCAAGCACTAAAGCCAGTCGAGAGCTAGTCAGTCTCACGGTCATCCCGACTTTAATGTCTTCGGGCTTCACAGCGTTCCTCTGACAAAAACGTTTTCTGAGGGATCGATCTAAGAGCAACGCCAGTAGGAGCGAAGTTCACACGCTGACCGTCTGCTCGATCAGTCTTTAACCGCACAATCCGCCCCGCTACGGTGTAAACCTCAAGAACTACAACCACCTCAACCTTGGGAGTTCCATCAGAACCGTACGCTAACCCGGATACCGCAAAACAGTCTCCCACCTTAATATCCAGCATTTTCTTGACCAATGAACTCTTCTTGTGGGATTACGGTGTACGGGTAGTCCCAAGCAACTGCGTCAGCAGGTGTTCCACTGTCACTTCATCAAGACACCTAACCGGCATACTGATTCTCCGCCAGCAGGAAAGCTTCTTGAGGTACTAAGTCGTATATGGCGGTGAGACGATCAACAGCGGTAACATTCAGTGAGTGAATTCCGGAAAACAGTGTCCAGACACGTCTTCCCGCGAGAGACTGGGTGATGGCAATGTCAACAACGAGCCACAATACACTGCCGTCTTTGGCAAGAGATGGGAAGTGTACGACGTCGCCGACTTTAAGGTCTTTTGCAAACGTTTGCACTACCTAACTCCCAACGCACTTACCCTATCCAACTCTGTCTCAACTTGAAGGAATATCTCTTGGGCGATAGTCCGATACTCGGATTGAGCGGGAGGCCATACATCCCCACGTCTGCCGTCCGTACTGTCAACCACACAAAATTGCCCAGTGGTTAGAGGATCGTAGAAACAATCTACTATCAGTAGTAACCCTTTACCCAAGATCACTACGTCGCCCACCTCAAAAAGCTCACGCAACTTCAAATCGTAAGGAAGGTAACTCATCGGTCAACCACGCATCACCCGTTCTCAATGTTGAGAAATTCTTCTTGATCTACCAGCCTACACTCGTAGATATGGGGCATCCACGTAGTAAGCTTTCCAGTTCTACACCCCATAACATGCCATTTGATGAACCCGTTTATCTCGGTATAAATGTCTAAGATGATGTAAATTCCTCCCGAGATAGTAACAGCATCTCCGACCTTAAACTTGAATCCAGTCATTGTTCCAACCGAAGAAAATCTATCTGATCTTGGAAGCTAGTTTTTCGGGTAATCGGGCCCATAGTGTAATTATAGCATACGTTTATCGCAATGTCAATAAGGTAGAAGTTTCGAGAACCGTAAGTCAGAAGAATGAAGAATAAGCGGTTTTGGGCGGGAGGCCCGCGAGTCCCCTACCTAGGTGTATTTAGGTGTATCAGGGAGAGCCCGACTATGCTTCAAAGCGGGTTATATGTAGGGCGTTCACCCGACCCCTCCATGCGAGCTACCGGTAGACTTTACCCGTAAGCTTACATGCAGTAAATTCCTGTGTTTTTGAGGCTTAAAAATTGACTTAAGGATAAACGAAAAGTTAAAAAGTGACTTTTAGTCTAACCTAGCCCGTGCAAACGTTTGCAAGTGATATTACGGGAGAGAACGTGAGAAAACGGGAGTCCCGAGAAGAGACTGTCATCAATTTGACTACACTTTTTTGACAGTGTCAAGCTAAAGAGTCGGTATTCCACCGAAGAGTACGGTCTACCCGAGCTAAATTAGGCGAAAGTAAGAGAAAATGGCGATCTAGGAGGCGAAAAGTGGATATACTTAGGCTAAAAAGTTACTAGAAAAAATAAAAAGCATAAGCTTTGATAGTTTTGCAACTCCACACTGCTGAAATGGGCACTCAATTGGGCCAGATGGGTGGGATAGGCAGGTTACATCAGTTAGGCAGAGTGCAACTTTTGGGTCGAATAGGTCAAATGGAGCTTTTCAGGCAGGTGTAGAGGTTATATCAAGTGTGTCAGATAGGTAAGTATGGTAAGATAGGTCAGATATAAGGGTTATAATGGTTGGGTGGGTTGGCCCGACTATGCAGAATGGGGGATTTGAAGGGTTTGTATGGGTTGCTCTCATAGTTAAGGGATAGAACAGATGAGTAAACCGTGAGGGATAGGCGAACGGGGTAAAGTTCGCGGAGTTTAACGGATGGGTAAAGTGAGCGGAGTTTAGCAGAGGGGTAAAGCCGACCGAGTTTAACGGATGGGTAAAACGTGAGGGATAGACGTATTGAGTAATATAGGATGTATATAGTAGTTATATCTATTATGTAATATGTGTATATTGTGGTGTTTGGGCCTGCGAGTGTAATTAGAGCGGTTGGCCCGAATATGGTATATAGGTTAATAGAGCGTTCGCCTGACCGTGTTATTTAGCCTCTTAACCTATATACTCTTATTCTCTTAGTAACTTAGATACTTAGTCAGGAATATATTCTTAGTGTTTGCCCGCTTGTGGTATTTAGCCTGCACTTATATACTTAGGTATTATCTTAGGTGTGTTGCCCGAAACTCCCTCGCAGGGGTTGCTGAGCAAGCAGTCTTGTGGTGATTTCAAGGTGTTTCCCGCTTGTGCAAACGTTTGCAATCTGACTCACTTGCAAGCATTGTAACATTACTCTTGCACCCGAGGTAGCAGCATGCGGCATAGGCACTAGACGTAAGTCGTTATGCCGTAAGCAGTTACGTCTAGTGCCTACTGCGGGGCAGCACTTAATAAGAGGTAACACCCATAACTCTATTACAGCCCAGACGCTCTCTGAAGCATCAACGAACTGAGCCCAGCAGGACTACTCCCACTAGGCTCTACCGCTATGCACACTCAATTAAGTCTAAATCAACATCACACAGGATGCTGCTTACACTCAGACTATATCTAGTTTGAGGTTTATCCCGCGTCTCTGAGGCTGATCTTCTCCCGCAACAGTTCGCACAGTTGGCACAGTTGGCACAGTTTGCACAGTTTGCACAGTTTGCACAGTTCGCACAGTTTGCACAGTTTGCACAGTTTGCACAGTTTGCACAGTTTGCACAGTTCGCACAGTTCGCACAGTTCGCACAGTTCGCACAGTTGGCACAGTTTGCACAGTTTGCACAGTTTGCACAGTTTGCACAGTTTGCACAGTTCGCACAGTTCGCACAGTTGGCACATATTTTCAGGCAGGCATGCTCTACGTACTTTCTATTCTGCCCGAAGCTTACACCCAACCTAAACTCTAATACTCCCCAGATACGTACTCACACTAAACAACAAAAGCCCGCATACTTAGCAATACAAAGCTAAGCAGCAGGCTTTACCATACAACTTCAATAGCATGCACACAGGATGCTACTGACAGTCAGACTAGCTCGGGTTTGATGGGTTTCCCGCGTCTCGAATTCTGATCTGAGCACGCAACTGAGCTACAATGTCTTGGAACTCACTCTCTGTAATCCCGAGCGACTGTCCAAATGGGTCAGGGAGACTGAGCACTATCACCGCTCGCACTCGCTTCAACTCGTTAGCTTTGGCCCACTCCTTGCCGAGCAATCGATCGCAGGTCTCAGCAGCAACTAACGCAGGCCGCACACCAGTCTTGGCTGAC